CCCCCCCCCTTAAAAAAAGTCAATTTGCCTATACACCTTTTTGCCAATATTTATGTATATACTCAATTAAAATTTTCGGAAAAAAATGAAACTCATCAATCTATTAAAGCAGTCTTTATTATTAGAGGAAAAAAACCTTGGAATCGTATCTTTTGATGTTAAAGACAATGACTCTTTTAAAAAAGCTTTTAATGAATTATTGGATAAGTGTGTTAGCACATTACCAGATTTTAAAGAAAAAGCAAATGAGCCTTTTGATTTTGAAAAAGGGGTTTATAATCTTAATAAGGAACCTAATAAACGATTATTAATTGCGACAGTAAGTATTGAATTTCCAAAATATCCTACTATGGGAAATAGAATTAAAAATATTGAATTATATTTGTCTCCTTCCTCCGAAGATAAGAATAAACCTGTTGTGAGAGGGAATTCCATAAATATTAGGCCAGAACAACTTTCCCCAGATATGTTTAAAAAGGGTATGTATATAGCCCTTGAACAAATAATCAGTTCAATAATGTACAATAGTTCAAAAATGCACATACAATAAATAATGGCAAAAGCAGCACCCAAACCAAAGGCTATGAGATCACGCAGAAGTGGCCTAAAAAAGGCTAAATTGTATCAAGCTAACTGTGAGGTTATCAAGAAACTTGAAAAGGCTCTATTGGGCTTAAAATAGCTTATACCGATGATCAAGCTATTGGACATACTAATAGAGTCAAATATTATTAAAGTACCGGAAAAAGTACTCGACCAACTTGAGGATCTATACAACTATACAAAAAGTAATATTGATAAGTTAAAAGAAACTGCTCCTGAAGATTATAATAATCCTCTAATTATCTCTAGGTATAACAAATATTTTAAATTCAATGACTTATCAGGAAAAGAAATACAAGTGTCGGCAGGATATTATAACGATCCCAAAGATCTAGGAGCCGGTAGGATGAACACTATAGATGATATAATGTTAATAAACTTAGCTTTCTTTGGTGACAAAGAAGACTTTTTAGAGTTAGGGGAACACGAGTTAGTTCATGCAATGGACCCAAAACTTAGAAATATAGAATTAATGGGTAGAGAGTATGCAAAGAAGGGTGCTGAACCTGATCAAATGGATAAATTCTCAAAATCTCCATGGGAATTTGATGCTTTTACTTCTTATCTTTTAAACAAATTAAAAAAGTCTAGAGAAAGAGCTCCCGATAAAGTTGAGTTTGACAACGGAATGAAAAATCTTTTGTCGGCAATTAAAGATAAGAGTGTTGATGAAATCATAGAAGATGATGATTTACGTAAGAACGCTTGGTTTTTTTCCGCTAAAAAGTGGGAGGTGGAAAATTGGATTGATGTTTTATATGACTTTAAAACAGAAATAAAAAGAATAAAAGCTTGGTCCTCTAAGCCCACCCTATATAAAAGGTTCTTACAAAGATACGCTAATGTCGTAAAATAAACTATATGAGATATCTACTATTACTACTTCTTTGCGTAGCTGGCTGCGCCACCCCGATAAGGGTAGTGGAGACCTTAGTCACCGACTCGGCTACTGGGAAGACCACTAGGGTAATCCAGAAGTTCTATGACTCTTCTAATGTAACCAGGGATGTATATGTACAGGACTATTCTACAATGATGTTTAATCCCTATTACGACCCTTTCTTTTACGATCCGATATATTGGTATTCCCCAAGGTATTTAGGGCCTATAGTGGCTCCTGTGCAGCCTAGGGTGATAATCCGTAATAGGCCTGTTAGGCCTCGTGGGGGATGGGATTCTCCCGGATCTGGATTTAGGCCTTCTACTCCGGTGAGACCTTCTACTCCTCGTGCTAATCCGCCTAGGCCTTTGCCGCCGGGGCCAAGGGGTAGTTATACCCCGCAGCCGAGAAGTTTCTCTACTCCACCAGCCGCTAGGCCTGTGGAGAGAGGTCAAGCTCCTACAAGAACTTTTGTTAAACCAGATAACAAATACTGATATTTATAGTATATAATTTCTAATAATGAAAAACGAAAAGGATTTTAAAACTTACATTTCTGAAATAGCCGCTAAGATAGCAGAAGCTCCTGCTGATACTAGGAGATTAAGGTCATATCAAGCAAGGAAGGATAAAGGCGCTGCCGTATCTGTTTCAGATAAATATCAAGGTATTAAATACAAAGATGTTCCTGGTTTATCAGGTCTAATGAAAAGAAAGGCTGATCAGATTGTAGCTGCCCTTGAGGAAGATCTTATGGATCAAGTGAAGACTGCTTCTATTTACCCTTCTAAGGGCAGGTATGAAAATAGTATTATTTTCAAAATAGAATTTGAAAACTTACCTACGTTCGTAGGCATTGTATCGGCTGATCCTGAAGATCTACCGGAACCTAAAGGCGTTACTGGTTTTGAACCTCCTTTAGCTACCGGCCAAAGAAAAGATCCTGAATCAGAAAAAAAGACTGCGCCTCTTAGTAAAAAAGCAGCTGCGTTAGCAAAAGGAAAAATGACTTTTGATATACCTAGTCAAGGCATGGCAGGGGCTAAGACCTTTGATAAGGAGGCAGCCAAGAAAATGATTGATGCAAAAAGAATTGAACCAAAAGTAAAGATACATCTAAATCATAAGGATAGAGGGTGGTTAGTAGATGTACGCCCAGTACTATTATCAGGAGATACTTTTACTGTAATAGAAACTCCTAAAGGAAGTACCAAGGAAGAAGAAAGAAGGTATAACATAAAAGACATAACTAACTATATTCTACAACAACCACGTAAGAGCCGTGCAGCCAAAATTGATATTAAAGAGAGTTTTTTTAGCTTTCTTAGTGAAGTTCTTCGTAACGAGCCTATAGTAAAGGCAGGTTTTGCATCTCAGGCAGTTACTAACGATGCTGGTAGGTTTTTAAAGAAAGGGTCTATGCAGGACCTGGAGACAAACACTTCAGTATCTCCTAAGACAAAGAAGATGATTAATGTCTTCCTTCAGGATGTCGCTAAGGAGCTTCTTTCTATATCTGCTGTTCCTGGTACTTCTGTACAAAAAACATTAGACACTATTAAAAAGAAAGCTAAAGTGGCAAATAAAAAATCTAAAATGGATAGCGCAGATTTGAAAGAATACGAATCCGGAAAAGTAAATCTACCTAATTCTATAAAAGCTCAAATAAACTCTGCAATAGCAGATGAAAAGGATATGGCGCAGTTTGTTTTAGATATGATAATGGAGATTATCCCTAACGAAAAGGCTTTTGCTAATTTAGAAAAAAGAGCAGGTTGGACCGGTATATTTAAGGCTTTAAAAGTTAAATCTGGTGAAAACTCTCAAGGTGGCGATAACACTACCCCTGATGTATCAGCTGATGATATGAAAAAATCGAAGCTCCCTGATGTTCCTGCTTTACAAGAGGCTTACGAAAGAATTAAAAGAAAGTAATTGGCTGCGCAAGAAGTACAACAGGCTGAGAAGCTTCAGGAGCTATTAAACAACAGATACCTATCTGTTACCATAGACGACTTGGTAAATCAGCCACAGGTTGTTGAGAAGCTTGAACAAGATCTAGAAAAATCCTATAAGGCCATCTCACGCTTAGAAAGTAAGTATGGAGACAACGATGAGGATTACGACATCATATCGGACTTGATGAACAAAGTCCTAAAAATGCAAAACCAACTGTCGGACTTTAAAGACGCAGTAAAAAAAGAAGCCTAGGAAACCCCTAGGCCTTTTTATTTTATTTTCGGGAACAAAATTGTATTCATAAAATATCTAGCTCTATCTTCTCCTAGTTTAGCTTTTAATACATTAAAAGTACGTTCATTCTTTTGTTGTTGTTCACAGTAGTAATTTTGTCTTTCTTTAATTACTTCTGTATCCACTACAGATTGTTCTTCTATGCACAAATCAATGTATTTGCTATAAGCGTCCTTGACTACTTCAGACAAATCCTCCATGTCTTTTTCATTTGGAACTATTGCTATTGCATGATTAGAAAATATTTTTTTAGCCCAATCAGGTAAGTTGTATGGCTTTTCAAATATTTTATTTGATCTGTATGTAATTTTATCTACTACTGGGGAATAATCTAAAAATGCCGCAAGGGGTTTTTTATCTGTCGTAATGACATCAAATCCAAATATTGGATTAGGGCTAGTTTCTTTAGGAAACGTAGTCACATGTAAAACTTCTAGGTTTTTATCTGAGTACCTTTCTATATGTGCAAATCTAAAATGTTTAGATTCGTATATAAGATTAGTCCATCCGAAGTTCTCTATCTCTATTTGTAACCCCTCTCCTTTATTTATAATAACCTCTTGAACAGTGTTTGCTATATTATCAAGGATACTTTTGTAACTCATCGTAAATTTTTATAATATAATCAAAGCCAGTATTAACTTCATCAGCCCACTCGTCTTTTTGAATTGCTCTAATCGTTCCGGCAATTTCTTTTACATCACCATCAAATTCATACATCTTACCGCTACCGTGTATATTCTTTTTTATCAACTGTCCACCATAAATAATTGCTAAATAATTTAGATATATGTGCGGTAAAAGTTGTTCTTGAGTAAGAGTATCTAGATATTTTGTATACTCTTTAGTTGACGATAATATTGTAATTTGGATTATTTCATTACCAAATAATTCTTTAATATCCTCAACTATTTTATTGGATCGTTTCAAAGATGGGTGAGGTAATTCACGAACTTCAATAGTATCGAATATTGCTAATTGCTGTGTTAGATGCGCTATGTATTCATCTTTTGAAAGATCTCCTTTAACCAGCCTTTGATTAAACAACATGCTTTCAGCAATCTTATGCTTTTCGCCTGTCGCCTCTCTTAATGAAATCATATTTTAATTTTAATATACTACTTCCTTTTTTTAGAAGGAATGAATATAGCGGCAACGGTTATTATTCCCATAATAGAAAATATTATGATGCCTGGTATATCCATTTAAAAAAGTTATCTGCCTTGTCCACGATAGTTCTTTTCTGATCTATCATGCTTGTTATGAGATTTTGCGTGAGCCCCTTTCTTTCTTTTTCCGAAAGTTACTTTTACTGAATCCTTTCCTGAACCCTTTGATTTTCCTTTAGCTGCTGCCATGACTTTTTATATAAATACTATATTTTTCAAATATTTATATAAAATTTACGTATGTCTTTAGAAAATAAAGTAAGCGGTTTAAGGTACCCAAACAATCCCAATTTAAGAAGCGGTAAAGATGTTTCTAAAATGGGAACTCTTTTTAAAGCACCTTCTAATGTTTCTGATATAGAAAGAAATTCTATTATTTTTGATAACGGTTCAAAAAGTAAAATAAATAGAACTATACCTGTTGAGGATTTACCTCAAAAAGAAGAGATTGTTTTAGTACAGGAAGAGCCTGTTTCTGTAGTAGTAGAAAAAGTAGAGATTTTAGAGCCTGTAATCAAAAATATTCAACTAAACGGCTCTGGAAGTTCTAAATCAGGAAGTAAACTCTAGGAAATAATCTATCTCTTTTAGTAGATTTTCTAACATTTCTATGTCCACTTTATGCTCTGGATTGAAGATTTCTATTGAGTTTTTTATCTCATTTTGATATCCTTCTACTAGAATTTTGTGTATTTTATGTGATTTTTCACAGCAAATATCCACATAAACACAGTCTAATAGGTCATATGTGAATGATTTTAATTCTAAAAAATCTGAATTATCCACTATTTTAGTGATATTTTCTTTAAAATTTTCTACTGTATATTCCATATTTTTAAGAATTTTTTAAATATTCTGTCTCCTCTTTCACTATAAAATCTCTATATCTGTAGTAGAATTTATCCAAAAGTGTATCTTTTAGCAAATTTAGTGAATTTTCTCTATGTAAAAAAGGTGCATTTTTTGAAATAACGGGCATTTCGCCTACATTTGGTAACTCAATTAGGCCTGCATACTTAGGAATTTCTATAGTATTTAGCAATCCTTTTGGAGCTGCATAGAAGAATTTATTAGGCTTTTTTACATTACTTTGATCTTCTACTGACTCTAAAAGCATGTGTTTTTGTGTTTTATTAAAATCATCTTTGAAATCTCCTCTAGATATCTTAATTTCTACCTCATATACATATCCGCTTTCAGTAACAGAAAAGAAATCACTCTCCCAATCAAAGATATAAGCATTGTTAATCAAGTACTTATGATTAAGAAATAACAATCTTAGGGCTCTAACTATGTCCTTAGATGTTATCTGATTATCAGATTTTGCTATATTTTTGGCTGATTTTTTCTTTTTATAAGAAGGTTTTTTAATTCCTGTGTTTTCTAATTTGGAAAAATCTATTAACATGTTGATATTTTTTGTAAAAATAATTTGGTTTGTATTATAAATCAAATTAAATTTGTAATGGCTTCCATTATATATATACCCCCGTTTACGGGGCAGAGCTAACGCGGTACCCGCGCTAACTAATATCTAACTAACAACTAACTAAATATATTTATATACTTATATACTAATATAATATATTTATATAGTATACTAATAACTAAATTAATATTATTATGGTAAATAAAGCAAATGCTCTTAACAAAATAGATCAGATAAAAAATTATCTGTCTAACGTAAAGTCTAGTGCATATAGATGCGATCACGATCAAATGGAAAATCAATTTGAGACTCTTTACGACATGATAGAAAAACTTGAGGATGTTATATCAAGTGAAGCAGAAGAGTTCTTAAATAGGCCTTATTCTGGCCTCTAATTTAAAAATAAAAGGTTATGACACTAACAGCAGATCAGTTACAAGAAAATTATGAAGTTCTTGTTAAAGTTATCGAAGCAAAGATAACAGGAGAAAGAAAAGATAAATTACTTCAGTTACATGAAGACTGGGCAGCTAGAATGGCAGTAGCTCCTGCTTCAATGAAAGTTAATTATCACAATGCTTTTGCCGGAGGCTACGTTCTACATGTTCTTAATGTAGTAAAGGCAATAGGGCTTGTATCTGATTCTTGGAGGAAGATGGGAGTTAATTTAGATTTTACTCAAGAAGAAATGTATTTTTCTGCGATCTGCCATGATCTAGGAAAAATAGGAACTGAAGAAGAGGATTACTATGTTCCTTGTGGAGAGGCTTGGATGGTGAAGAAAGGGCAGATGTATGTGATGAACCCAAGACTACAGTATATGAAAGTTGCTGAAAGGTCTTTAATGAATTTACAAAGGAGAGGTATTGTTATAAGTGAAAAAGAATATTTGTCCATTAAGCTTCACGATGGTCTTTACGAAGATTCTAATAAAGCTTACTTTATATCGTACAGTGAGGAGTATGCTTTAAAAACATATCTACCTCATGTGCTACATCAGGCTGATATGATAGCTGCAAAATCAGAAGAAAAAAAATAACTTATGTGGTACATACTATCCTTTCTTGTTTTACTTTTGTTAATATCTGGTTATGTGATTTATAACTTACTTAAGAAAGTAGAACAATACGAAGAAGATATCCAGACTAAAGATGAGTTTTTAAAAAGCGTAAAGAGCTTATCTGATCAGTCTTACAAAAAGTTAAAAGAGCTTGACTCTTTAGAAGCTTTTGAGTCTGATGATGAAACTGGACATTTTTTTGCTAATTTAAAAAATATAATCGTTACCTTAGATGCCTATTTCAAAAACTATACAAAATAAAATAAAGGTTATGTTATTCAATAACGAAATAACATTCTTTGATGCCGAGGAAAAAGGTCCAGAAGGAAGCGGTCTATTTAGACCCAGAAATTTATACGAAATCAGGTAAGTTAAGAAAAAGGAAACAAAAGAAATCTAGAGAGTATTTTACTAAAGACACCGAAGATGCTATAGTAGCTTACTTAAAATCAGAAGATCGAGAAGAAAGAAATAGGCTATTCAATCAGAAAATAGATTATAGCTTCCACAAGCTCGCAGAGTTTATAATTCACACCTTTAAGTTTTACTACACAGAAATGACTAATGTAGAAGACCTAAAACATGAGGTTGTGACTTTTTTATTAGACAAACTACATCATTACAATCCAGACAAAGGCAAGGCATTCTCTTATTTTGGTACTATAGCAAAAAGGTACTTAATTGTTTATAATGAAAATAATTATAAGCAAATGAAGATAAGGGGGGATATGGAAGAGGTAGATGAGGATAAGAAAGTTTACACGGAGTTGATAAGAGAAAACGATAATGTAGACCTGTCTACCTTTATAGATTCCTACGTTAAATACATTGACGAGAACATAGATAATCTCTTTTCTTTGGAGATTGACAAGTCAATTGCATACGCAGTATTACAAATATTTAGAAGAAGGGAAAATTTAGAAGTCTTTAATAAACAACACTTTTACCTGTACGTAAGGGAGATAACTGGCCAGAATACGGCTAATGTCACAAAAGTCATAAAAATTTTAAAATCTGAATATAAAAAGCAGCTTACAGTTTTGTACCTAGAAGGAGAACTGGAAACTGACGAAAATTATATTTATTAAAAAGGATAAATATGTCTGATTTCGATCAAGTAGTGTTTGGTAAGAAAAAATTCTCCGACCTACTTAAAGAAGTTTACGATCGTTCTAGCAACAAGGAACGACAAATAACTGACATGATAGAACAGCTAAGGGAGTTGATTCAGAATACGGGGGATGCTGTAATGATGGTACCTTTGATAGCCAGCTATATGGATTTGAATCTAAAGAACGATGATGTTCTTATAAAGATGCTTGCTATAGTCCAAAAGGCTATGGTAAGAGGAAAAGAAACTGGAGATTACCTTTTACCTGATAGTGAGAAAGAGGAATTGTTAAGGTTAGCCCAAGAAACTGTTGCGGAGAAAAAGGCAATAACAAATCAAAATATGCCAACAGCTTAATGTCAAGTCCAAACGTAATATCGTTTTCTTTAGGGTCATCAATGAATGCGGCAGTAGATTTTGCTAGTAAGAAGTCTACTTTCGATTTAGTAATGGCTAGGGTAAGCTATGTCCTTCTTGATGATAGCAATAAAGAGAAGTTTACTAATTTAGGAGGATGGAAGGCAATAGGAACCATTGAGTGTAGGCCATTTATAAATTTTAATAATCCTGAATCCGATCCCGTAATAGCTAGACCAATAAGCAGTAACATAACTAGATACCCACTAGTAAACGAGATAGTGGTTTTAAAAGTATTTGTAAGCAAACAAGCTCAAAACAGCTTCGACAACTATAAGCCAGAAGTGTATTATACTGATATTGTATCATTATTTAACGCTCCTGAAGAAAACGCAGCTCCTGATGAGTCATATTTAAAGTTAAATCCAAATGAAAAGTACGTTACTGGTAAGTACAACCCATCTGGTGAAATAAAAAGATTAATAAAAGCTCCCGGAGATATAACGATAGAAGGTAGGAGAGGAAATTCTATTAGATTTGGCTCTAATATGGAAGGATTTAGAACTCCTTGGGTAGCTAAAAAAAATAATCCTATATTTGTTATATCCAATAACCAAGCTAAAACAGCAGATGCATCAGCAAGATTCGAAAGTATAAACGATGACGGATCTACCCTAATGATGATGTCAGGGCACAATGTTAGTTTTCAGCCGGCATCTGCTAACTTTGATTCATACAATACAACTGTTACCATACCAGATAAAAACAACATGGTAGTAACTGATCAACAACCTAAAGCGCAACCTCAAGAATCCTTAAAACAAGAAGATCAGAAGCCTATAGAGAAAGACACACCTGTGGAACAAAAAGTAGTTTCTACACCAGTATCCGCTAGTATGCAATCAATAGTAGAAACAGATGAAGAACAGTTGCCAGAAAGAGAAGATCTTTTGGTTATAGGATTAAATTTTGAAGAAGTACCAGTAGCACTAGGAACATCAGGAGAAGTTGATACCGCCTCCGCTATATCAAAAGACGAAGAAGTTTCAAAAAATAATACTGTCAGTACCGGAGGTAATGCAAAGTTTAAAAACCTAATAAAAGATTTAGCTACTCAATACAATATTAATTATAAAGACTTACTTACTTTTATAAGAATGGAAAGTACTGGTCTTTACGAAAAAGCGGTTTTATACAGAAAAAATAAAGATAATAAAGGTCCTGGAAAAAAATACAGAACCGTACCAACTCCCGGATATTCACTTGCTGCTGTGGGGTTGATACAATTTACTAAGCCTGCCCTAAAATGTATTGGATTAAGCTCTTTAGATCAAATATTAGGAACTTCTTATGAGTATCAAGTTGGATTAATGAAAAAATATTTTGCTTGTAACAAGAGTCAATTTATGAATGCAGATAGATATTCTCTTTACGCAGGAATATTTTATCCTATTTTGGCTAGTAAAGGTAAGATAGTAAAACCTGATAGTTTTGTATTAGGTAGTGAGATTAGTGACGATAGAGCTGTTGAAATAGGGTTATCAAATCCTTTAATAAATAAAGGACTTAAAATAACAGTGGCATCTTTTAAAAGATTTGTAGACACTCTTTTTTAAATAATGGGATTCATAGACTTTAATAACTTTGAGAAGGACACAGTAATCCTTAATTCTGATAGAGTAATTCTTAACAGTAAGGATGATTCTGTTTTTGTATTGTCCAAAAAGACAGTTGGAATATCAGCTGTGGAATCTGTTCACTTTGATATAGGATTACGAGGTTCTACAAATCAAGATAATAAGTTTGTAATAAATGCCCCAAGCATACAACTAGGACTGCCGGAAAATGGATTTAATGAGCCTATAGCAAAAGCAGAATCTGTTATAGCTTTTATAACAGATATCATAGGCGCTTTAGATGCTTTTTCTGCTAGTTTATCTAAATCTAATGCTCTAGGAGTAGGGGTTTCCGGTATTCCAAATATAAATGTTGCTGCTGCTACTTTAAAAGGTAAACTAGGATTTTATAAAACAAAATATACTCAGCAGGACTCTCCAATAAGGTCTAAAATATCTAAAACAATATAATGGCTCTAAGCACTTCAAATATAGACTCTAAAGTAAGCTCCATAACAGAAGGGGCCACTAAGAAAGTAGACGATACTATAAACGTTGCTAGAGAAAAAGCCAATGCGGCTAGACAAAAAGCACAGGAAGCTCAAGATAGAGTAACGGGAATAGTAGATGATGTAAGCGGAGCTGTTCAAGATCCTTTTGGCTTTGTCATAACAAAGACATTAAATAAAATAAATTCATTAATTCTAAATGTAGAAAAGAAGGTAGATCAGCTAGTAAAAGATTCTGTTAAAAAAGTAGACTCTAAAGGCCGAGTTACCCTTCAAGGCAATACCTTAGTGATAACTGTAACTAGAGCTGATCTTCAAAAAGCAACAGAGATAAAGGCGTCTGTAGAAACAAAAATAGCATCAATACAAAACACTCTGACCATTCTTAGAACCACTATAAGCTCTTTATCAACAATAAGAGACGCAATAGAAACTTTTAAGACAATATTAGACGTTCAAGAATTAATATTATCTGCCAACCCTGTTAGCGGACCTATTTTTGTGGTTTTAAAAAAAGGGATAAAACTTATATTTTTAAAAGAAATAGTAAAAGAGTATCTAAAGGTAATAGGTAGGGAATTAGCCCAAAATAAAGAAGTTGTAACTAGGCTAATAGAAAGATTCAGAAATTTACAAGTTTCCATAAAAATAGATGACGAAGCCAACAAAGGCAGCTTCATAGATGAAAATACAGCAGAGGAAATGCTTGCTGACGAACTATTTGGAGTCCCAGGAGAAAAAACGGATTCCGAGGATTTTACCGACCAAAACCTAAACCAGTATATACTTAAGGTAGAAAAATACGATAGTAAGCAAATAATAGGACGTGCTTACGATAAAAGTTCCGGAATGATAAAGGCACAAACGGCTCCCAGTTACTTTTCTACCTCAGAACAATTATTAGATGAGATAAAGGCTATTTTAAACCAAACATAAATTCCCCACTTAAATATTTATTAATATGACACAAGATGAATTAATCCTCTTTAAGGAGCTTATGAAAGAGGCTGTAAAATCTGCTGTAAAAGAAGCAATTAAGGAAGAAATGGAGACTTCTTTCAAAAAAGACTTAAAAGAAGTTAAAATGCTTTTAGCCAAGTCTATAAAAGAAGGAAGGGGCGTATCAACCCAGCAAGTAATACAATCTCCTGATGAATTTAAGGCAAAGCTTAGAGAAGCAGTAGGTTCGGATTTCCAAAGACCAGCGCAGATACCTAGAATGTCTGAAGAGGCGGCAATGCAAATGTCTACAAATGGGGCTTTGCCAAACATAGACGCACCTATACCTTTCATGAAAAAAGACTCAATAGCTTGGAAAGAACTTAAAAATAGAGTAGGATAACATGAGGAGAAGGGTAACATATACAACGACTGCTTCCGATAGGAACCCTAATAGGGGGATAGGTATAAGATTACCATTCAACGATTTTAACGTATTCACTACTAACTACACAACAAAAGATCAGATAAAAAGTAACTTGACAAACTACCTGCTTACCAATAAAGGAGAGAGGGTGTTTAATCCTGAGTTTGGAGCTGATTTAAGAAAGCTTCTTTTCGATCAACTTTCTGATTTTACGGATGCAAGAGACATTTTACTAAGCAATCTTGGAATTTATTTTCCTATGATAACAGTTAATGCTTTAGACTTTTCTCCTGATTATGATAGAAATCTTTTAAACATAAAGCTTAATTATTCGATAAATAATAATGCTGACTCTATATTAATACAAATAACCTAATGGCACAGAGAGACATAAAATATATTAACAAAGACTTTAGCAGTTTTAAAGAATCTCTCATAGAGTATGCCAAAAACTATTTTCCTGAGGTTTATAACGACTTTACAGAGGCTACTCCTGGAAATATGTTTATTGAAATGGCATCCTATGTTGGAGATGTTCTGTCTTTTTATGTGGATAAACAGACCCAAGAAAATTTACTCCTGTACGCCCAAGATAAACAAAATTTAATATCCATGGCATACTCTTTAGGTTACAGGCCTAAAGTAGTAAGCACCGCTATAGCCGAACTCAGTGTATTTCAACAAGTGCCTGCTATAATAGCGTCTAATATAGCTAACCCAGACTACTCATATTGTTTAGTTGTTGATAAAGAAGCAAAAATAAAATCTTCTACTAATTCTGATACTGTTTTTGTAACACAAGATTCGGTAGATTTTAGCTTCTCATCATCAGCAGATCCTACAGAAGTAAGCGTTTTTCAAATAAACAATACCACTAATCAGCCTGAATATTACCTATTAAAGAAGAAAGTAAAAGCTATAGCAGGTACTATAAAATCTCAAGATTTTACTTTTGGACAAGCTGTAAAATTTGACACAGTAACTTTACCAGATACAAATATAATTCAGATACTTGACGTAATAGATAGTGATGGTAATAAATGGTATGAAGTTCCCTACTTAGCTCAAAATACTATATTTCAAGATGTTTTAAATAATGCAGCTAATGATCCAACACTATCTCAATATAATAATTCAGCACCTTATTTACTAAAACTTATAACAGTAAATAGAAGATTTGTATCTAGATATAATGAAAAAAATGAATTAGTATTAGAATTTGGATCAGGAATAGTAAGCTCTAATGATTCTACTATTATACCAAACCCTAATAATGTGGGTATAGGAAATCCAACTTCTGTAGATAGGATGTTTACAGCTTATGATCCATCTAACTTTATCTACACTAAAGAATATGGATTAGCACCGAGTAACACAACATTAACAGTAAGATATATGATAGGAGGAGGGGCACAAACAAACGTCCCGTCTAATGATATTTCCCAGATATATGAGGTTACCTCTACTCCTGTGTCTTTAAATCCTACAAGTTTAAATCAAGGATTGCTTTCCTATATACGAAGGACTTTGTCTTTTAACAATGAGTTGCCTTCTTCTGGAGGAGGTGAAGGAGATAGTGTAGAAGATATAAGACAGAGAACTATAGCATCATTCCCTACACAGTTAAGAAACGTAACAAAAGAGGATCATATAATAAGAGCTCTAAGTCTGCCTCCTAAATATGGTAGCATATCAAAAGCTTATGTAACACAGGACTTATCCTTAAAAGAAATAGACAGTGCAACCGATTTTATAGAAGACAATCCTTTAGAGTTGAGTATGTATGTACTTTCTTACGATGCTAATAAAAGATTAACAGAAGCATCTCCAGCAGTAAAAGAAAACCTAAAGACTTACATATCTCAATATAAGATATTAACAGATGCTATAAATATTAAAAATGCTTACTATATTAACATAGGTATAAATTTTGATATTATAGTATTACCTGCCTATAATAGCAGAGAAGTTTTAAATGATTGTTTAAGTTCTTTAAGGGACTATTTTAACATAGATAAGTGGCAAATAAATCAGCCTATACTTTTATCAGACTTGTATAACGTACTAAGTTGTGGAAATATAAAAGGCGTTCAGAGTGTTGTAAAAATAGAAGTGGTAAATAAGTATGGAGTAGCTAATGGATATTCTCAATACGGGTACGATATTAAAGGAGCAACTAAAAATAATATAATATACCCAAGTTTAGACCCATCTATATTCGAAGTTAGATACCCTAATTCAGACATATACGGAAGAGTATTAACTTATTAAGAAATAAAAAATGGCAGTATATAAAATATTCGCTGAGAAAGACACAACATTATACTCTGACTATCAGACACTCAATACTGGTTTAGATCCAATATTAGAGATGACTAAGAATAATAGCCTCCTCTACGAAACACAATCCAGTGCAGCAAGGTCTTTGATAAAGTTTTCAGACACAGATATGTCTGATGTAATTACTAACTATATTAGAACAGCGTCCTTTAGTAGTAGTTTAAAAATATATTTAGCAGATGCTACTGGACTTCCCTCTGATTTTACAGTTCAAGTTTTTGCAATTTCCGGATCTTGGGATATGGGAACTGGCAAGTTTGGAGATTCTCCTATTCCAACAGATGGGGCCAGTTGGAAATTTATGGGACCAAGCGGGTCCTCTGCATGGCGAACCTCAAGCTTTTCCCCAGGAGTCACTGCTTCATTCACTCCACCAAATAAGGGGGGAGGTACTTGGTACACGGGGTACGAGTTTTTACAGTCTTTTGGAGTGTATGTAAATAAAGATATAAACGTAGACGTATCTCCTGCTGTTAGAGCTATGCTATCATCTTCTATAAGTAATCAAGGATTCATTTTAAAATTATCAGGATCTTTAGAGTTTGATCCTAATTACGTATTTAAGCTTTGTTATTTTGGAAGAGATACAAACACTATATACCCCCCTGTATTAGAATTTAAATGGGATGATTCTAGATACTTAATATCAGGATCTAATATAACAGGAGTTTCTTCTCAAGATATTAGAGTTTCTTTAGCTAATAATAAGGGAGAGTTTAATCAATACGAAGTACATAGGTTCCGATTGAACGTAAGAGATCAGTTTCCAGTTAGAACTTATGCTACCTCTTCAATATATAATACACAAAAATATATACCTTCAAGTTCTTATTATTCAATAAAAGATGTAAAAGGTGACGTTACAGTAGTTGATTTTGATAATAATTTTACTAAAATAAGTGCAGATTTACAAGGTAATTATTTTGATGTATACATGTATGGATTAGAGCCTGAGAGGTATTATAAAATTCTTATTAAAACAATAATAAGCGGTTCTACATTAATTTTTGATGATCAATACTTTTTTAAAGTAACTGAATAATGGCTGAAGCAGTCGATATAAAAAGAAAAATATACGGTAAGAATACATTTACAAATGTAGTAGATGTTTCTTTTAAACAACTAGTACCGCAGGATGGAAACCCAGCAGAGGATGACATAACAGGGGCTAGTACCGTTGCTCAGTTGTTTAATGACTACGACACTCTTTTTTATGATATACCTCCTAGCGGATCGGTAAATTCTCATTTAGAGATTGTAAAAAGAAGCGGTGATTATATAGGTATAGATTTTGAAAATTTAGAAGAGGAGATAAGAAACCTAAGAGAAGAGAACGTGTCTCTAAAAAATCAAATAGTGACTTTAACAACCCCTAATAGATAATGATAGTTTCCGTACAAAAGATAAATGAAAGTTTAGCTAAATATGATACTATAGATAGTTCTCTAATATCATCTAGGGATTATATAAGACAATTTGGTCTTCCTGAAGATTACGTAGAATATCATGTTTATACAAAGGGGAATTCTTTATTATTTTCTGAATATAATTACACTGGGTATAGAATTCCTGCAACTGACTTACAAGCAGGTACGGAAACATATACACAAGAACTACAGTTTTTCCCTGAGACCGTAATTGAAGATTTAGGATTTACTTTTGGTACTTACATAGTACAATTTAACGTATTCAGAAAGAAGATAGTAAACATAAATCAGAAGTCTTTTTTCATAAAAGAAATATCTAACGATAGAAAAGAACTTAGAATTTCTACGAATGATTTTTCAGATTTAACTATAGAAGATGGAGTTGTAAACTTTCTTTATGAAATACAGAACTCACAGTACTTTAAAGATTTCTTATTAAATTTTGGAGATAATAAGTTTGTCAATGGAGTAAATATAGCTCTAGACAAAAACACTGATCCATATTCTATATTGATAAAATTGTATCAACCTCTTCCTATAGAGTTTGATCTAAAATCTTCTTTTTGGTTTGTAGAAGAGCTATCAGAAGCTATTTCCTACGAAGTTGAGGTAGCTCCCACACCAATACAGGAAGTGATTCCTTTTTTAAAATCGGCTAATTTTGATATAGATGTAGATCAAAGCTCTGTAAAACCTTCTGAGTATGTAAACACCGAAGAGTTACTATCAAACCAGTCTACAACAGCTTACAGAGAATTATTAAATGCTTTAAATAAGAAAGGAATTGATATAAATGTAGACTATAGTGACTACAATAATTTTATACATTTTTCATCGGCCAAAGAAAGACTGTTAAATTTTAGATATAAAATACAGTTAATAGAGTCTTACCAAACCGATATAGCTTCAATAAGATCCACAACTAACTTTAATACATCTTTTAACTCTAGCGCAAGCATACAATCTTTACAATTAAAAGTAGACAGTATTGTAAGAAATTTTGACGGCTATGAGAACTATCTATATTATGCATCAGAATCAACTGCTTGGCCTAAGTCAGGATCAGTAAAGCCATATCCTTTATATAACTCAATATCTTCTCAAGTTGTAAACTGGTTAGGAAGTGACGATGCATCTTCTAATCTGTATGGAGGACAATTATATACATCATCCGCATATGATTTAGAAAATCAAAATAATTTAATATATACCATACCAGAATACATAACAATAGACCCTGTTAATGATGGGTATTCTTTGTTTTTAAATATGGTAGGTCAGCATTTTGATAACATATGGCTGTTTGAGAAAGCTATAACTGATCAGTGGAAAAGTTATAATAATTTACACAGAGGAATATCAAAAGATCTAGTCTATTATGCACTATCTTCTTTAGGCATAAAGCTATATAACTCAAAGAGTAATGAGAATATATTTGAGTATTTAATAGGAAGCTCCGTATCAGGCAGTTTTATGCCTACAGGTTCTTCTTTAAATACTATGGTAAGCGCTTCTCAATACACTGTAGCAGGACAGGATATACAGAAAGAAATTTTAAAAAGGGTTTACCATAATCTACCATACCTTCTAAAGTCAAGAGGAACTAGTAGAGGTCTTAAAGCTTTAATAACAACTTTTGGAATTACCGGGTCAATATTAACAGTAAATGAATTTGGAGGATCAGACAAGTTAACAGAATTAAATGCAGTATACTCCGCTCCCGTAATCAATAAAGTTAGGATAGTAAACAATACAATAACCGGTAGTGTTTTATCTCCTTTTCTAAGATTAGAAGAGAATCCTACTGATGAGTTCACTAGAGACGTTCATTTTATAGAGGCTGGATTTTCTCCTCAAAATGAAATAAACGATCAGATAATTTCTTTATATAGCAGTTCTTTTAATATAGATAAATATATAGGAGATCCTAGGGATGATCAAAAGGCAAGTTATCCAAGTTTAGTAGAGTTTAATCGCAACTACTACTCAGCTTCCGGATATTTCAGGGAATATAATATTAAAGATTTTGTAAGACTTATACAGTTCTTTGACAACTCTCTTTTTAAAATGATAAAGGATTTTATCCCAGCAAGATCTAATGTACAGACAGGTTTAATAATAAAGTCCCCAATACTAGAAAGACCTAAGGCAAAAAGAGCGGACTCCGATGTTTCTGAAAACTATAGTTATGTTGAAGGAGAAATACAGAGCGGAGAAATTGAGGCAAACAGTATTTATGTAAGTGGATATGAAGATGGTAGAGATTTTTATTTAGGAGAACTTTCTGGGTCTGTAATAAATGTGTATGCTGATTTCGAAATAAAAAATAGGAACCCTTATTTATGAGTACCATAGACAGAGCAGCTTTTGAACGTAGTGACTATAATACATTAATTAATAATGTGTCTGGGGGACTTGTTTCTAATGTATATAGAAAGATTAACATGAATCAAACCGGAGTTTTAGAGCCTGTTGAGATGCATGATGATTTGCAGACAGATCCTAAATTCACAAGGGTAAGATTTGATGGGTCCAAAGTAACTAGTGCAAAGTATAATGTCTATACTAGCGCATCTTTTTTTAATGTAGGATTGGAAGAAATAGATTGGAAAGGAGACACCTCCTATGGAAAAACAGCAGCTATAGACTATACAGTTAGTAAATTTGCTTTTGCAAATAGTATAAACAGTACGAATCTGAACTTCTACGACAAGACCACTGTAAACATAAAGTATTTAATAGACAATACAGGATCTGTAGTTGAATTATCTGCTAATAATAATAACTTATTTGAAGTACAAAATACATACAAAAAAGGAGATATTGCATATGTGTCCTTGTTTGATAGATACAATCCAACTAACCAAGCTACATTAGACGGTCCTAAGACTATATTTGAAGGTGGGTTTAGATACGCCCCAATTATGTTTAGAGAAACTGATGAAAATTTAGTTTTCTCATATATAATCCCTAACGAATCAGTAGAAAATAGATTTGGTCTAAAAGCTGTAAACACTACCGCATCCGTATGGCAGACAGTAGGAAACACAAATGCTGAGTTTTCTAGCAATAGCGGTACAGGTTATACATTTACGTTAAAAGGGCTATCCGATCCTAATAATAGGGCTATGTCTTTAAGTAAGATAAGCAGTGATGCTTGGCCTTATAATCATATGCCTTTAAGATCTTGGTTAAGTGGTAATTATAAAGATTACCAAAATAACATAAGAAAAATAGCGTTTACTTTTGGAGAATTAGCATTTATAGATTTTAAAACAAATACTGATCCTGCAAGTTATTATGCTATAGACTGGTTCTTACCCGTAGACACAACGACTAATAGTGGAGGTTATATATCTTTGAATCAAGCTGGTACTATAAACGAAGTTAAAGCAGGCTCTGAAAACTATTCTTACTATCTAGCCCCCAGAAGTTCTACCTATACAGTAAATATAGACATCCCTGTAAAAGTAAGAGCCAGAAATCCAGAAACAGCGGGAGAAAGGTCTAATGAAAAAGGTCCTTCTGTTGTAAAAATTATAGCTATACTTGAAGTTCAAAAGAGTGGCGCATCTACGTGGGAGTATTTAGACACTTCAAATCCGGCTAATGTAGTTCCTTACGGATTTACGAGGTTCTCTGCCACTAATATTCCAATACCTTTAGGAGGTAGAGAGAGAACAGGAACTACTCGTGCATTAATAGATGAAAGTAATAGTTTTATATACTTTTCCGGAGACACTACGGGAGGAACTTATAACGGCAAGACTATAACTCCTTTTTATGAAGGAAGATGTCAACTTTTCGATAAAGATGTAAAATTGAATCAAAATGATAAAATAAGAGTAAGATTTTACTTTGCAGAAGTAACAAGCTTTTTTAGAAGGAGTTCAGATATATACTTTGAAGTGGCTACCGGAGACTCTTCTAAAAACTATTTTGAGGTATATGACAAAAAGATAGCTGATGTAACCATACTGTCCACTAAAACAATATCACAGTCCCCGGCCTTATTTACAACTGATCCCGACAATCAAACTTTGGTTTTTAGTTCGGAAGCTTCCCTTTTGTACTCAAGTTCTATATTTGAGCCACAAGATATAAGTAATCCAAATTCTGTAGCAAACCTATACTCCCCCGTAGACGTTCCATTTACGTTTCAAAAAAATGACATAGTAAGGTTTACTAGGTTTTACTCTGTTAAACCAGAGTACTTTTATATAACAGAAGTGGTAGACCCCCTTATTGAAAACATAGGAACGCAGAGGACTGCTACAAGGCCTTTGTCTATAAGATTGGATAGAACTTACAATTCAAACCTAATAGACCCTGCAACCTTTGCCTTCTTCAGGAAACTGCCTGACGAAACCGTTATAATGTTAGATTTCAAAAAAAGAGCTGGTTTATCTTCAAATGCCTTAATTTTGCCTCATAACTTGGAGGGAACTATAAATAAGAACATAGGACAAATTATAGGACCTTTGAAAGATACAGTTCTATCTAAAGTATTAGTTATAGCATAACCTTAAAACATTAAAGCACCATATTTATATATACAAATTTGAGAAATGGGATATTTAAATAATGTAGTAGTCACAGTAGACGCTATTTTAACAAAAAAAGGAAGAGAGCTTTTGGCAAGAAATGACGGCTCTTTCCAGATTACACAATTTGCCATGGCAGATGACGAGGTGGATTACACCTTGTATAACCCAGACCATCCGTCTGGTTCTGCATTCTATGGACAGGCTATAGAAAATATGCCGCTATTAGAAGCCTTCCCAGACGAAACTCAGATAATGAAATACAAGCTTGTGACTCTCCCTAGAGGTACAAGCAAATTACCGGTAGTTGTTGTTGGAAAGGGCTCGTCTAACGCCATATCTATTAAACAAAATGAGTCTTATGTTATAAATCCTCAAACTCTTAACTATTTAGGCGCCGTTTCAACGTTTGAACCTAGCGGATATGTAGTTACAGTAGGAGATGCTAGACTCCTATCTACATTTACCGGTATAGGAATAGACGTAAACAATTTAGGAATATCAGATCTTAGCACCACTACTGGCACAGCTATTAGTAAAACAGCCATAGGAACTTCATTCACTCTAGTAGGAACAGGAATAGACACGCTTTTTGGATCAACAGCTACTCAACTAAGTACTACTATTACAATAGTAGGTAGAGATTCCGGAGCAAGAATATCAGTTCCATTAACAGTGACTAAAAACAAATAACATATAAGATGTCATTTATACCTTTTCAAGAAGACGATAGCGTAATAAGCACGGAAGCTATTACAGCAGGCTTGTGGACAAATAATTTATACAACTTGACCACCTTCTTTACGTCTAGCGTACAAGAAGCTAGTGATAGTGGAAAATTCTATTTGAATGTCTACAATTCTTCAGTAGGATCTGTAGGATCGGAAGTACAGTTTGCAATAGCATACGGTAATATATACGGTAGTGGATCTGCCTTGTTTAACAACTTAGTAAATGAAAAATCCCCTACTAGAGACATTTACGGACAGTTTAGAAATATAGTTTACGGTGACGAGGGATCGTCTTTTAATTTTGGAGGAAACAATGGCGTGTCTATTGATATCTTTGCTATATCCATAAACAGATCAAGGTACAAAGAAGAAATAAACACAGGAACCTGGAATTTAGTATTGTCAAATGGAGGTAACGCAATCACGTTAACTGACGATAGTAAAGACTCTTCTACTGTTAACTATATAGCTGGGAACAGATATTATAACATAGTTAGTGGATCTAATGGAAGTAGCTACGATGATTCATCTGTACAAACAGTAAGTGGTTCCTATGGATTTTTCTTCCCTGATATGGGAGTATTTATTTTGAATCCAAGAGCTTTGGCTCTTACTTACGGCGCAAACAAAGGATTAGGTTTAACCATAGATCAAACAGCAGCCACTGCATACACCGCTGGGTACAGTATAAATAATTTTAGATTGTTTAAGACTATACTTGATGGCCAGTCTTTTAAAGCAAATAGTGAAGAAACCTTAGCATCTAGATACTTCTTTGTAAATGCAAAGAGCTCCCAGTTAAATTATACAACTAATCCATCAATTATTGACAATAACGGTAACATATTGTATCCGACATTGATAGACAGCCCTCAGGTGTTTCCAACTACTATAGGACTGTACAATGATGCTAATGAGCTTTTAGCGGTTGCAAAACTCAGCAAACCATTGCCAAAAGATTTCACTAAGCAAATAACATGTAGAGTCAAATTAGAATTTTAAAATTCGTTATGACTAAATATGTCGGCATACAAACGTTTATATAAGTCAGATGTAGTAAGTACTCCTTATGTCGCTAATAAGGAGTGGAGTATAAGTGTTTGCGATCTAGAGTCTTATGGTATAAGAGTGTATAATGGAGTGAAAACTTCTAGTATATTTGATTACAATAATGATGTAAAAACAAATAACGAATACGATAGATTGGTTTATGATTCAGTAAACCATCTGTATTATCAATCCTTTTCAGGATCTCTCTTAGACAGCTCATTGCTTTTAGAGTCTAATTACTACGAGAGCGCATCTATATACAGACTCTCAGGTTCCTATTTTGATTATACTCCTGTTGGGTATATGATAAAAGATTTCCCATCAGGTTCAGGAGCTCAAATAAAAGTTCTATCTATTTCAAAAGATGTTTACGGATTTGCTGTAAAAGATCTTTCTTTTAATATTTCTACGTCCTTTATGAATCTACAGGACGATGGAAAAGGAAATGTGTACGATTTGGCTACATCTCCCTATACTCATGTAGGTAATATATTTTATGAGCAAGGAATGATAGTGGTGACTAATCAAGGCTATCAAAGCATATTTCCACTCCCTCCTTATGCAAAGGATGATACATACACAATAAGACCTTCTCAATCTCCATATAATTTTAATCCTTTAGCTAACGACAATGCTAGGGGAGGTACTTTTGGAACAGGATCTATATTGTTATCTGGGTCTGATGCATCTAAGTTTACTGTAGTAGGAAACGGAACAGTAACTTTTACAGGAGCGGTTCCTGGAGTTTATACAACCGATTACAGAGTGTCTGCTACTCCTACAGGAAGTTCTTGTGTTTTAAACTCAAATTTTGCAAAAATAACCGTAAATGTTGAAAAAGCTTTATGTGGGTTTATTCTGTATGTTAAAGATGTAACCGTACCAGGACCAACTCCTACACCAACTCCTACACCTACTCCTGGCCCTACAGCGACTCCAACACCTACATTTACACCTACTCCTGCTCCTACAGCAACTCCTACTCCTACACCTACTCCAACATTCTTAATGCCAACGGCTACTCCTACACCGACAGTAACCGCTACACCTACCCCTACACCTACTGGTACTCCAACGTCCACTCCTACTGTTACACCGACACCAACACCTACTGTAACTAATACACCAACTCCTACTCCAACTATAACCGATACCCCTACTCCTACTCCTACAGCTACGCCTACAGCTACGCCTACTATAACCCCTACTCCTACTATAACCCCTACTCCTACTATAACACCAACGCCTACCCCTACAGGTACGGCTACGCCTACCCCTACTCCTACTAATACTGGAGCGCCAACCTTTACACCAACTCCTACTCCTACTATAACTCCTACTCCTACTATAACTAACACTCCAACAGCTACTCCGACTATAACACCAACACCAACAGCTACTCCGACTATAACACCAACACCAACTATAACTAATACACCAACGCCTACTCCAACTATAACTAATACACCAACTCCTACTCCAACTATAACCGATACCCCTACTCCTACTCCAACTATAACCGATACCCCTACTCCTACTCCTACTATAACTTTAACACCAACTCCTACTCCTACTATAACTTTAACACCAACTCCTACTCCTACTATAACTAACACTCCAACTGTAACTCCTACACCAACTGGAACTCCAACTGTAACTCCTACACCAACCCCTGCTGGATGCTTTACTTTTGAAATAACTAACTATTATACAACAAATAAAACTGTATACTACAACGATTGCAATAACGATCCACAAACCGTATCGGCTCCCGGAAACGGACTGCAGTCTTATATTTGCGCTATAGAAGGCACTGTTACCCATTTTGAAACAGACTGTAATGGAGGTTCTACAGATTGCTTAGCTATAGTAAAAGGATCTTCTTGTACAGGAACTCCGACTCCAACTCCAACACCAACCCCTACCATAACATCTACACCTACACCAACAGCTACATCTGTACCTAATACCCCAACTCCTACGCCTACTACTACCCCAACAATTACTCCAACACCTACTGCAACTATAGCAGGCTGTTATACCTATGAAATAACCAACTATTATACTACTCAAAAGATTGTATACTACAATGACTGTTCTGGAAATCCACAATCAGTAACAACAGCGGCTAATGGTTTGCAAACATATAATATATGCGCTATAGAAGGTACTATAACTTTTGACGGTATCTTCTGTGATAACAGTAGTAGTGATTGTATATCAGTTGTTCAAGGAGCTACTTGTAATACAACACCTACTCCAACTCCTGTACCTAATACTCCAACACCAACCCCTACCATAACATCTACACCTACACCAACAGCTACATCTGTACCTAATACCCCAACTCCTACTCCGACTATAACTCCGACACCAACTGCAACGGTAGCTGGATGTTATACTTATGAGGTAACTAACTATTATACGGTTTCTAAGACTATTTTCTATAATGACTGTTCAGGAAATCCACAATCGTTCACTGCTACTGGAAATGGCATACAGAGTTATAATATATGCGCAATAGAAGGAAGTTTTAGTTTTGACGGAGTAGAGTGTAGCGGAGGAAGCTCAGATTGTATAGCTATCGTACAAGGGGCCGTTTGTAGCACAACACCTACCCCAACCCCAGCTCCTACGGTAACACCTACTCCAACTCCTACAGCTGTACCTAACACTCCAACTCCTACACCGACTATAACACCAACTCCGACACCTACCCCTACAGCTGTACCTGATACTCCGACACCTACCCCTACAGCTGTACCTGATACTCCGACACCCACTCCTACTCCTGAGCCTACTATAACCTGCTACCAGTGTTCTCAAGATTTTATCATTTACACTTCATTAGCAGAGTGTGAGAGTAATTGTTCTGGAGGATTTTGTGCCGAAGCAGTTTGCCTTTAATGTTTAAATTATTGTTTTTTCTCTTTTAAAAAATTTTCTTATTTTTGGTACAAATTCAGTTTATGAAAAAGAACAAAATATTTGTTCAGGTAGCTAGTTATAGAGATCCTGAGCTCATTCCCACTATAGACGACATGATAACCAAGGCAAAGAACCCAGAAAATTTAACTTTTGGAATTTGCTGGCAGTACGATGAAACGGAAGACATAACAGTGTTTGATGGCATGCACAATTTTAGTATAAGCAAACATCACTATTCAGAAAGTCAGGGATTAGGTTGGGCAAGGAATATAACTAATAGACTTTATGATGGAGAGGAATTTACTTTACAGATAGACAGTCATCATAGATTTGTACAAGACTGGGACTCCATTGTTTTGGAAGATTATGCACAGGCTTTAGAGGTTTCTGAAAAGCCTATTATAACTACATACTGTACCCCATTCAACCCAAAAGACTGTTCTTGTAAATACGATCCTACTCCATGCCTAATGTCTCAGTATGAGTTTTCCGCTGATAAGTTACTCATGAGCATGCCTTGGTACATTCAAGATTATAAAGAAAGAACAAAAGTAATAAGAGCTAGGACTATTAGTGGACATTTCTATTTTACAACAGGTAAATTCATAGAAGAAGTTCCTTATGACCCAGACATATACTTTGGAGGGTACACAGAAGAAACTACATTAAGTGTAAGAGCTTTTACTAAAGGGTATGACTTCTTTAGTCCACACAGAATGGTTATGTGGCACGAATACACAAGAAACTATCGTGTAAAACACTGGGATGATCATGGAATAGAAAGCGAGACTAAAAAAACATCTGGAGAAAGAGACATATATGCTAGAAACAAAACAAGGCAATTGTTTGGGCAAGAAGATCATGGAATAGATATGGGTATTTATGGTTTAGGAGATAGTAGAACTTTACATGATTATGAAGTCTATGGAGGGTTTGATTTTAAAAACTGTAGAATACAACAGTACACTCTTAAAGTAAATGAACCGCCAAATCCTATAAATTGGGAAGAACAATTCATAGTAAATAAATTTTCTCTTGATATAGAATGGGATGTTGCTTTCTTTAAAAAATTCAAATCAAAAAAACCTAAATTTTTAACTTTAGGAGTCCAAAATAAATCAGGATCAGAGATAATAAGAAGAGATTTTACTATAGAAAATGATTCAGATTATGTAAAACTAAAAAAGAATTCAGTATCTCTTTCTTTAGAGTCGATAGATAAACCTCATAAAATAGTAATGTATTTGTTTGATGAAGATAAAAAGTGGAGTGATAGATACGAAAAAAATATATAATGAGAATAGCCTTTATTGTTATAGGTAATAGCAGAAGAAGTAACTACCTTAATGGTTATAACCTAAGATATGGAAATGGGGGAGGGTCTGGAACAGACACTAGTTCTGTTTTAATAGCTGAACATCTGGCTAAGGCTGGACATGAAGTTGTTTTTGCAACGGATAAGCTTGAGCCTGAGTTGCACAACTCCTATAAAAATAATGGAATTATATATAAGGACGGAGAAGAGTTTTATGGGGTTAAATATACGCACATAGATTTTAAAGGAATTGAAAATAAAGAGTTTGACATATTGATAAGCATGTTGTGGTTTAATCAATATGATTCCCTTCCCATAAAGGTTACAAAAAGTATAATATACTGGTCCCACATGCAATGGGTGTACGGAGTAGATGAAATTGTTAATTTTGCTAAAAATAACAATCTTTCCATAGGGTTTATTAATATATCAGAATGGGAAAAAAGTATGACTGGGAATATTCTAACTCACATAAAGAATATAGCTCCCGAAATCAAAATAGAACAGACGCTAATACCTAATCCAGTAATGGATGAGATGATAAAAGAAGTCACAGATTCTAATCCTATAAGGAAACCCCATAAGTTTATTTTTCATGCAGCTTGGGCAAGAGGAGGAAACGTAGCAGTAGAAGCAGTAAGAAAATTAAATTTTGAAGATTCAGAATTTCATGCTTTTGATTATCTTATGGCTACTCACAATCACGATGATTCTTTTTTTAATAGGCACAACGGAGTGGATAAAAAAACACTTTTCACTAATGTGGCAGAAAGCGAGTATTTTATATACCCCTTATATACACCTTATCAAGATGTTCACAAAGATACTTTCTCTTGTGTAGTAGCAGAAGCGATAGCATTAGGAGCAATAGTAGTAACGTATCCTCTAGGGGCCTTACCAGAGCTATTTGACGGGTATTGCGTGTGGCTAGACTTCCCAGAAGGCGTAATCCCTCATGATATGCAGAAAGAGGCCTTATCTAAAGATCTAGATGGAAAGTTTACCATAACGGATAACATAGTAAGTAAAATAAAATTTCTAGAAGAAAACCCTTCTATAAAGGAAGAAATAAGAAATAAAGGTAAAGATTATATTGTTTCTAATTTTAACGTTAGCAAAGTTGGAAATATGTGGATTGGTTTTATAAATAACCTTGTAAAAAATGAATCATAAAGTAGTTAGTTTCTATGGTAATGATCTGCCAAAAGAAATTATAACTCTTCAAAAAAGAGTTTTTGATTTTTTCAAAATAGACGTATGTCAAATCCCTTTTAAGGATGATTTAAATGCCGATAGACATGCATGTGCAATAGAAGAATATCTTAGCTCAAATAACGATTGGGATTCTATAACTTTATTTGATATAGACTGTATACCAATTTCTAATGATTGTATTATCAAAGCTATTGATATTATTAAGGATAATGGCACTTTGTATGGTAACGTACAGGCTTCTAATGTTTTTGATATAAATCCCCACAAAACTCCACCATTTGCGGCTCCTAACTTTTTAAATTTTACTAAAAAATTTTGGGAAGAGTCTACGTGTAAAAATTTTAAATTTACACACTATCCAAATCCTGAAGGATACCTAACAGAAGTTGACGTAGCCGAAATGTTTACTAGGGAAAATGAAAAACAAGGTAAAAAAATAATACTAGCATACCCTACCAAATGCTACTCTGATCTAACCTGGAAATATGATGGGAGTTTTGGGTATCCAAAATTCTCTCTTGGAAATGGAACAGAGTTTGAAAGCGGGACTTTCCATAATTATCAAATAAGAATACCAGATAAAAGAGTATATTTTATAAAAAAGTGTAAAGAATTATTAGGGGAAACATTTAATATAGAAGATTATATCCATATATTGAGATGAAAATAAAAGATTTTTTTCAAAAAGGATACTACATAAACTTAGACAGAAGAGAAGATAGAAAAGTCTTTTTTGAAAATGAGATGAGTAGAGTAGGATTAGGAGGTTTTTTCGAGAGGGTATCCGCCGAGGATTCAATAAAAGAGCCAGATCCTATAAAAAAACATTGTTATTGCTCTTTAACATATCACAAACTTTTTACTAAAATATATGAAGAAGGATATGAAAATGTTGTTATATTTGAAGATGATGCTTATTTTTATGATGGAGGAAAAACAAAAGGAGTAGACTTATCAGAAAAAGCCTTAGATGAAATATCTAACTTCTCAGACTGGGATATGATTTATTTTGGAGGACATCCTATACATGAAATGTTTAGAGTGTCAACTACCTTGTATAAAGCTCCAACTATACTTACAACACACGCTATAGGATACAAAAGAAGCGTTATAAAAACAATAATAGATGATTACACGCCTTTTAGAGATTCTGCAATAGATGGTTGGTTAGGACAGAGGCATTATATAAACAAATACTTAGTTAGTCCTATAGCTGTGGCACAGAGAGAAGGTGTTAGTGATTTGGATGCTTGGGGAAAAAGTGTAGGAGTAGATTTATTTTTAGAGAGTTATAAAAGAGTAATAAAGCACAACGAAAATGATTTCGAATAGAAATTTTCTTACTTCTAAAATGGTAGGCAGATTAGGAAATCAAATGTTTATGATATCCAACTGCATAGCCCAGTCAATACAATACAACAAACCTTTTTTATTTTCTAAAGATCAAGTATTCGATCTTAATCATTATAAGGATAATGTCTATAGAAAACTTGATTTTAAGCTAAATGTGCTGCCCCAAGGAAGGACAATATCCGCCCCATACCAATATGAACCAGTTAAACCTTATGACGAAGGGGTAACAATATACGAAGGGTATTATCAGAGCGAAAAAAATTTTATTAATATTTCCAGCTTTATAAAATTTTTATTTTCCCCAACAGAAGAGTTCATAGAACAAACCCAAAAGGACCACCCAGAATTATTAAATGAGGTAGTTACTTGTATAAATGTTAGGAGAGGGGATTATCTTTTAAATTTACATACCCATCCTGTAATTACTACAGACTTTATAAATGAAGCAGCCAATCAGATAAAAAACACTGATGTTTACTTTATAATAAGTGATGATTTGGATTGGTGCAGAGAAAATATAAAACTTCCAAAAATGAAATTTATAGACGTTTCTACTTGGAAAGCTCTTTGGACTATTTCAATGTGCCATAATTTTATTTTATCTAATTCTTCTTTTTCTTGGTGGGGAGCTTATCTTTGCAATGAAGACTCTAAAGTGGTAGTGGCTCCAAGAACTTGGTGTGGACCTGGGGGGCCTCAAGATACAGAGGATGTTATATGTGAAAGTTGGATGGCGTTGCCAACAAAATATAAAGAAGGACAAATATTTCCAATATGATAAATGAAAGAGGATTTTGGGAAGACAACGGAACTCATAACCATAAGTATGATCAGCCTTTAAATGAAGAGATATCTAAATATCTGAAATCTTATGGGGTAGATTCTATATTAGATCTAGGATGTGGACCAGGACAGTACGCAGAGAGGTTTATACAAGACGGATTTACTTGTGATTGTTATGATGGAAACCCTAATACACCAGAAATATCCAATAACCTTTGTGGAATTTTGGACTTATCAGTTCCTGTAGATCTAGGCAAAACTTACGATTGTGTACTATCTTTGGAAGTAGGAGAACATATTCCCGAAGAGTATGAATCTATTTTTATAGAAAACATAGTAAAGCATTCTAAAAATCTTGTAATACTTTCTTGGGCTACAATTGGACAAGGAGGGTATGGACATTACAATGAGCGTCCAAACGAGTATATAGAATCTTTATTTTTAAATTACGGGTTTCATAGAGAAAAAGAAGTAGAATCTGTTTTAAGACAAGTCCCACAATGGTGGTGGTTCAAAAATACAATAATGGTTTTTAAAAAATAATATGTACGATTACTTAATTGTAGGCTCAGGACTTTTTGGAGCTGTATGCGCCAGAGAATTGTCCGATAACGGGTATAAGTGTTTAGTGGTAGAAAAAAGGTCTCATATTGGTGGAAACTGCTACACTGAGAACGTAGACGATATAAATGTGCACAAATATGGCCCACACATATTTCATACATCGGATAAAAAAGTATGGGACTACGTAAATAACTACGCTGAGTTTAATGATTTTAAATACAGACCTAAAGTTAACTACAAAGGAAAGATATACTCTTTTCCAATTAATTTAATGACGCTGTACCAATTGTATGGAGTAACAACGCCAGACGAAGCCTTTAGAAAATTAGAGGATGTTAAAATACCTAACAACAGCCCCAAAAACCTAGAAGAGTGGATCCTATCTCAGGTAGGTCCTGAGATCTATAATATTTTTATAAAGGGGTATACAAAGAAACAATGGAACAAAGATCCTAAAGATCTCCCTACAAGTATAATAAAAAGGCTTCCTATAAGGCTGTCTTTTGAGGATAATTATTATGAAGATACTTACTCAGGGATACCAATTGGAGGGTATACTGGCATATTTGAAAAACTCTTATATGGCGTAGAAGTAAAGCTAAATTGTGATTATTTTGAACAAAAAGAATACTTTGATTCAATAGCCCGTAAAACTATTTATACAGGACCTGTAGATGCTTTTTATGGATATAAGTTTGGAAAATTAGATTATAGGAGTTTAAGATTTGAAACTTACAATTTAAATATGCCTGATTATCAAGGGGTAGCAGGAATGAACTATACAGATGAAGAGGTTTATTTTACCAGAATAACTGAACACAAGCATTTTGAGTTTGGAAAACAAAAAAATACCATCATCTCCATGGAATATCCAGAAAATTTTGGAGAACCTTACTATCCCATAAATGACACAGATAATAATAAAAAGTACTCCAAATACAAAGAATTAATGGAAAAAGAAGAAAAGTATATCTTTGGAGGAAGGTTAGCAGACTATAAGTACTATGATATGCACCAAGTAATAGCATCGGCTTTGTCAAAAGTGAACAAAATCATATTTATATAATATGGATTTTATAGTTACTATATCAGGAGACGCAGCAGGTCCTTTTAACATTTATTACGATACTGTATCCGTAGGAACCTTAGTTGACAGTAATGTGAGTAGATCTTCTTTGCTGGGAGGGTATCCTGTAACTATAGCAGGCAGTCCAACTACTATAATAGTAGTTAATACAGACTCTGATTGCCAGAACTCTGAAGTATACTATTTAGCAACTCCAACTCCTACACCAACTCCTGTGCCAACTGTTACTCCTACACCAACTCCTACTTTCGTATTGAATTGTACTTTATTTGGAGGGTCTGTAACTTTTGCAACTTCTACACCTACTCCTACACCGACTATAACTTTGACACCTACTCCAACGCCTACATTGACTGCGACTCCTACTCCTACACCAACAGGAGCTTTAGTTAGACACAGAGCGCAGCTTGTGATGGATGGAATATCGCCTTCTAGTGTGTTTGAGGTTTCAAATAGCACCCCTGGAGGCACTATAGACAATATAAGCATAACTTCACCAGGAACAACTGCTTATGGTAAAAATGATTCTTATATTTTAGCAGGAGGCGCTTCAAACACTGTAATATACAGAATCAGAAAAACAGCCACAAGCAACACTGCTTTAGATGCAGGAAGTGTTGTCTTGTATTTAAATGGAAGTTCATACCAGTCTTATAATTTTAATTTAGGAGACGTAGTAGACTTCTATATTACAGTAGATATAACTACTACTGATTTAGTAAGTATTCAAATATGGGAGGGATAATATGCCAACAAGACTAGCAACAGTTACTTTATCTAGTATAGGAACAGACGCCGGGCCTTTTTTGATATCTGACGATGTCTTAGGAGTTATTGCTAGTGGGGTTAGTAGGGCTCAACTTTTAGCTGGATATGACGTAAATACTGATGTAACTTCTACAGTTATAAGTGTACAGTCTACAGGACTCTGCACCAATAGTTTAAATATAGCATTAGCTGTTTCTACTCCTACTCCTACACCAACTCCTGGACCTACATTTACGCCTACGCCTACGCCAACGGCCACTCCGATATCTGTAGAATTTGATCCTAGTTATACAGGATATAGTAATATTTGTGGACAAGGAGGAAAGGCTTGGGCAAGGTTAACTGGTCCTGTCGGATCTGTTATTGAATTAAGCTTAACCGGACTCCAGTTTGTTAATAGCACAACTAGTGGAACTTCTGTATGCTTATACGGAGGCCTATATGAAACAACATTACCAGCAGTAGCCCCAGCTACTGGAACATTAATAGCAGATGTAAGCGCTACAATAGGCGTAGGAAGTCTCCCTTATTATCTAACTAATTCAGATACTGCCAATATAACAATACCTGCAGCAGGTTATAAAGATGTACTTTTAGTATATACCACTAAAAATGTAGGATCTAACTTCTCAAATGGTAGATTTAGTGCTACCATAACAGCAGTAGATGGTAATCCTGTAATTGGAGGAGGTTTAATATACACTTGGTATATATGTTCTGATACCGGAGTTTGTTAAAAAAGTAGAATATGCCAGCTTATCAAGATTTTACATTGACTTTTAAGAATAGCCATTTAATAATGGAAAGGTCCATAAAATGCACTATTAAGGATCATGAAATGGGATATAGTTACAATCCTAGCATAATGGTTTCTGGAAGTAAAGAAACGATGCTCGGGTTTGCTAGCGGGTCTGATTTCACCCCTTACGCAACAATGGTAGGGTTTTACAATGATACTAACGATCTTTTGATGGTAGCCAAGTTTGCACAGCCAATCCCCATATCCCCAGATACAGATACTAATTTTTTAATTAGAATGGACATATAATATGTGGTTATACAAAGATCAAGTTATAAATGATATATCAGAATTTCCAGAAAATACTTACGGTTTTATTTACAAGATAACAAGAACTTCAGACGGTAAATTTTACGTAGGGCGCAAGAATCTATACTCAGAAAGAACAAAAGCCCTCACTAAAAAAGAGTTATCCGAACATACTGGAAAGGGTAAGAAGCCTACCAAAAAGAAGGTAGTGTCTGAGAGCGATTGGAAGACTTATTACGGGTCTAATACAAATCTTAAAGCCGATATGAAGGGACAGGGTAAAGATGTGTTTAAAAGAGAGATATTGCATTTGTGTACACACAAAAAGCAAATGACTTACCAAGAAATTAGATATCAGATTTTAGAAGGATGTTTAGAATCTGATAACTGCTATGTGGATAACGTGTTAGGTAAGTTTTGGAGAAAAGATATTTAGTCCCTAACTTTGATTCATGGAGACAATTCTTTCTGGTCTAATAGACCAAGTTTTAGGGTATGGTGAAAAAGCTTCCAAAACAAATAGGAAGTATCACTGTCCATTTCCGGATTGTCCATCTCATGGAACTCACAAGAAAAAATTAGAAGTAGATATCGTAACAGACTCCGAAGGTAATAACAGATGGGCCTGTTGGGTATGCGGTAATAAAGGAAGAACTATTAGATCTTTATTTAGAAAGACAGGAGTTACTTCTGATATTCTGAAGAAACTTTCTTCTATAGTCGTAAAAAGTGATAGAGATGATGAAGATACAGAAGAGTTTGATGGAGTCCTACCTGTAGAGTACAAGTTCTTATTAGATGCAAAACCCTACGATATACTTGCAAAACATGCTATGTTATACCTCAAAAAAAGAGGAATAACAGAGGAAGACATTATAAAATACCAAATGGGATACTGCGAAGAGGGTAAATACGCAGAAAGGATTATAATACCTTCTTTTGATGCATCTGGTAAAATAAATTACTTTGTAGGCAGATCCTTCGATCCTGAAACAAGACTTAAGTACAAATATCCACAAGCATCTAGAGATATAATACCTTTTGAGATGTATATAAACTGGGATATACCAGTAGTACTGTGTGAAGGCGGGTTTGATATGTTAGCTATAAAAAGAAATGCCATACCTCTATTAGGGAAATCAATAACTCCCAAACTAATGAAAAAACTAGTCGAATCGAGAATTAAAAAGGTTTACATAGCTTTGGATAGAGATGCTATAAAAATGGCATTAAAACATTGTGAGACTTTGACGTCTTTGGGAAAGAAAGTTTTTTTAGTAGAAATGGAGGACAAAGATCCTTCTGAGATGGGATTTCAAGCTTTTTTATCCTTAGTTCAAAAAGTAGAGCCTCTTACACAAGATAAATTGTTAAAATATAAACTATCGTTATGACAGAAACAACATCAAACTTTCTAATTAAACTAGATGAAACTCAGTACCAAACTCCCGATTTAACTAAAAAAGGGGTGGCAAAAGCCGCTATGAGTATTTACGTGGCTCTAATGGAAGGGCACATGTCAGCGACTGACGTTGCTATAATGCTTAAGTTTGTAGAGGAGACAGGAAAGCAGCTAAAAGAACTAACTGATGACAATGGTAAAAATACTTTTGTAGATCTAGTAAGAGAAGAGATAGGAAGAAATGCAGATGACGGAAAAACTTACGTTTCTAAGCACGGCGTAAAGTTTGAACTATTTGAAGCGGCTACAAAATTTGACTATGAGTCTTGTGGAGATCCTGTTTGGAATAGAATGAATAAGGACATTGAGTTGCTTAAAGCAAAAATGAAAGAAAGGGAATCTTTTTTAAAAGGCCTTAAGGAATCAGTGGTAATGAACATAATGGACCCAGACACGTCAGAGTTCCATGAAAATGTAGAATTATACCCTCCAGTAAAGAGTTCTACATCTACTTTTAAACAGACAATGATTAATGGTTAAATTTGATATTTATATGAGTATCGAATATTTATGGAACAACAGCACCCTTGTTATTATCCGGGAGAGTTTGCACCTCCGACTAAAATGCATCTTAATGCATTATATTGGCTTTTAAACAGGCCAGAGGTCAGTCATGTTAATGTAGTTATAGGTAAAACTAATGGACCTATAAGCCAAGATCAGAAAGCTAGGATGTGGGAGATGCTTATAAAATCAAGCTTTTCACCACAAGCAACAATAATAAAATCAAAAGAGAACGGGCCTTTAAGCGAGGTCTATTCTCTTTTTGAGGTTAAACCCGATAAGCCTGCGTATATTGCATTAGACGAGGAGTCTTCTAGAAATAAAAAATTGCAAAAAAAGTTTAGCAAATTTCCGAATTACGGAATGCAGCTCCTTCCTTCTCAATTTTACAAATCATCTGCTGCATTACAACAAGCCGCACAGAATAATGATATAGAGGCGGCAAAGGAAGAACTACCAGGTGACTTTAGCAATGAACAAATTAGCGAGTATTTGTCTATAATAAACGAAAAGGTGCATGACGAACCTTTAGTGGATAAATCTCCATTATTAAAAAGCTATTCGGAACAATATAAAGAAATGTTTAACGATGGTTTTTGGAAGAGTGTATTTAATCCAATGACCAATGAATTAGATTCTCATGAATAATTTATCACTATTAATTGGAACTCTGTTACAGAGTAGAAATCAAGCTCAAATTTACCATTGGCAAACTAAGGGATTAGGTTCTGGACAAGCTCATTTAGCTCTACAGGCATATTACGAAGGTATTATACCTTTAATAGACGGACTTGTAGAATCATACCAAGGTAAGTATGGTATCTTATACGGATATAAAATGGCAGGTACTTTGAGAGAAGATGGAGCACATGCTATGTATTTTGATGGTTTGTGCAGGTTTATGACTGCTATTAAACCTTCTTTACCTCAAGACACTTACTTACAGAATCAGTACGATGAGATTGAAACTTTAATTCAAACTACTAAGTATAAATTAGTAAATTTACAATAATGAAATTCACAGATTTTTTAAAAGAAGTTTCTGACTGTAACTGCGATAGCAAACCAATATCAGAAGGTCTACAATATCATATAGATAATCAAAAGCTTCTTACCGAAAACGTATACCGCCCATTCTCTAAGAAGTATTTTGAGCTTTTTAAAGAAGCTAGAGAACTATACAAAAAAGGAGAACTCCTACTTACAGAAGAAGAAGAGAAACTTATAAAAAATACCGATCTTGGAGAATTCGGATACTACAATGGTATTAAAGTGCCTCTTGATTTTCCTATGAGTGAAGAGCAATTAATGGAAGCAAAAGCAAAGAAAAAACAACCTGCATTAAATAAACCTAAGCGTGGAGGATCAAAGAAGTTCTACGTTTATGTACGTAAGCCAGGTGGAGGCATTAAGAAAGTTTCTTTTGGAGATACTACTGGTCTAAAAGCGAAGATAAACGATCCTAAAGCCCGCAAATCTTTTGCAGCTAGGCATAAATGTGCACAGAATAAAGACAAGACAAGTGCAGGATACTGGGCTTGTAGACTACCTAGATATGCAAGTATGCTTGGTTTAAAATCTAACTTTACAGGATTTTGGTAGAATATGAGTAAACCGTATACGGAAAATTATAATGAAGGTTGGTATGAAAGGGTTTTTAAAAGTGATGTAGAGTCAGGAGAATTAGTGTGGCATAGAGACCGTGAAGATAGGCTAGTAGAGCCTGTAGAGCCTACCGATTGGATGTTTCAAAGGGAAAATGAACTTCCCATAAAAATAGAAGGGCAAATTCACATACCTATGGGACAGTGGCACAGGACAATAAAAGGTACGGGGGATTTAAAAATAAGAATAAAAAAATTGTGATTAAATTTATCAATATACTTAAAGAACTTGCAGAGGAGTCTGATTATGCTTCGAATGAATTTGAAAAAGTAACTCCAGAAACTCTTAAAAAAATAGGCAGTAGAGATAGAATAGTCTTAGGGACCAAAGATAGTATAGACTTTAATTTTAAGATCCCTCCTTCAAGAATAGGATTTAAACCTACAGGTCTGTGGTATGGTTTTGGGACATCTTGGATAGATTTTATAAGAGCAGAAATGCCAGAAAGGGAAACGGAGCATGTGTTTAAAATAGATATATATGATGATGATATTATTGATGTAGATAAAGAAGGTATGTTTTTATGGTTTTCAAAAAGATATAAAGATCCGGAAAAAGAAGGTAGATTTGGGAATCATAAAATAGATTGGCCTGAAGTTACTAAAAAATATAAGGGTATTGAATTTCCTATATATTTTGATAAGTATAGAGGAGACCCAGAACATCAATGGTATTATCCCTGGGATATAGCTTCTGGGTGCATATGGGATTTATCAGCTATAAAAAAAGTGACTAAATTACAATAACATATTTAAAAAAAAGATCAAAACTAAAGTTATGTCAGAAACAAAGTTAAAGAAAGAGTTTAGAGAAAGGGACGTACAAAGACTTCGAAATATTATCACCAAAAAATATGGAGACGCTACTGGGGTACAAGTTGGATATGAAAAACAAACGGAAGATAGATTAGAAGGGGATGTTTGGGAAGAAGGAGGTAAAACCTGGACTATAAAAGACGGTATAAAACAGACCGTAACAAAGCTAGACAGGATAAAAAAGTTAACAAGGATACCTCTATTATGTCCAAAGTGTTCTCAACCGACTAAAAACCCTTTAGATAAGAAAATGTATCCTTTACATGGGATGTGTTTTAACTGCGTAATTAGCATGGAAACACAGTTAAAAATGGAGGGGAAGTATGAGGAGTATGCTAGAAATATGGTCACTAAAAATATCATAACTCATATAGAAGAGGCAGAACAGTTTATAGAAGAGTTTGCAAAGTCTAGCATAAAAGAAACATATGTTACGGAACAAGGAGATGTGGAAGAGTGGGAAGGCGGTATAGACAAGGAAAAATTAGTTGATAAATGGAAAGAAGGTCTTAAAGAAATGAAAGAAAGACTGGAAAATTAAATATTTATATCTATAAATTATATAAAAATGAATCTCTCTCAAATTTTTAAAGAGGCTATATTAGAGGCAAAAAAAGAAAAACCTTCTGCCGGACTTACAAAAAAGCAAAAATCTGATGTTGCAAAGAAAGCAAAAGCAGGTGGAGACATAGGCAAAAAAGGCAAAGGGTTTGAAAAAATAGCTAAAAAAGCCGGGGGAGGAGAGAAAGGTAAAAAGATAGCCGCCGCAGCAATGTGGAAAAATATCAAGAGAGTTAAAGAAGGATCTGATGGTATGGATCACGAAGTGTCTATGGCTAAAAATAGCTTAGAATCCATAGCTAAATCGGTAATGGAATTAATGCAAAAGTTAGGTAATGAAGAAAGAGATATCCCAGGGTGGATACAAGATCATATATCTAATGCAGAAAACTTTATAGATCAAGCAGCTCAAGGATTTCATGAGTTAGGTGGGCACGATGAGGAAGAAGAAGATGATGAGGATTCTGAAGAATCAGAAATGATACAGCCAGTAGACGAGAAAAAACTAACTAAAGCTGAAAAAGCAAAGAAAGAAGAAATCATAAAATCAATGGCTAAAAAAGGTGGAGGTAAGGAAAAGATGGGACCTAAACAATACGCAATAGCAACTGCACAAGCCATTAAATCTGCTGAGTAATGAAGCTTTTGGACATATTAAAAAAAATGCTTTTAGAAGAGCTAGAAGCCATGAACTGTGAAAGTTGTGGGCAAGATGAAAATACTCAACTATTGTATGAAAAGCTTTGCCCAAAAGGAAAGGCCTACGCAGAACGTAGAAAAGCTGCTGGAGAAAAACATTCTGCTTATTTAATGGGAAGAGCTGTTCAAGTATGTAAAGGAGGGATAGGTAAGAAGAAGAAAAAAGTAAAAGAGGAGATAGAAGAAGGTAGTTTACATAGTTGGTTTAAAAGAGAAAAGTGGGTCCGCATAGATACTCAAGGAAATATAACAGGTCCTTGTGGTACAATGAAAAAGGGAGGGGCTACTACAAGATGTCTACCTTTAGCCAAAGCAAAAAGCTTGTCAAAAGCAGAAAGAGCTGCTACATCAAAAAAGAAAGTCGCTGCTTCTAAAAAAGGAAAGCAGTTTGTTTCAAATACAAATAAAGCAAAAGTTTCTTTTAAATCAAGAACAAAAGATAAAAAGACAGAAAGTTTAGATGAAATGAATTTAAAACAGGGGCTAGCTGCTGCTGGTATTTCTTTAATCAGTCTCTTAGGAACACCAGATGCTTCTAAAGCATCAACACCAACATCTATATCTCAAGTAGCTGCAAAAAGCATTATTGAAAAAGTAGTTAAAGGATTTGAAAAAGAGGGATATAATATTGATTTTCTTGACAAAGTAAAATATAAGAATTTCGATAATGCTAGCGAAAATGATATTAAAATAGAATTAGGAGCAGCGAAAACTGAATCCGCAGCTAGATTAACAATGATGGAATTTATTAGAGTTAATAAGATAGATCGTAATAAAACTTTATTTATGTTTAACTCAAATGAAGAAAAGTTTGTAATAATATATACAAAAAAATGAATAACGAACTAATAGTGGCTATAATAACCGCTGTCACGACTTCTATAATAGGCCCCATAGCAGTTCACTACGTTAAGTTGTGGGCTTCTCCTAAGAAAAAAGATCCTCTATCGGAGTCTATAGCTGTTAATCAGACTATAAACGTTAAGTTAGAGACTGTAAAAGAACAGTCACACGCAGATAGGGTGTGGTTAGCTCAGTTTCACAATGGAGGTAATTTTTATCCCACGGGAAAATCAATTCAAAAGTTTAGTTTAGTTTACGAACTTCTATCCACAGGAGTATTTCCTTGTCAGCATCAATTTCAAAATATTCCGGTAAGTCTATTTAGCAAATCCATAAACACTTTACATAAAGGTAAAGTAATATCTATACCAGACACATCAATAGAGAATAAACAGTTTGAAGGATTTACTTCCGTAATCCCAGGAGCTAATGTTAAAAGTACCTACCTTTTTCCTTTATATACTATAAAAGATGAGTTTGTTGGGATTGTAGGAGTAGATTATTCTAATAGAAAGAAAGAATTAACTGATAAACAACTTGTCGATTTAGAGCTAGAAATGTCAGCAATAGGCGGAGTATTAAACAATTATTTAAAAGTATGATAAAGTTTTTAAAATTACTAGAAGAATACGGAGGAGGGCCTTATGAAGTCCCAGAAAACCATAAAGCAGGGCTAAAAGTTCCTTACGGAGGATCTTGCTGTGCAAACTGTAAATGGTGGGTTCATAAAGATAAATCTGAAGAATACCACTGTATTAGTGAGTACTATCAAAAATGGGCTGGAACTGATTCAATTCCTTATGATCCAAATGAGTATTGTACTAACTGGTGGGAACCTAGAAAAGGAGCAGAACCTAAAAAAACCAAATCTAAAGAAGATTAGATATTTATATATAATGAAACTAAGATTTTACGAAATATTTAGGAATAAACTGTGGGAAGAGACAGAAATAACTCCAATTGAAAACGAGTCTAATTTGGAGAAAATAATGTCCAAATCCCCAAAGATTACTAGAACTTTAATAAAATTATTGACTACTCAAAATAAAAAGAACGAAAAGTCAATAGGACAGCTTAGGGAAATTATATCGGATATAAGATGTATATCATACAAACCAACTACTTTTAGAGTACTGTTTCCTAATGGAAACTTTTTTGATTTGAAATATAATCCTAGCCCTCTAGAATTAAAATATCCTGAAGATTTTGCCGAATCTGATCTTTTTCAAGTTATTGCAAACGGAAAAAAGTACGATATTGTTAACAGGTCCGAGTTTGAACAAGCTTTGGATCAAATAAACATATTATTAAAAACCAATGCTATAACAAAAGAACCAGAGCCAGATGAAGAACCAGCTCCCGCAGAGGGAGGAGCAGAGGGAGGAGAAGAAGCACCGCCTCCTCCAGAAGAAGAGGAAACACCAGAACCAGAAGCATAATGGACTTAACGAAATACCAAAATATTAATCAACAGGTAATGGTTTCTGGGCATAATATTGTCCCATATTTGCTTAATTTAGCTGAGTGGATTCAAAATTCCGGAGTTCAAATAATGCCTTACCCTACTGTAGTTATATCTAACAGTCAAGAATATGCTATGGATCCTTTTGGTAAAACTGCATATTATAATCCAGGAGAAAAGTCTGTAACTCTATTTGTAGCAGGAAGGCATATAAAAGATGTTTTAAGAAGCTACTCCCATGAGTTAATACACCATAATCAAAACTTAGCTGGTAAGTTTAATTTATCAAACCTGCAATCCTTATCAGATCCTAGATACACACAAAAAGATAAACATTTGTTAGAAATGGAAAAAGATGCTTATCTTAGAGGTAATATTTTATTTAGATTTTGGGAAGATTCAATTAAATAATATGAAAAAGACTCTTATATTAGTTATTTTTGTATTTGTAGGAGCCGCTATAATTTTTTATAGATCTAGTGTAAAAAAAGAATTAGAGTATAAACAAATTGTAAAAGAGCTAAACGACCAAATACAACTTAAGGAAGATTCTATAAATGCTTATAGAGAGCAGGTAGATATTTTTGTGGATAAAGTACACAGAGCAGAAATGCAATTAGAAGAGAACCAAAGTAAAATCAAAAAAATATACAAAGAATATGAAGTACATTTACTTTCTGTTGATAGCTACGATATTGACGAGCTTGAGCGCTTCTTCTCAAACCGTTATAAAGACTCAGCCAGTACCCAACAGTGATACTTTAAAGCTACATAAAGTTGTAGCTAAAAAAGTAATAAAAGATTTAATACATTCAGACGCTCTTAAGCAAGAGAGGTCTATTCTATTAGAAAACATAGATACTCTAAGTAATCAAAAAATTTACAAGGATTCTATAATTTCCTACAAAGACCGCCAAATTGAGGCTTTTAAAGGTATAGTAGATATACAAGATAAAAAAGAAGTAGCATATACGTCTACTATTAAACAATTAGAGAAGCAAGTAAAAAGACAAAAACTAGCAAAAAAGACTATTATGGGTCTTTTAGTTATATCAATAGGTTTTTTGATTGTCAAGTAATATGTCCAGTGAAAAATCAATTAAAGAGATAATTCGTGATGAATATCTCAAGTGCGCTGCTGACCCTGTATACTTTCTAAAAAAGTTTGTTTATATACAAACTTCAGAAGGCAGGATGCTGTTTACCCCTTATCTATTTCAAGAAAAATTATTATTTCTTTTAAACAAACATGATAGAACCCTTATTCTAAAGTCTAGGCAGCTTGGTATAACTACTTTAACTGCTGCGTATGCTTTATGGTTAATGATCTTCAAAAAAGATCAATCTATACTAGCATTAGCTCCCACACAAGAAAAAGCTAGAAATATTGTAGATAAGGTTAGATTTGCTTATGCACAGCTTCCAAGTTGGTTAAAAGTGGGGGCTTTAGAAGACAACAAACTTAGTTTAATACTAGAAAACGGATCTAAAATAAAAGCAGCTTCTGGAGCTTCTGAGAGTGCCAGGGGTTATACAGCCAATGTGCTTGTATTAGATGAGGCTGCATTCATAGAAAATGCAGAAGATCTTTGGGGATCAGCTCAACAAACACTTGCTACAGGAGGTAGAGCCATAGTTTTATCAACTCCAAATGGAGTTGGACAGTGGTTTCACCAACAATGGGTAGGAGCCGAATCAGAAGAAAATAATTTTATACCAGTAAGATTGCCTTGGAATGTTCACCCTTCTAGAAATCAAAAATGGAGGGAGGATCAGGATAAAGAATTAGGGAAAAGGTTGGCAGCTCAAGAGTGCGATTGCAGTTTTATATCTTCTGGAGATACGTATTTTGAATCAGAAGATCTAGAATACTTTTTACAGAGGACTAAAGATGCTATTGAAATGAGAGGCCCTAAAAAAGACTATTGGATATGGGAATATCCTGTACCAGAAAGGTCGTACATGGTGGTTGTAGACACTGCTAAGGGAGATGGATCAGACGCATCAGTTATTGAAGTTATAGATGTATTTACTGGATCTCAAGTAGCAGAGTATAAAGGGGATATGGACACCAAGTCCCTCTCTAAATTCGCAGTTGCTACGGCTACAGAGTATAACTCAGCTTTATTAATAGTAGAAAACACAGGTTTAGGACATGCAACAATATCTGATGTTTTGGAGCTTAATTATAATAATATATACTACTCCCCTAAAGGAGATACCACTAACGTAGCACAGTATATAAACAAAATTTACGACTACGATACCAGTAAAATGACCCCAGGTTTTACGACCTCTACAAAAACAAGACCTGAAGTTTTACTATCATTTAAGCAATATGTAAGAGATCATAGCATATCTTTAAATTCTAGAAGATTGTCATCTGAAATGTCTACCTTTGTATGGAAGAATGGTAAACCTATAGCTCAAACAGGATATCATGATGATTGTGTTATGGCATACGCCATAGGACTTTATCTAAGAGATAGTGCTGTTGAGTATAGATCTAGAGGGATAGATTTGCAAAAAGCATTGATAAATAATATATCAAGGGGAAGCACGTATAACACTAACAAAGGACAAAATCCAAACCAATTCCAAAACCCATATCAGATTAATGTGAATGGAAGACCGGAAGATATTACTTGGTTAATACAATAAAAATCAATATTTATATATATTAAACTGTAAATTCAAAAATAAATGCCAGTAGACAAAAGTTTATTTCCGAGGCTCAAACGTTTATTCTCAACAGATGTGGTTATCCGCAATGTTGGAGGTAAGCAATTGAAGGTGGCAGATGTAGAAAGAATACAGTCTTTTGGTCAATTACAAACCAACTCTCTTGTAGATAGATTTACCAGGCTTCATAAGGCAGGCCAAAGGATGCAATTTAACCCTACCTTAAACTATCAAACACTTAGACTTCAGTTGTATGCAGATTATGAGGCTATGGACACAGATGGTATTATATCTTCTGTTTTAGACATCCTATGTGAAGAAGCTACTCTAAAAGGAGAAACTAATGAGGTTCTTAAGATTAGAAGTAGTAATGAAAATATACAAAAAATTTTATACAACCTTTTTTATCAAGTGTTAAACATTGAATTTAATCTGCCTATGTGGATTAGATCTATGTGTAAATACGGAGATTTCTTTCTTAAGTTGGATATCGCTGAAAAATACGGGGTATATAATGTTAGTCCTCTGTCTGTTTATGATATGATAAGAGAAGAAGGACAGGATCCAAACAATCCATCATACATTAAATTTGTGTACGATCCTGTAGCCGTTGCTGGAGGAACTACAGCTACAAGGAATAAAGAATCTTTTGAGAATTTTGAAATAGCGCATTTTAGATTACTAACAGACACTAATTATTTGCCATTTGGTAGATCTTACATAGAGCCTGCAAGGAAGTATTTTAAGCAATATACTCTCATGATGGATGCTATGCTTTTGCATAGGATTATGAGGGCTCCTGAGAAGCGTGTATTCTACATCAACGTAGGTAATATACCTCCTAATGAAGTTAATGCGTTTGTGCAACAGACTATTAATGGAATGAAAAAAACTCCATTTGTAGATAATCAGACAGGGGATTATAACCTGAAGTTCAACGTACAGAACATGTTGGAAGATTTTTATATTCCTGTACGTCCTGGAGACAACACTACTAAAATAGATACTACTAAAGGATTAGAGTACGCTGGTATAGAAGACGTGGAATTCCTTAGAGATCTCATGCTAGGTTCCCTAAAGGTTCCTAAATCATTCTTAAACTACTCTGATGAACTCAATGGAAAGTCTACCATAAGTGCTTTAGATGTTAGGTTTAGTAGAACGATAGAAAGATTACAAAGAATTATAATCAGTGAACTAGAAAAAATAGCTATAATTCATTTATATGTACAAGGATTTGAAGATGCTGATTTACTAAATTTTGCATTAGAATTAAACAATCCTTCTATAATATACGAACAAGAGAAGATAGCTTTACTGAAAGAAAAAGTATCCCTTGCTGGTGATATAATGGATAAAAAGATATTCTCTAGTGATTGGATTGGGGATAAGATATTCCAAATGTCTGAAGACCAACTCAACCAAGAAAGAGATCTAATAGTAGAAGATGTCAAGAGAACATTCCGCTACAATCAAATAGAAAACGAAGGTAATGATCCAGCACTTTCTGGAGAATCTTACGGAACTCCTCATGACCTTGCTTCTGTTTATTCTAGTAATGATGAGAAGCCTAGTTCTGATGTGCCTGATGGATATGATGAAATGGAAAAAAACCCTGTTGGAAGACCTAAAGAGAAAGCTTCCATATTCAAAACAGACAAGTCTGCTTTTGGAAGAGATCCTTTAGGATCGAAGGGTATGAAACCTGAAACTCCGTTTGACAAGACTAGGAAGGATAAAATAAGCACATTCCAGTTAGAAACCTCTTTAAAGGGGTTGGAAACTAAAAGAAAGAAGAAAATAGTCCTTTTTGAAGAAAAAAGAGATGAATCTCAGCTTTTAGACGAGAGTAACATACTTAATGAAGATATTTAGTAATATTTATAGAAGATCAATATACAATGAAGCTTAAACATAATAAACTTCGAAACACGGGACTGCTTTTTGAGCTGTTAATCAGGCAGATAACTACTGATACCCTCAATAATAAGGAGTCTAAAGCTGTGGATATTCTTAAAAAGAATTTCAACGATACTCTTATTGCCAAAGAGTACCGTATATACAAAGCTTTGCTTTCAAACAAGAACTTATCTGAAGCCAAGGCAAATACAGTAATTGATACTGCTTTACAAGCACATAAAAAGATCAATAAAAACGTATTGGCAAGACAAAAATACGAGCTAATATCTCAGATAAAAGAAAATTATAATTTAGAAGATTTTTTTAAAACTAAAATAGAAAATTATAAAACTCTTGCTTCTGTGTACATGCTTTTCGAAGTAAACCAAAGCGATAAAATAGACCCAGAATCTGAGATTAAATACAAGTTTTCCATAATGGAAGACATTTGTGTTAGCCATAAGACTAAGGATGTGGATCCTGTACTAGCAGAATTTGCTAGTTATGATAAAGGTACCAAGGCTCTTGTGTACAAATTAATGATTCAGAAGTTTAATGAGAAGTACGCTGATTTAAATGAAAGCCAAAAGAAACTTTTAAAAAGGTACATAAGCGATATATCAACTCCTGAATCTTTTAAGGAGTACGTAAATGAAGAATACGACAGGCTAAAAACAAAGTTATCTAGTTTGTCTAAAAATATATCGGATCCTGTAAGAAAGATTAAATTAGACGAAGTAATAAACATAATAAGGACTGTACCTTCTGGAAGATTAGTATCTGATTTAGAGTTAGAAAATTTATTATATTTTTATCAACTTGAAAAAGAACTCGAAAATACCAAAAAATAAAGTAAAAGAAATGTCTACTACTGGGGGAGGAGCTCCTGCAGCAGATCAAGGACATGTTACTCCTGGAGACGGTGAGGGAGTAGCAACGAAGTATGCTTTTGGTGGAGCTGGAGGTACAAAAGCTAAAAGAAAAAAAGGAATACTTGTAACTAAAAAAATAGGAAAATGGGCTGAGTCTATAGACTTGGCTTCTGAATATAAAAGACTTTTTAAAAAAGGATTATAAAATGACAACACAGCAACTATATCAAAAAGTGATAAAAGAGGAAATGTCTAAGTCTGAATTCTTATGGCATGTAAGAAGAAATCCTCTATATCAGGATTCTATTACCAACACAATGTCTTATGATGACACAGTGTCTAAATTAAAAGGAAAAGGACACTTGTGGGATGCAGAATCAAAGTCAGAAGTAAAGCAAGGATATAACTTTTTCAGTGCTTTTAAATCATTGCAAGAGTCTCTTACTGAAGGTAAGAAACAAAAGCTTAAAGGTGGAAAAGGAGATAAACTTACTCCTGATCAAGTTAACTATTACGAGTTTAGTAAAGGATGGAAACACGAACTTGAGCATACTGATGATATAGATAAAGCTAAAGAAATTGCTTTAGATCATCTAGCTGAGGATCCAAACTATTATACTCGATTAGATATGATTGAGTACAAAGCTAAAAAGAAAAATCGTGCTGATCTTCCTATTGAAGTCAAAAAGAAAAACTTTAAGGACAAGGAAAATCAGATGAAAAATGCACCTAAAAAGAAAGTTATTAAAAAATAATAACAATGACTTTTAGTGATATAATATTTTATAGCTTAAAAGAAGATTTAGATAAAATAAAATCTTTAAAAGTAGCAGATGCTGGGAGTACTCCTCTACGAACTAGAGATACTTACCCATCTACGAAGTCTTCTTTTTCAGAAGGAAGCGTACACGAAATAGCTTTTAAAAATATAGTTGATAGTCAAAAAAGACATTACTACGTAATATATAGAAAACTAACAAAGTCAGAATATGACAGTTTAAAAAATAATTATAAAATAGCAGCTTCTATAGTACCAAGTGATCAACCAGAGCATAGCAAAGATATATACTATACGTCAACTAAAGAATATAATAGAGGTGCAAAAGGTTCTGATGTTGTTAAAAAGTTTGCAACTAAAAATTTTATTTACTTATCAAAAGATCAACTAGAGAAAACCAATAAAAATTTATCAGACGAACATAAACTGGAGTTGGTACCTCTTAAAGATATATATGAAAAAGGGATAGGAGTTAGAAACACATCTTTAATGGATTATCTAACTTATTTAGAAGATATAGAAAGGAATAAAAAACTTAAAAGAAAAGACCCTACGGCCGCAAAACCAGAAAAATTAAAAATTGCTGAATTTTTCCTAAGACCAGAAATACAAAAGTATATAAAGAGTCTTATAGTAAATTTTGCAACTAAATATAATTTAAATGCCTCACAAGAAGAAAGAGTAAAAGCTTCTAAAAAAGAAGAAGAAGTTAGAAAAAATCTTTCTGACGAAATAAAAAAGTTTGTAAAAATAGAAGCAGAGGGTAATGAGGATTTTGAAGATTCAGTACTTAACAGTCTAGAAACTACATTAGAAAGGCCAAAACTTTATAGCTCTTTTGAGAAATATTATTATTCTGGAAGTGAGGATGGTAGTGCGACTGAAGATCCAAAAAAATCGGCAAGTGCTGATGTGAAAAAAGAAAAACCTGCTGTTCCTACAAAAAAAACTGACAGTAAGACAAAAGGCAAAGTTGATAGTTTTATAACTGATCGAAATAATGTATCTACACTAAGGAATATAATACAAAACTACTCTGATTCTGTAGACGATACCAGAGATGAAGAAGATAAAAAATTATCTCATAAAAAGTATTATAATAAAATGATAGATTTTTTAAAATCTATTTTAGATCTCAGCGTTAGTGAAAAAGATACAGACAGGATAATAGAAGATATAAAAAATTATATAAAGGGTTTTACAGAAAATCCAGATTTATATAATAGAATTAAATACGCGTACGATAAAATGAAACAAATGAAAAGCAGCCAAAGAATATCTGAAGATATACAAAAAAGGGAAAAACAATACTACGCAGTAACTCTTGCTACTGATGATGAAGGAAATTTTACTGCACCTGCACTTGATCTAGCAAAAAGGTATGATTCAGGTAAAGTGTCTAAATATGCACCTGGAATATACAAAGTGTTTTTAGATAAAAGACAAGCTGAGAATATTGAAAGACTTTCAAGAACTCCAAAATTAAGTGGAGTGGAGTCTATAGTACCGGAAGAAGAGTATAAAAAAAATAAACCTACTAAAGGGGAAGAACCTAAAACACAAGATGCAGAAAAGAAACTAAGAGGGTATAGAAGCCTTTCAGGAGAAAAGAAAGTTAGAACAGCCGATGATTCTTATTTTGATCCTACAAATCCAAAAGACGTAGCGGCATTAGTAGGAAAGGTGCAACCTGGGGATAAAGTGTATAGCGTTAATTTTAAAATAGGAGACAAAAAAAGCGAAGATTTAATCATGCCTTTAAGTAGGATTAAAAAACTTGTTCCTGATTTTAAAATAGACGCCGGGGCTCAAAAACAACCTTCATTTGATTTTGAAATGGAGAAAAAAAGAGGCATATCTAAAGACACTGGAAACACAATATACGATACTGTAAAAGGAGTTTTAAAAGTAAACAGCCCCGTTCCATTAAATGAACCTGTAAAATCAGAAAAAGGAGGACCAGCTTTGTACTTTGTAGTAAATAAAGCTGATAAACGTGTTATTAAAGGATTTCCTACAGAAAAAGAAGCAGATGATCTTAAGAATAGTTTGGGTTCTACTAATTATATTACTGTTAGTAAAATAAATCTACCTAAATACGGAATAAATCTAACTAGAAAAAGTGACGTATCAGAAAAAAATGTAAAAGAAGAACTTTCCAAAGAAGACGAAGCTAAGTTAAAAACACAAATATCTTTTGTCATAGAATCAGACCCAAATGATTTGGACAAAGTGGCGCAGGTTACAGGAAATGCTGTAAAGGCTACTTTTAATAAAGAAAAAAATGAATTAGTTATTACTCTAGATGACAATTCTCAAGCTACATTTACTGGTACAAAGAGTGGAAATGTAACAGGGGTATATAACCCAGATAATAGTGATCAATTTGGATCTCCTAGAAAAATAAATGATATTAAAGAACCTCTTAAAGGAGTTTTAGATAGAGTATTCCCAAGCCCAGCAACAGAGTCTAAACTAGAGGCGTATATCCGTACACGTATTAGAAAAGCTCTTCAAGAAGCAGGTATAGACCAATATATGGGCGCACAAGGTCCTGAAGTAAAAAAAAAGCGTCTTGAAGAATACATGAAAAAATACGAATGGGGATTTCAAGATAACAAAGATCCTTATGTAAGGTATAACGGAACAGAAAAACATTCTATTGTAAATAAGCTTGTTCATGAGTTAGGAGATGAAGGAGTTGCCATATTTAACTCTTATGCTCCTAAAGGCTACGAAATAGCTCGTCCTGACGATTTAAATGATATGGCTGATAGTCCATTAGGATCTCAAATGGCACGTCCTTTTGAACCAAATACATTGACTATGAGAGGCGGTAGAGTGGCTGAGGCTGACGAAAAAGAAATAGACTCTATGTTTGATGACAATGTCCCAATGGACCAGCAGCTTAAAAATGCTGAAGAGTTAGCTAGTGATTACATGAGAGATAGAACATTGTCTAAAGGAATACAAAAAAATCCTAATTTAGGTCACGTAGAAAAAACAATAGTAAAGTTTATACAAAAAGCCTCAGAAAAAGGAGCTAGAAAAGATATAGATCCTAAAAGTAAAATACTACAAGCACTACAGGTAATATCCGATAGACAAATGAACAAATATAGATAATTATATATAACATGCAAGTACTTACAGAATATTATAAGTTAGATATAAGTCCTATAAAGCTTACTGAGGCTTACAAGCCTGGTGAGAAGATGATTATTAAGAATGTAGTCATACAAAGGGCTAATGCTAAAAATAGGAATGGTAGGGTGTATCCTGAAGGAGTACTGCGCAAAGAAATAGAAGAGTATAACAGCAACATGGTTAAGCAAAACCGTGCTTTAGGGGAGCTAGATCATAGCGATTCTAATGTGGTTAACCTTAAAAACGTATCTCATAATATAGTAAACATTTACTGGAAAGGAGATGATGTTATGGGAGATATTGAGATTTTAGATGGAGATGAGTTCCCAGCAGGTAGAATCGCTGCAGGGCTACTTCGTAGAGGAATTCCAGTAGGGATTAGCTCTAGAGGTATGGGAAGTGTTCAAGAATCTCACGATGGAACTGTAGTAGTTAATGACGATTTTAAATTGTTGACATTTGATTTAGTATCTTTTGAATCTACACAAGGGGCTAATTTAACCTTGAAAGAAGGATACGAAATGACACAATCTTTTCAGAATATAGATACTATTATAAAAGACCTTATCTGTAATAATACAGGGGTTTGTCATTGCTAAGAGTAAAAAATTTATATAAAATATATTTTTTTTACTTTTTTTATATATTTATTGTAGACATATTCGCCTAATACTCTTTTTCTTATAAAGAGTTGAATAAAAAGAAATCTATTACACCTCTTTAATAGGCGTAAATCCAAAAAAAAATTTAAGGAAAAATGAACACAAATTTGCTCAAAGAAGCAATCGCAGAAGCGGATGCTATCAAAAAAATGGCTATTGAGAATGCAAAAGCTAGTTTAAACGAAGCTTTTGATTCTAAAGTTAAGGCAATGCTTGCCGCTCGTTTATCAGAAGAAGCTGACGATCTTGAAGAAGAGTACGAAGATTCTGATGATGATAATAAAATGGAAGAGGAAAAGCATGAAAAAGAAGGTGATGACGAAGGCTACGGTATGGAAGAAGAAGCTGAAGGAGACATAGAAGGTGACGCTGACGAAGCTTTCGATCTTGATGAAATCATAGCTGAACTTGAAAAAGGTGAAAAAGGTGATGACAGTGATGACGATGATGAAAAGAAGGAAGTAATGGAAGTTGAAGACGAGGGTGATGATGACATGGAGCCACAAAAAGAAGGTAAGAAAAGCCATTCTGACGATGATGATTCTGAGGAAGAAAATGGAGACGATGATAATGAAAAATCAGTAGACGAAGAAATCGACATCGCTGCACTTCTTGCTGAAATGGAAGATGGTGGTGACGATGAAGGCTACAATATGGAAGAAGAAGCTGATGATGAGGAAGTAGTAAAAGAAGACGCTTCTACAATGATGGATATTTTACAGGGATTAGCAGGCGGCGCAGCATTAGGAGCTGCAGGCGCTGGCATCGCTAAATTATCAGATTACCTTGAACAAAAACATCCTGATATTTTCAAAAAGCTTCAATCAATTGCACAAAGCGCAGCTAAAGCAAAGGGGCTTGAAGAAAAGAAGGAAGAAAAAGGTATGATGGATAAAAAGAATGATAGTGAAGAACTACAGGAAATTAAGCGTCAAGCTGCTGAGTTAGCTCAAAAAGTTAACGAAACTAACTTGATCAACGCTAAACTTCTTTACTTAAATAAGATTTTACGTAAGTACAATCTTTCTGAACAACAAAAATTAAAAGTTATTAGCGCATTTGACAAAGCTAGCACAACTAAAGAAGCTAAAATTGTACATGAATCTTTAGATCAAGCTTTCAGCGTTAAGAACGACAATACTAAAGTAGGTCTTAAAGAGTCTATGGGATTTGCTTCTAAGGCAGCCGGTACCTCAACTAAGCGTGTTATAAATGAAGGCGTGATTACTGATGCTGATGCGCAAGTATCTAGGTGGCAGAAACTCGCTGGTATTATCAAATAAAAAAACAAAATAAAAAAAACAAAAAATGAACGTACAATCTCTCCTCGAAAGTTCTAACCCGTACGCATCTCAGATGACTGAGGCGCAAAGGTTAGTAAAGAAGTGGGAAGCTACGGGTCTTCTTGAAGGTAACGACCTTAAGAACCAGGCCTATGGTAGAGAAAGGATGTCTATCATCCTTGAGAACCAAGCTAAGCAGCTTCTCGTAGAACAATCACAAACTGGTACTGGTGGAACATTCACCGTAGGTGCTGGCGAGCAATGGGCTGGTGTAGCTCTTCCATTGGTTCGTAAAATCTTCGCTGAAATCTCTTCTAAAGAGTTCGTTAGCGTACAACCAATGACTTTACCTGCTGGTCTTGTATTCTTCTTAGAATTCAAGTATGGTAACAACCGTCCTGGTACAGCTCAACAAAACCGTTTCACATCTGGTGACAGCATGTACGGTACTACAAATGTAAAAGATGTTGATCCTTCTGGTGGTCTTTACGGCGCAGGTCGTTTTGGTTACTCAATCAACAACTACTCTGCATCTGTAAACTACACTATCACAACAGCATCTGCTGCTGACGTTAACTTCAACTCTATCTACAGTGCATCTGCTGCTGCTGGTAGACTTCGTAAGTTGTCAGTAACTTCTGCTAGCGGTTCTTTGACTAACCTCGACATCAACGCTGTACGTGGTTTCATCGTAACTGGTAGTGGTGTAAACGAAAGCAACTTGTTTGCTGAATTTACTTCTTACGCTTCTAACGATACCCTTTCTTTCATTGTATCTGGCTCTGCTGGTCAATTGAACTTGGGTTCTGGTTCTGGCGTAGTATTCTATCAGAAGCAACCTGCTGACAACAGCCGTGGTGACTTCGAAGATGCAGCATCATCTCCTTTGACTGGTTCTAACGCTATCCCTGAGATCAACGTTGAACTTCGTTCTGAGGCTGTAGTTGCTAAAACTAGAAAGTTAAAAGCAAAGTGGACTCCTGAATTCAGCCAAGACCTGAATGCATACCAGTCTCTTGATGCTGAAGCTGAGTTGACTTCTACTCTGTCAGAATATATCTCTCTTGAGATCGACCTCGAAATCATCGACATGTTGATCCAAAACGCTAACACCACTGATTACTGGTCAGCTGCTGCCAACACTTTCTACAACAGAGTAGCAGGTACTTGGTCTCAACAAACTGCTGGTGCAGGTGGTTACTATAACACTCAAGGTCAGTGGTTCGCCACTCTTGGTACTAAGATCCAAGGTGTAGCTCGTAAGATCCACCAAAAGACTTTGCGTGGTCAAGCTAACGTACTTATGTGCGGACCTTCTATCGCTACAATCATCGAATCTATCCCTGGCTATGCCGCTGATACCGATGGTAGCAAAGAAGAATTTGCAATGGGTTCACACAAAGCTGGTCAATTGAATAGCCGTTACAAAGTGTATGTTAACCCATACATGAATGAGAACACCATCCTATTGGCTTACAAAGGTAGCCAGTTCTTGGAAACAGGTGCGGTATTTGCCCCTTACATTCCATTGATCATGACTCCATTGTTGTATGATCCAGAAACTTTCACACCAAGAAAAGGTCTTATGACCAGGTACGCTAAGAAAATGTTGCGTTCCGAATTCTTCGGTAAAGTTGAAGTTGCTGACCTCAACAGCGGATTCTAATGAGAATCTAAATATTAAGAAAGCCGGGTTCGTCCCGGCTTTTTTATTTACTTTAAAATATTTATATAAAAGCGTTTATGTCATCTAATCATCACAGCGATCAGGTTTTTAAGTCAAAGAGAGTTCCAAAGAATCCTATAAAGTTTAATATATCTTTAAACGAGGAACAAAAGAATGCCAAAGATAAAATAATAAACAGTGATATAGCAGTAATAAGAGGTAAAGCAGGTAGCGGTAAGTCGTTATTAGCTGCACAAGTAGCCTTAGATATGCTGTTTAAAAAAGATGTAGAGAAGATTATAATAGCAAGACCAGCCATAACAGCGGGAGAACAGATAGGATTTCTACCTGGTACCAAAGAAGAAAAAATGGCGCCCTTTACTGCACCTGTTTACGACAACATGTTTAGATTATGCGGTAAAGAAAAAATAGAAAAGATAGTTACAGAAGGACTCATAGAAATAATCCCGGTAGGATTTTTAAGAGGATTTAATTTTACTAACTGCATAGTTATAATAGACGAAGCACAAAACTGTTCTGAAAATCAGTTAGAATTAATAATGGGAAGACTGTGTTTAGGTTCTAAAATAATCATATGTGGAGACTCAGCCCAGATAGATTTAAGAAATAAAAAAGATTCAGGGTTTGATTTTGTTTGTAAACATATGAAAGACATACCGGGATTTAGTATTATAACCTTACAAACTAATCATAGACATCCTATAGTTGATCCTATGCTTTCTGTATTTGAACAATACAGGAGTTAGTAATATTTATATTTATAAAGAATTATAATGGCTGGCCAAGTAGAAATACAATATTATGATGCTAATGTAGCATTACTTCCGGTATCAGGAAACACACCTTTTGGATTTTTTGACAACGATTCTGAATTTCAGGTAGATGGTCAAAAATTTGTAAAGTTTGCTGCTAGAAGATTAGGCTATCCAATTATGGAAATTGAACTTCAAGACATCAATTTCTATGCTTCTTTAGAAGATGCTGTAGCTGTTTATGGAAAGGAGCTATATGAGTATAAAATAAGGGAGAACTACCTATCTCTAGAAGGAAATACAACAGGTAGCGCACTAAACACGACTCTAATTCAACCGAATTTTGATAACATGTTTAGAATAGCTGCTGATTATGGTAGCGAAGTTGCTAGTGGAGGTAATATAAACTACTACTCTGGGTCTATAGACCTAATATCTGGTAAACAACATTACGATCTAAACGCATGGGCTAGCGCTTCTGCATCATTAGCTCCTGGAGATAGCATAGAAATTAAAAGAATATTCTATGAAGCACCTCCAGCGATAGTAAGATACTTTGATCCATATGCTGGAACTGGTACAGGACTTCAATCATTAATGGAGACATTTGGATTTGGACAATTTTCTCCTGGAATTAACTTTATGTTGATGCCTGTATACTTTGATGTTTTAAAGATACAAGCAATTGAGTTTAATGATCAGATAAGAAAGTCTGGTTATAGTTTTGAGCTTATAAATAACAGGCTTAAAATATTCCCAATACCTACTTTTGATAAAAGATTGTTTTTTACATACATTAAAAAATCAGAAAGGAGTGCTGTATACAGAAACCCTTCTAATGGATTGATAACAAACGTAAGTAACGTTCCTTATAATAACATTAATTATAATCAAATAAACGACATATTTAAAAAATGGATATTTGATTATGCTCTAGCTGTAACAAAAGAAACATTAGGTAATATACGAGGCGTATACAGCCAGATACCTGTTCCAGGAGCAGAAGTTACTATTAATGGACAAACATTAATTGATCAAGCAAACGCAGAAAAAACTGCTTTGGTAGAACAATTAAGAGGGACACTAGATGACACATCTCGTCAAAAACAACTTGAGAAAAAATCTCAAGAAGCTAGTACGATGAGAGAGACTTTTATAAATTTCCCAATGCCAATAATAATAGCATAGTGAAACTAATTGATATCATATTAGAAGATCGTGACTATAGATTTAAGAGAAAAGAGTCTATAAAAAAAATATTTCATAGCTACTCTTGTGTTTTTCTTGTAAAATTTAAAAGAAAAATAAATAGAGTACAGGCGGTTGAAAGAGTTAGAGGCATTCCTACAGTAACTATTGTAGATTTGAGAGGAGACGAAAGACTGGATAAAATAAACAGAACTCTAAAGGACTACGAATACAGTACTGTAGAAGTTAAATTTATAACTAATAAAGATCCTAGAAAGCATGTAAATTTTATAAAGCATGCTATGGTAAGGTCTGATAAAGAAAAAGGTCTAAATAATATTCCAGGCATAGTTGCGGCATCTCCCAAATTAGACACCCTTGTAAAAACTGATTAATGGCACTTTACGGAGGACCGAGAGCAAGATCATTTTTTAGACACCACAGCAGACAAGTAGTAAATAGAATAGTCGCTGAGGAAATACTGTATTATAAACTGTCTTTATCAGAAACTAAATACAACATATACGGAGAGTCTAAAAATAAAATGTATGATCAGCCTATATTAATAGCTTGTTTTTACGCAATAGATGATCAGGTATCAGAGGACCAATCTTTCGGAAAGTCAATAGGACAAATGGCAGAATTTAGATTTTTGAGAGAGGATCTTATAGATATAAATTTAATTATGGAAGTAGGGGATATAATATATTTGAAAGAGGCTTATTATGAAGTTGATCTAGTAATAGAAAATCAATTTGTAATGGGTAAAAATCCTGAATACTCTCTTGAATCTGATTTAGAAAAGTATGGTGAGTCTTGGTCTATAAAATGTAAGACGCATCTTACTGGTGTAAATAAGTTAAATATTATAAAATCTACATAATATGCCTTTACAAAAAAGAGTCATAAAAAATGTACCTAAGACTGAGGCAGAGATTTTAAACAGTCTAATAACTCCCAACTACGACAACGTCCAAAAACCTCCTATACATGAGTATAAAAGAGGGGAAGATGTGTCAATGAGGGGAGAAGAATTTAAAGATGTATCTGTAGGTTTAGAAGACATAGATAGTGCTATATTGTATTATTATCAGGAAGTTATTAGACCGTATGTTATAAATGAAGGGACAAAACAAAACATCCCTGTAATATTTGCTGATGCCGAAAGATGGAAAACAGCACAAAAAGATGGGGTTTATAGAGATAAGGAAGGTAGAATAATGCTGCCTATTATTACTATAAGAAGAGATAATTTAGAGAGAAATAGAAACTTAAGTCATAAGTTAGACGGAAATACTGTAAATATATTTCAAACTTATGAAAAAAAATATACCACAAAAAACCAATATGATAACTTTGCAGTGCTTACAAATAGAGTTCCTGTAAAAGAATTTTATAATGTAGTGGTTCCTGACTACTATACCTTGACCTACACGTGTACTATCTACACTTCTTTTTACGAAGATATAAATAAAGTAATTGAAGATATAAGTTTTAGAGCTGATTCTTATTGGGGAGAGCCTGGTAAATTTCTTTTTAAAGCTAGAGTAGATAGTTTTCCTATAACTAACGAAATTACAGATGGGTCTGACAGAAGATTTGTAAGTACGTTCACTCTAACAATGAATGGATACTTAACTCCTAGTAATATTGGAAAGCACTTGGCTGCAAATGCGCTTAAATATAGGTCTAAAGCGCAAGTTTTATTCACTATGGAAGCATCTAGTCAAGATGTAGAAAATGTTACGTTTAAAGCGCCTAATAAGCCTAAGAAAGCATTGACATCTTATATACCTGAAGGAGTAAACGTGACTAATATAACAAACACAACAACAACTACCGATATATTATTGTATTTAAATACATCAGAAACAAAGAAAGCAGATGCAGCTTCTACAACAACTAGCACAGCTACATTCTTAAACACAGCCTTTAAACAGCCTCCAATAGGATCAGGTTTACCGGCTACATCTGTTTCTGATTTTAAGTTTTTTGTAAATGGAGTATATGTTGATTCAACTCATATAATTTCTTTTGTAGAGTCAGGACTTAATACCGTTTTGACTATAGATACAGGTACTTTAGGGTATGTTTTAGATACTCAAGATGAGATAATAGCTGTAGGTAAATTTGTATAAAATGGCATTAATTAGATCTAAGCAAATAAGTAAAGAACTATCAGGAAATTTTGTATTGACAGGATCATTGACAGTTTTTGGACAAACAACATTTGTCCAGACCTCTTCTATACCTGCCATAGTAGTAAGCGGCTCTCAACATGTGGTTGCGTCTACAGCAGGATACAGCGGATCTGTATTTATACAGGGTCTAGGAACTTTCGCAGACACAGGAAGTAATGCAACAGTAGATCTGGGAGATGAGTCTTTTTAAGGCTTGTTGATATTTATATTTAACGGTAGTTTATAATAAAAATCAAAAGCTTAGATGGCGACATGGATCCAGATACCTAGGGAAGGTTCGAATGCTACATTTAATACAATAACGGTATACGATACTATAATTGCAGGGTCTATTTCAGGATCTTTTACTGGTTCGTTTTCAGGTTCTTTCCCAGAAAATGATCCTATATTTTCTTCTAAATCTGCATCTTTAGCTACTACTGGATCTAATATTTTTAGGGGAGATCAAACTATTACAGGATCTCTAAACGTATCAGGGGCTATTTATAATAACTACCTCCCTCTTACTTCAAGTGCTTCCTATTTTGTCGTAGTAAATCCGACAACAGGACAATTTCAATACACTTTATCAGGAGGCGTAGGATCTTCTGGAGCTAACGGATCTAGCGGTACATCAGGCACAGCAGGTTCTTCTGGAACTAGTGGTACATCAGGCACAGGATTTGAAACAGTAATAAACCCACTACAAGGGAGAGTTTTATTATCGGATGGAAGTACTAATAGAGCTATAGCTTCCGCAAATCTTTTTTACGATACATCAAGTGGTATATTTAAAATAACAGGCAGCCTTGTAATATCAGGCTCTAGTTCAAATTACACTATAGATGCAACTGGCTCATCAAGGTTAACAACTCTACATGTTCAAAATTTAAAAAACCCTGCAAGCGGAAATGGAAACATAGATATATTTGTTGTAAATAATCCGGGGGACGCTGGATATCAAAAATTATCAGTTTTTGCTGGAGGAAGCCCTTACTCAACTGTTATACAAGCATCAGGCGATGGTGGTGGCAGTAGAGATTTGACTTTAAGTGCATTTGGCCCAGGAGGGCAGATACATCTTGGTACAAGCAGTGCTAATAGATGGTTAATTTCGGGCACATATAATGCTTTAGGAACTGGACATTTTTTACCTATAGGAGATGCATTATATAATATTGGAGATCCAACTGCTAAAGTTAAAAATTACTACGGAGTATCAAATTATTTGTCTGGCCTGTTAAATGTATCAGGATCTGCAACTATTTCTGGAAGTTTAAGATCGTCAACTTCTGTCTTTTTCCCAGGACTGACACAATCTCCACAGAATAATGTAGTATTAGTTGACAGTTCAACAGGACAGCTATATTACACAGCTTCTTCAGCATTAGTTCCTTCCGTAGTAGCTACTGCTTCTTTTGTAAGTTCGTCAAATGTGTATGGTCCTTATGGGTTTGATAGTATACAAACTGCATCTTTAGCATTAACAGCATCATCTGCCGATAACTTTATAGTTAGAGGAACTTTGACTGCTCAAACAATAGTAGTACAGACTATTACTTCTAGTGTAGAGTTTGTAACTGGATCAACACATTTTGGTACGGTTGTAGAGAATACTCACGAGTTTACAGGTAGTGTAAATATATCTGGATCTTTAATAATAAACGGTACTTCATTTACAACTGCTACCTCTGGAACTAGTGGTACATCTGGTAGCTCTGGTTCATCTGGTTCAAGTGGATCATCAGGATCAACAGGGTCTAGCGGTTCAACAGGTTCTTCAGGATCAAGCGGAAGTTCCGGTAGCTCTGGCTCCTCTGGTAGTACTGGAACAAGTGGATCTAGTGGTAGCACAGGTACAAGCGGATCTAGTGGCTCAACTGGATCTAGTGGTTCATCAGGGTCTACTGGCACATCTGGTAGTACTGGTACGTCTGGTTCAACAGGTTCTTCAGGTAGCAGTGGATCTACAGGGTCAAGTGGCACATCAGGATCTTCTGGCAGCTCTGGATCTTCAGGTACATCTGGGACTAGCGGTTCCACAGGCACCTCTGGTAGCTCTGGTTCAACTGGATCTAGTGGTTCTACTGGTTCATCAGGATCAACTGGTACAAGTGGATCAAGTGGCAGTACAGGTACAAGCGGTAGTTCTGGATCTACAGGCACAAGTGGATCTAGCGGTAGCACAGGTTCATCAGGATCTTCAGGCTCAAGCGGCTCTTCTGGCTCAACAGGTACTTCTGGTACTAGTGGCAGTTCAGGGTCATCTGGTTCAAGTGGATCATCAGGTACCTCTGGAATAAATGGAGCTCCTGGATCTAGTGGGGCCGGTATAGCAAACTGGGTAGGAAGTTTTATAGATACTACTACTCAGAATGTTAGCGCATCTAACACTCCTACAGTATGGACATACAATAATACAGTATATTCTTATGGTATTACTGTACAAGGAGGCTCAAGAATTACATTTGCTTATCCAGGAATATACGAAGTAGCTTATTCTGGGCAAATACAAAAAACTCAGGGAGGTTCTCAAGTAGATGTTAGCATATGGATGAGACAAAATGGAATTAATGTGTCTGGTAGCAACTCTACCATATCATTAGTAGCCAATAGCTCTTACCAGCTTCCTTACGTGTCCTATATAGTAACCTCTAGCGTTGCTAATGAGTATGTAGAATTTGTATTTTCTGCACCAAGTGATCATGTACAAGTTACTACCCTTGGGGCCCAAACTAGCCCTCTAATTCCTTTAGCACCGTCACTTATAATAAATGCTAAACAAGTTGGAGTAGCTGTAGGAAGTACTTCAGGAACTAGCGGAACCAGCGGTTCTTCAGGCAGTTCTGGGTCTAGTGGTTCAACAGGAACATCGGGAAGCTCTGGTTCAACAGGTACTTCAGGTTCTAGTGGAAGTACAGGAACGTCTGGTTCTAGTGGTTCTACTGGTACAGCAGGATCTTCCGGCTCAACAGGTACAAGCGGGTCATCTGGATCAACAGGATCTTCCGGATCTGCTGGTACATCCGGTTCTAGTGGCTCATCAGGATCAACAGGTACAAGCGGGTCTAGCGGAAGTACAGGAACTTCAGGTACATCTGGATCCGCAGGAACTTCAGGTTCCTCAGGTTCAAGTGGCACTTCAGGAACATCTGGCTCATCAGGTTCTACAGGAACATCTGGTAGTACTGGCACATCTGGAAGTAGTGGGTCTGGTGGAACTTCTGGATCTTCTGGTTCATCTGGAACTTCTGGATCTAGTGGATCATCAGGATCAACTGGAACTAGTGGATCTAGTGGAAGTACTGGAACATCGGGTAGTTCAGGCTCTACAGGATCCTCTGGCTCATCAGGTTCTACTGGTACTAGTGGATCTAGCGGAAGCACCGGTACTAGTGGATCGTCAGGTAGTTCGGGCTCATCAGGAACTTCAGGAACCGGATTTAATACAATAACGAATCCAGCAGACAATAGAATATTAACTTCTCTTGGTACAACTAATACTGCAAATGCAGAGGCAAATTTAACTTTTGATGGCTCTACATTAAATTTAACTGGTAATTTAACAGCTACTGGGGATATAACTGCAAGAACTTTAGTTGTCCAGACTGTAAGCTCATCAGTAGTTTATAGCAGTGGCAGTAACATATTTGGAGATAGCATTCTAGATACCCACACGTTTACAGGTAGCGTTAGAATTACAGGCTCTTTAAGCTTAAGAAATATACCAATAAGTGCTAGCGCAAATCTGTTTTTAGTAGTAGATCAGGCGGGTAATGTATTTTATAGGGCTAATGGAGCTGACGGTTCCTCTGGTACTTCTGGATCATCAGGAAGCTCTGGAAGTAGTGGAAGCACTGGAACTTCTGGATCTAGTGGTTCCACAGGCACTTCTGGTTCATCTGGATCAACTGGCACATCTGGATCTTCTGGCTCAACGGGATCTTCTGGTAGTTCCGGCAGCACGGGATCATCAGGTAGTTCCGGCAGCACGGGATCATCAGGTTCTACTGGTTCATCAGGTTCTACTGGTACAAGTGGTTCTTCTGGTTCATCTGGAGCAAACGGTTCATCTGGTTCATCTGGATCTAGTGGTTCCACAGGCACATCAGGCTCTTCAGGTACAAGTGGTTCTTCAGGATCTTCTGGTAGTAGAGGATCATCAGGTTCTTCAGGTAGTACAGGATCGAGTGGATCAAGCGGATCAACAGGCACATCTGGTTCAACTGGTACAAGCGGTAGTAGTGGATCATCTGGATCTACTGGTACTAGCGGTAGTACTGGTACGTCTGGTTCAACAGGTTCTTCAGGTACATCTGGATCATCAGGCACATCAGGATCAAGCGGTAGTAGTGGTACTAGCGGATCGACTGGCACTAGTGGTAGTTCGGGTTCTTCTGGCTCATCAGGTAGCACAGGTACATCTGGCTCATCAGGTTCATCAGGAACTTCAGGGTCTAGTGGTACAAGTGGAGCAAATGGGACTAGCGGATCATCAGGTTCTTCTGGAACATCAGGATCAAGCGGTTCCTCAGGTAGTAGAGGCTCTTCAGGGTCTAGTGGTAGTACTGGTACAAGCGGATCTACAGGTACTAGCGGGTCATCAGGCTCTTCAGGCAGCACAGGATCTAGTGGTTCAACTGGTACGTCTGGTAGCACAGGAACATCTGGATCTTCTGGTTCTAGTGGATCTACAGGTACTAGCGGTTCAACTGGCACAAGCGGTTCATCAGGATCTACTGGTACTAGTGGGTCTAGTGGTAGCACAGGTACAAGCGGTTCATCAGGTTCTACTGGTACTAGTGGTTCTAGCGGAAGTACAGGCACATCTGGCAGTTCTGGAAGCACTGGTACAAGTGGAAGTAGTGGATCTACGGGAACTTCTGGTTCATCAGGTAGTACAGGAACGTCTGGTTCAAGTGGTACAAGTGGATCTTCTGGCACTTCAGGAACTGGGTTCAATACTATAACTAATCCTGTAGATAATAGGATATTAACTTCTTTAGGAACTACAAATACTGCTAACGCAGAAGCAAATTTAACATTTGATGGTTCTACATTAAGTCTTAATGGTGGCTTAATAGCAACGGGAAATATTACAGCGAATACCTTAGTAGTTCAGACCGTATCTTCCTCTATAATTTATAGTAGTGGAAGTAATATTTTTGGAGATAGTGCAGCAGATATCCATCAATTTACAGGGTCTGTAGCAATAAGAGGCACTGGGTCGAATGTATTTGCAGTAGATGGTATTTCTGGAAGACTTTTCCAAATAGATGATTCTCTTTCTGGGTCACTATTTTCAGTAAATACAGCAGCAGGGCTTCCAATAATAGAAGCGTTTTCTGATAATACAGTTAGAATAGGGCAGTTTGGACAAAGGGTTTTGTATGTGTCCCAATCAAGAATAGGAATAGGCAAAGAAACTGGAATAAACAGTCTACTTGATATCAGTGGCAGCGTGTCTGTAACGGGATCTTTAAGCGTAGGATTAACTTCTAACGCACTTCTTAACTACGTTGTAGTAGACACAGGTAGTGGGCAGTTCTTCTTCAGGTCGTCTACTACAAATACATCAGGTACCTCAGGTACATCGGGCTCTTCTGGTTCATCAGGCTCAACTGGGACATCAGGATCTACTGGTACTAGTGGCAGTACAGGTACGTCTGGTTCAACAGGAACATCTGGTAGTACAGGCACTAGCGGATCAGCAGGTTCTAGCGGTTCAACTGGTACAAGCGGCTCTACTGGTACCTCTGGTTCTTCAGGAAGCACAGGAAGTTCAGGATCTACTGGCACATCAGGATCAACAGGAACTTCAGGAAGTAGCGGATCAGCAGGGTCTAGTGGCTCTACGGGTACTAGTGGTTCTACTGGTACTTCTGGTAGTACAGGCTCATCTGGCTCCACAGGAACTAGCGGCTCCTCCGGCTCTACTGGCACTAGTGGCAGCTCAGGGTCTACTGGAACGTCTGGTAGCAGTGGTAGTACGGGTACCTCAGGTAGTTCAGGAAGTACAGGTTCATCAGGCTCATCAGGTTCTACAGGAACAAGCGGATCTACTGGCTCATCTGGCTCTACAGGTACTAGCGGTAGCTCAGGTAGTACAGGATCTTCAGGATCTTCAGGATCTAGAGGATCTTCTGGCTCTTCTGGATCAACAGGAAGCAGTGGATCTTCAGGAACTTCTGGCAGTTCTGGTACTAGTGGCTCATCAGGTACATCTGGAGCTGGAACTATAAGTGGTGGTACTACTAATTATGTGTCTAAATTTACTAATGCAACTACTTTAGGAATTAGTCAAATATTTGATAACGGTACAAATGTTGGTATAGGTACTACAAGTCCAGGCAATCCATTACACGTAGAAAAAGACGCTGGGGGTAACGCTATTGCATTTTTTAATAGTTTGAATGCGGATGGATATGGAGTAGCAATTCGTACCACTGATACGGGTAACGATAAATATGTTCTTCGTCTTGACAGCAACTCTGGTACAACACCAGTTATGTTTGCTACAAACGCAGGTAATGTTGGTATTGGTTATACAACTCCTACATACAAACTTGATGTTGCAGGAACAGTAGCTACCGACTATACCATTGTAGATTCTACAGCTCCATTTCGTATAGTTAAACCTAGAGGTGGATATTATAATACTGCAACTAGTGTAGTTACAGGCGCAATAAAAATTACATATCCAGTTGGATATACTAATACAATGCATACTGTAAAAGCTAGAGTTTATGATTACAATTCAAATACTTCATTTACAGTTCATTTTGGAGGATATAATTATGCTCCTAGTCCTTCTTGGGTTAATACTTTTGCATATATAGAAGGAGACGCAGGAGTAGATAGAAACTATACTGTTCGTTTTGGATATGACGGAACTAATATGGTTGTGTACATAGGAGAACTAGCAAGTACATGGAGTTATCCACAAGTATTTATTGATGAAGTAGGAATAGGATATTCTGGATTGTCAACAACTTGGGCAAATGGTACTTGGGCAGTAGGATTTGAAGCAAGCGCCTTTGCCAACGTAACAGCTACTATATCAAATACCAATGCTCACAACTTTGCAAGAAACGGCGCAGATGCTTACTACATCTTAGGAAATGTAGGCATAGGTACAACTTCTACACTTGGTAAATTAGATGTAGCTGGAACTACTGGTGTTGTATTAAATGTCAGAACAGATGGAGAATCTTTTGCCACCGGTATTCGTATTCAAGCTAACAATGCTAATAATGGTTATTTATATATGACATTTATTAGTGGATCTCAATATGCTTCTTTACAGGCAGGAGATAGTGCTGCGTATAGAAACATATCTTTAAATCCTGTAGCAGCAAATGTTGGTATAAGAAACGTTAATCCTACAACTGCTAAATTAGTAATTGGTGGCACAGCAGGAGAAGAAGGAATAGACTTAGCAACAGCAGATCAATATGCAAATTTTAGAGTGCTTAGAAATTCTTTAAGCGGTATTGATAAAGACATGTACATAGGATATCAAAGTGGAGTAGGAAGTAAACTCCATTTATATTCTAATAATTCAGAAACTGTAACTGTTTCTGGAGATCTTGTAGGTATTGGAAATACTTCTCCTACTTTTAAATTAGATATAACTGGAGCCGGTTCTGTTATTAGAGCACAATCTTCTTTATCTTATACAGATTTAGCATTATCAAATACCTCAACAACTAGCTATATTCAAGCTAACGGAAATAATCTATATTTTTTTGCTGCCGGAGGTAGTAATAGTGATATAGTTTTAGCATTAGATGGAACCAATAATAGAGCAGGTATAAATACCCTAAGTCCATCTTATGCATTAGATGTAGCAGGTGCTATAGGAATGCATGACGAGGCTCAAGATATTGATTCAAGATATTATGGAGGCACTTTCTTAAGAGGGTGGAGTATTTTCACTCAAGGAAGCGAGTCTAGCATAACATATACTACAGATACTACATCTCCCGTAGGCACGGAAGTAATATCGGTATCTTCTTACGTTTGGACTAGAGGACCTAAAATACGTCTTGATAAAACTCAAAACTATGAAGTAGAATTTTGGCTTAAAAGACAAACAGCAGTGAGTGCAGCAACTACATATATGGTAGTTTCTAATTACGATAGTAGTGGAAATGTTATTTCTGGTGACGGTACAGATTGGCATTATCCTTTTTCTGTTGATCAATCAACTTTAACAGTAGGAACTTGGTATAAATATAAATTTGTAGTTGGTCCATACGGAGGATCAAAAGACCATAGCCCGTCAGGTAGGTACATAAGTGTTGGTTTCATTGCTAACTACACAACAGGTACAGATGTTCTGTACATGACTGGTTTTAAATGTAGACCTATACCAAGTTATAATAACGACCCAATAACTATATACAATAACGGTAATGTAGGTATAAAGACAACTAACCCTTCATACCCTCTTCATGTAACTGGTAAAATATACAATACTGGAGATATTCAAAGTTTGGGAACTGGGTATTTTGGTGGAGATGTGATAGCATATTACTCTGATAAAAGATTAAAAACTAATGTAAGACCTATAGAAAGTGCTTTAGAAAAAATAAGCAGGCTAGGGGGCTATTACTATGAACCAAATGAATTAGCTTTGCAATTAAAAGCGGCTACCGATGCAAAGCAAAAATTAGGATTGATAGCACAAGAAATACAAAAAGAGTTTCCGGAAGCTATTGAAAGAGCCCCATTTGATATGGATGATAACGGAGGTTCTAAATCAGGGGAAGATTACTTAACTGTAAAATACGAAAGATTAATACCTGTTTTGATAGAGGCTATAAAAGAATTACACGAACTTATAAAAAACAAAAAATAATGCCACTAGAAATTAATTACCGCTGGAATTTTAACCCTTTAGAAGCATATCCAACAGCATCAGGAGAAGATAATGTAGTCTTCTTAGTGCACTGGCAACTTTATGGAACTACTGGATCTTACCAATCTTCAGTTATAGGAGTTCAACCTGTAAGTTATGAATCAGGTTCAGCATTTACTCCATTTAATGAATTAACTTACGACATAGTTTATAACTGGATGACTGCTTCTATGGGTCTAAGCCAAATGGCGCAGCATGAAGCTAACGTAGCTCAACAAATAGACAATCAAATTAATCCTCCTATTTTAGTTGAACAAGCTCCTTGGTTAATTTCTGGGTCCTATTTAAATCTTTAATAAATTATAAAGTTATGGCACTGCCTAGTAGTGGTCAAATATCAATAAGCTCTAGTGCCTACGCCGCTAGCACTCAAATATCATTTGAAACTACGCAGTCAGGGAAGGCGTTTAACTATAGTTTGTCGAGACTTTCTAAAGGAAATTTTGATAGTAAATCTAACTTGCTCTCCGGATATGCAGGCATAAACCAAAACTCAACTACTAAACCAGACAGAACAGCTCAGTATTCTTTATCTGAGTTTTATAGCTACAATCACACCCAAAATGGATCTTGTTCAGGAACTAGTTTTGGAGATGCATTATCATCTTTATCAGATGATAGAAGATCTTATAACAGAATCTCCGTAAGTGGGAATGTGGGTGATGTTGTTGTTATAACTGTAGTATGCCCTACTAGAAGCGGGTCTGAGCCTTTTGGACCTTTTGGGTATGGGTATTATAGAATATACAATATATACCCTTTTAATACTTTTGGGGAGCTGCTAAGTGGGTTTTTGTTTTCTGGATACACATCAAATACTACCAACACACACAGCTATACTTTAGTGGGAACTTCGGATGTGTTACACATAGTTACATATAATGGATTAGAAAATATTTTATAAAAAATATAATATGTCTGTTTTTACTTTTACTGTTAACTGTCCTGTTGGCCCAACACCTACACCAACACCTACCCCAACCCCATGCCCTTGTGATTCATACTCAATAGAAAATGTAGGAGGCAGTCCTAGAACTGTTAGCTACTCAGACTGTAGAGGTATTTCTAGAACTATACCTGTTAGTGGAGGAAATTTAGTAGAAATATGCGCTTGTAGCGTAACTGAACAAACTAATATAATAATAACAAATCTAGGGACTTGTTCTTCTCCTAACACCCCAACCCCTACACCAACTAACATACCAACAGTTACACCGACACCAACAACTCCCCCAACCCCTACACCAGGTCCTACTTATACTGTAAATGTATTCGCTTCTTTTACCGGAAATATTACGCAAACCGTAAATGCAGCAGGACCTGGTGGCCCCGTAGTAGAAAGTGCTGCAAGAGCTTACTATTGGTTAGGACCTCCATATACAGCAGCTAATAATTTAATAGGAGGTAATATATCTAGTAAAAACTGTAATTATTTAGGTACTATTAGCAATGTTAATGGAGGAAGATCGCTATATATAGGAATGTTATCCTATAGTTATAATGTTCCTATATTATTTACTGCAAATATTACCTCTGCGGTATGTAGTTATGCTGATAATGTGGGTAGGTATTGTGGAACTATTCTTGATAGTGGAGGGGGATTTTCATTTGTTGTAACGGGAAATACTGACGTATATTTAGTGGCTCTTGGAGAAAATGATTACAGTAAGTATAATGAAATATTTGAGACCTCCCTTGACTATTGCGTATATATTAATACTTAAAGTTAATAAAAAATAAATCATATGTATAAAGTAATCATGCAATTTATTCCTAATGTAGATCAGATTTGGGTATCAAAATTAAACCCAGAAGACCCCGAATATATTTATTCTACAAAACAGGAAGCAGACGACAAAGCAGCTGAACTACAAGCCGCAGACCCTACAGGAAGAAAATATAAATCTTCTTTGGTAGAAGCAGAATAGTTTCTTATATTTGTCTGTAAATTAAGTTTTGATGGGTAAAAAGAAGTTATTATTTATAGCCCCCCATTTATCTACTGGGGGGATGCCTCAATATTTGTACAAACAGATAGAAGTTCTTAAAAATGACTTTGAAATTTGGTGTATAGAATGGGATAATGTAACTGGAGGTAAGCTTGTTGTACAAAGAAATAGAATTTTTGAACTACTAGGTAAAAATCTTATCACTCTTGATGAAGACAGGCATCATCTTTTTAAAATAATTGAGGAGTTTAAGCCTGACGTAGTACATCTACAGGAAATACCTGAGATGTTTATGCCTCATGAAGTAGCATCTAAGCTATATAATAGTAATAGAGAGTACGTAATTGTAGAAACATCGCACGATTCTAGCTACAATGTTTCTAATAAAGTACATTTTCCTGATAAGTTTATGATGGTAAGCCAATATCAGATAAATGAATATAAAAAATTAAACATACCCTGCGAACTTGTTGAGTATCCTATAGAATATAAAGAAAAAACAAAATCTAGAGAAGACTTACTAAAAGAACGTGGTCTTGATCCTAATAAAAAACATGTAATAACCGTAGGTTTATTCACTCCTAGAAAGAATCAAGCTGAAGTTATAGAATATGCTAGATTCTTGAAAGATTACCCAATCCAATTTCATTTTATTGGTAATCAAGCTGACAATTTTAAACATTATTGGGAGCCTTTAATGAAAGATTTCCCTTCAAATTGTAAATGGTGGGGAGAGAGGAGAGATGTTGATAATTTTTATCAAATAGCCGACTTGTTTTTGTTTACTTCTAGAGGACACGCAACAGACAAAGAGACTATGCCTCTTGTCATAAGAGAGGCTATTAGCTGGAACGCTCCTTCTTTAATATATAACTTAGACGTTTATTTAAACTATTTTGATAAGTTCAATAATATATCATACTTAGATACCGTAGATAAAGAAAAAAACTGCAATACTATTTTAAAAACTTTAAATATGAATGAAAACGCTGTTTTCGAAGTGTGGTATACGAGTTCAGATAATAAAGTTTACTTCAGTTCAAAAGATTTTCATAAAGATGTGCATGTTTCTATAAAAGATATAGATTCTCATGCTGTTTTGTGGTCAACTGAGTATAAAGATTTTTATCCTAACATAGAATACTGGATCCTTCCCACTCCAAAGTCTTACATAGACTTTGAAAAAGATCCAACCTTTGGAGGGTTAAGGGTAGAATTTTATAAAAACAATGAGTCTATATTCCATAAAGAAATAAGGATAAAGCATGTTTTTATAAAAAAACCTGTCTTAGAAATAAAAAACTTTACTGAGCCTACTTATATAAACTATGTAGAGTTTTTTGTAGATAAGATATATGATAAATACCTACTGTGGAAAGATTACAACGTTATTGTGGACGTTGGAGCAAATATAGGATTGTGGATAGAGTATATCAAAAACACAGTCGAATTTAAAAAGATATATGCTGTAGAACCCAATGAAAAAGCACTTGAAATACTAAATAACTCTTATAAAAATGATGATAGAATTTGTATTGTAGACAAAGCTATGTCTGATAAAGATGGAGAAATGGAGTTTTTTGTAGACCAAGAAAATTCCACTATATCATCAGCTGCACAGTATGGATCTCTTAGATCTTCTTATAAAGTAAAATCTACTAGTTTCAAATCTTTTATTAAAGAAAACAAAATAGAAAAAGTAGATTTACTAAAAGTAGATATAGAAACTGGAGAGTACCCATTGTTTGAATCATTAGACGCAGATGATTTTAACATTATTGACAGCATATTAGTTGAGTATCATCTTATTGCGGGTAGATCTTATAAAGATGTAGAGGACCTAAAAAACAAATTAACAAGCGCGGGATATAGCTTAGAAGTGAGAGATATGCACTCTATAGGAGGGTTTATATTTGCAAGCAAAACGCCTCTGGAAAATATGATAACTAATGAGAAAATAGAACGTTTACTAGACACCAATCTAGCACCTAACAAAAGGGACTTAGCTTCTCTAGTAAATAAAATGTTTCCAGACGGAAGAGGAGTAGAAATTGGGGTATTAAGGGGAGACTATTCTAAACTTATATTAGAGAGATGGCCTAAGGGTACTCTTTATTTAATAGATGCCTGGAGGCATTTAGAAGATTATATAGACATGAATGGTCAGGAAGATAAATATCATTATGATTGTTTAATTGAGACTTGTAAAAATATAAAACCTTGGCAGGATAGAGCGCATATAATAAGAATGGATAGCGTTAAATCCTCAGATATGTTCCCTGATGAGTACTTTGATTTTATATACATAGACGCTGATCACTCTTATGAAGGCGTGGTTAAAGATTTGAACGCTTGGTGGCCTAAGATTAAAAAAGGAGGATTGTTTTGTGGAGACGACTACATACCACATGATGGAGACATCTGGTTAACAGTAGGAGATAAGAAAGAATATGCAGGTAAGTTTGGAGTTAGAAAAGCTGTAAATGAGTTTACAGAAGAAAAAAATCTAAAACTATACGAAACAACAGAGGAGCCTTATTGGAGACAGTGGTATACTTTTAAACCTTTGTAATATGATTTTAATACTATATAGCGATAAAAATTGTGAATATCAGGCAATATCTTGTATAAGATCGTTAACTAATAAAATAACTCCTGATGTAAAAATTGTTTATTATACTATAGGTTTTAAAACTAAGTTTTCTTTTAAGAATTTACAGACAATACAAATACCGTATAATGGATTGTACCCTAGATTTCACTATTACAAAGCAGAGCTGTCTTTGTTTACCATGAACATATTTCCAGGAGAAGACTATGTTTTTACTGATACCGATGTTTTATTCTCTTCTAACTTTGATTTTAGTAAAATAAAACATAGTGAATCACATCCTCTTGCTAGTTATGGGCCTTTTGATTATCCATTTATGTGGGAAGAAACAGATGGGGTAAAAACTATATTTGATGAAACTGCATTGATGAAATATTGCAATGTTCCTGAAAGATCTCAAAGATATGTTTGGTCTTGTTTTTATACTTTTAATGAAAACTGCAGAGATTTTTTTGAAGAGTATGTTGCTTTTTGTAAAAACAAATACTTGTTAGACAGACAACGCATATACTTTCCTTACGCAGATGAGACACCTTTTAATATTTGTTTGTGGAAAAGGGGTGCAACTAAAAATTTAGGATTTGGTTTTGTAAACACACACAGAATAGATACTATAAAAAAAGTAGAAGAGTCTAAAGCAAAAGGTAAATACGGAGGAAATAGTTATGACGCTTTCGGAACAGACTGGGAATATATACACGATTCAGATAGTGTTCTGTTATATCATGGATTCAAGGAAAAAAATGATATGGAGGAAGCAGTAGATTATTTACTAAAAATTCAGCAAAATGGATAGTATATTAGACATATCTTTTGATAAAAAGACAGCTCAGTTTACTTTTAAATCAAAAACAAAAAATACTTTTAAGGCAAGTATAACAGTTTCTGATGTTCATGTTGGTTGTGTTTATTTTTTATGGGAAGATATAGAAATTAACTCAGATTTTTCAGGTTGGTTAGTTCCTTTAGAAGAAAAGTTAATGAAGGTAATTTTAAATAATCCAGCGTATCCTGGGTTCAATTTTAAAGTATATGGGTCCAATAAAAGATTATTGCAGTCTACAAGTTTTTATTTAAATAAAACATCGGCCCCTATAAAACTTCCATTTATAACACCTAATAATGATATGGTGGGTCCGTCATATGTAGATTTTTTTTATTCCGATCTTTGTAGAGGAATAGATTTCTCAGGAGTTATTTTAGATGCAGGAGCTAATGTTGGATTTTTTACCGCTTTTGCAAAAACTAAAGGCGCAAAAAGAATATACAGTGTAGAACCAGACCCGTCAGCTTTTGATTGTTTAGAAAAAAATTTTATAGATGATCCAAATGTTATATGTCTAAATAAAGCCTTATCCGATAGAACAGATATTGTCCTTTTTGATCTTTCACTGGGGAGTTCAGTCTCTAGCACAATAAATAAGTATAATAAACAGACAGAGACCCATACCATATTCATAGAGTCTTTTTCATTGTCTACTTTTTTCATGTTAGAAAATAACATAAATCTTTTAAAGTTAGATATAGAAGGTGCAGAGTATGAAGTTTTAAATGCGTTGTCTAGCTACTATTATAAAAAAATAAATCAAATTTTTCTAGAGTTTCATGGAGATCCTAAACCTCTGTTCCATAAATTAGAAAAGGAAGGATACATTGCAGAGTATAGAGACTCTGATGAAAATAGTAATTCTGGGTTCATATACGCTAAAAGACCATGAAAATAATAAATGTCACTCCTGGGCTTATTCCTATACCTCCTAATGGTTGGGGAGCCGTAGAAAAGATAATATGGGAAACTCACAACGCTTTACTTGAGTTAGGACATGATTCTAAGATACAATACCTAGATGAAGTAAGTGATTATGACGTAGTGCATATACACGTTGCTAATTTGGCTATAATGGCTCACGAAAGAGGCATTCCTTATTACTTTACTATGCATGACCACCACGCATATCTGTATGGTAAGGACTCTCAGGCATTCAAAGAAAACATGCTTGCGATAAAAAACGCTAAAAAAGCATTCGTCCCCGCAAAATACTTGGTTGATTATTTTGGAAACATACCGGAATATTTCTCTCATGGGGTTAATACGGAGTATTTTACTCCTAAAAGAGATTGGAAAACGCATAAACTTCTGTGCGTTGCTAATAATGGATTTATACACGATCAATCTGAGGACAGGAAAGGCTTTGGGTATGCTATAGAATTAGCTAAGTATTTTGATCTTCCTATAACGATAGCAGGACCGCAAAATAATCAAGTATACTTTAAAAAATTTCCAATAGAGTATAAAAATTCAACTATACTTTATAATTTGTCCGAAGAAGAGTTAAGGGATTTATACAATTCCCATAGTGTATTCTTACATTTTTCAAAACTAGAAGCGGGGCATCCTAATTTAACTTTGCTAGAGGCCCTAGCTTCAGGACTGCCTATAGTGGGAACCTACGAAGATAACGCAGACTTGTCTGGAATGATAAAGGTTAACAGGAGTTTGGAGGAGGGTATAGAAGCTCTTAGTAAGGTTTTAGACCCCATAGCGTACAGTTCTTATTCCAAGAAAGCCAGACTACAAGCAGTTGATTTGTCTTGGACCAATAGAGTAAAAGATTTATTAAAGAAATATGATATGAGTTTAAAAGATCAATTAATATCAGGGTACAATTCTACTGAAAAATTGTCTATACCTTCTAAAGAAAATGCGCCAAAATTCAATATAAATTTTATAGACGGTGCGTTTTTTGAAATAGTAGGAGGGCCTGACAGAGAATATACTGTCCAGTTTATAGATCAAAAAACTGGACAAACTGTACATAAAGACACAATAAGAAAGAACCACTGGATAAGAACTTCCAGCAAGTACTATAATGATTGGAACATCTTTGTAGATGATGGGGTAAATTCTTACGAATATAAAATGGATTTAACAGACAGAAGAGTTTATATAGCACTGGATTCCAAGGCTTTAGGGGATACTCTATCTTGGTTTGAGTACGTAGAAGAATTTAGAAAAAAGCATAACTGTAAAGTTATCTGTTCTACTTTTTGGAACCACTTTTTTAAAGAAGATTATCCAGAAATAGAATTTGTAAAACCTGGAGATACCGTACACGACTTGTATGCTATGTACACAATTGGCTGGTTCTATAAAAGTGAAGGGAAGGTTGACTTTGATAAGAATCCTTTTGATTTTAAAAACCAATCTCTACAAAAAACTGCTTCTGATATACTGGGTTTAGAGTTTAAAGAGGCAAAACCTTCTATAAAACTTAATAAAAATGTTGAAAAAGAAAAGATAGTCAGCATAGCTATACACGGGACAGCACAAACAAAATACTGGAATAACCCTAATGGCTGGCAAGAATTGGTAGATTATTTGAAATCTAAAGGATATAGAGTTTGTTTACTATCCAAAGAGGAGGATGGGTATATGGGAAATAAACATCCAAAAGGAATAGAGTATCTTTTAGATAACAATATTGAAACTGTTATACACACACTACAAAGATCTGCCATGTTTATAGGAATAAGTAGCGGTTTGAGCTGGCTATCTTGGGCTGTGGGAACTAAAACTTGTTTAATTTCTGGATTTACAGACCCTAAAACAGAGTTTGAAGATTGCATAAGAATATCCCCAGAACCAAACATCTGTCAAGGGTGTTTCAATACAGATCAATTAGATGCTGGAGATTGGAACTGGTGTCCCAGACACAAAGACACTCCTAGACATTTTGAGTGTACTAAGACTATAACATCCTCAAAAGTTATAGATAAAATATCTGATTTTCTGTAAAATATGTAAGGAACCTTTGATATTTATATACGCCTATATAGGTCAGCGAAAGCTGTTTAGTATATACTAGAACCGTTCCATACATATGGCCCAAAAATTAAAACTTCGCAGGAGTGCTATTCCTGGTGCGAAACCTACTGTAGCACAACTAGACTTTGGTGAAATCGCAATGAATACTTACGATGGTAAGTTATTCATGAGAACTACATCTAGTTCCGGAGATCAGGTAGTAGAAATAGGGTACAGCACTGATATAACAGGATCATTGTTTGGAACTGCTAGTTGGGCAATAAATGCACTAACCGCATCTAACACCCCTAACGCATTTGTAACAGCTATACAGGTATTTCCAGACACTATTCAATTAATTAAAGGGGACGGAGATACAGAAAACTACAATATTAACAATGTAGTACAGGCACAAAATGCAACCTTAGCTGAAACAGCATCTTCTGCTGATACCTTTGTTGTTAGAGAAAGCCTAATAGCTACTTCTATAACAGCATCAGCTGGATTTACTGGGGATGGTAGCAAGCTAGCAAATGTTGGTGTTATTGAAAAAGTATATTACGTAGCAGAAGATGGCTTAGATACAAATGACGGTAAAACTCTGTCTACTCCATTTAGAACTATCAAAGCTGCAATTACCGCAGCATCGGCTTCATTAGCTGCTAATTCCGGATTCCCACTTTATAGACAAAGTATTCATGTAAAAACTGGGTATTATGTAGAAGAAGCCCCTATTATTGTTCCCTCAAGCACATCTATTATAGGAGATGATTTAAGAAGCGTTGTTGTTAGACCAACTTCAGCAACAAGTGGGTCTAATTTATTTTTAATGAACAATGGTACATATTGTTATGGATTAAGATTAGAGGGTTCAACTATTGATAATTTAGAGGATCCAAGAAATGGTTTCTTTTTTGCTTTTGCTCCAAGTGCAAGTATTATAACTTCTCCATATATTCAAAATTGTTCTGCAATTTACACACCGGCAGATAAATTTTATGCGCCTTTAGATTCAGGATCTAATCCTCCAAACCCATTAGTTGGCAACGGTCCTGGTGGTATGATTGTAGACGATTCTGTATTAGACGGATACTCCCCCCTTAAATCAATGATTGTAGATGCATATACTCAGGTAGCATTTAATGGAATAGGTATTTGTGTAAGAGGCAGGGGATACGCTCAATTAGTATCTTTCTTTACTAACTTTAGTAGAGTGGGAGTGTATTGTATTGAAGGAGGTCAGGCGTCTTTATTAAACTCTAATACTACGTTTGGTGATTATGGTTTAAGATCAAAAGGGGTGAGAATGTTAGTAAAACCTAATATATCTGCAATTAGCTCTTCTATAGATGTAAGTGGATCATTAATAATAAGATCACAAAAGACAAGTATACAAAACTATATGATAAACAAATTAGCTTTATCAGGTAGTTATAACACAACATATATAAGTGGAAGTGGTGCAAATTATGCGTCAACAATTAAAGATAGTGGGTTACTAATAGATGCAATTTCTGATGACTTGTTAGTACCCACTTGTGCCAGAACCTCTCAATTTGCATCAGGATTATTTAAAGGACAAGACGTATCATCAGGCAGTTTATATACTTTACCTATAGTAACTGGATCAAACTTTATTGAAGGAGCTATAACCGTATTTCCTTTAATATCTAATAGTAGTGGGTCACTAGCAGGAGATTTTATTAAATCATATCAATATATTAAAGAGTATATTGTTAATGATCCAGACACTATATTTAGTGGTGTAACATTAGCAGGTAAACAAAAAGTGGGACAGATGCTAGATGTGGTAATAGACGTAGTACAAAGAGTGGTTGTAAATCAAGCGGGGGCTGACTTACTAGTTGAGTTTGGCTCACTTATTACTTCAACATCTCATGACTTTTCATATGCTGGTGCTGGAGTGAATTTTTTAGCGCTACCTATAAATCAAGGAGGCGTTGGAGAAACAAATGTAGCTTTAAGAGTAGTAGAAGAAAATCGTGGACGTGTATTTCATACATCAGGAGACGAAACGGGAGATTTTTTTGCTGGTAATGATTTTGTAATTAGGCAAGCAACAGGAACTATAGAAGGTAGGACATTTTATAAATCAGTTACAGCTCAAATAACGCCGATAAATTTAGCATTAGAAACGAATTAAAACATAGAATATGGCAGATCAGTTACCTTTAAATAGATTTAGATTAGTATCAGTGTCATTAGCTAGTGGTAGTAATCTTATATATCAAGAGAATTTAGATATTTCTACTATTATACTTTCTTGTCAAATTACTAATGTAACAACAGGTAGCATTCAAAGCGCAAGTATACAAGTTCAAAAAAGCGGTAGTGTACAATTATTTACAGTATTAAATAATGGGTATATACCTCCATTTGAATCTTTAAACCCACTAAGTGGTAAATTAGTTTTAGAAAAAAACGATGCTTTTTATATCACTACAAACCAAGCAGATAAGCTTCATGCTGTACTATCTGTTCTTGAAAACGCAAATAGCTAATATAAGACATGTCTAAATTAAACGGTAGAAAACCAGTAGAAATTAATATAAATGCTCCTAGTGATAGACATGTTCCAGTCTATGATCCACAATACCGTGTGTGGAATACAATAGATTATGAAGATATAATTTCAGGCAGCGCTAAGATTAGTGGATCAAATAATTTTGATGGTAATCAAACTATATCAGGTTCATTAATTGTAAATGGTAGTATAACAGGATCATTATATGGTACATCTAGTTGGGCAATAAATGCTTTAACAGCATCTTCAGCAGATAATTTTACAGTAAGAGGTACATTAACAGCTCAAACAATTGTAGCCCAAGTTATTACATCTAGTACAGAATTTGTTACGGGATCTACTATATTTGGTACAGAATTAACTAATACACACCAATTTACAGGATCGGTAAATATTACTGGATCCTTATCTATAAACGGCGCCTCATTTACAACTGCAACATCAGGAACTAGCGGTACTTCTGGCACTTCTGGAACCTCTGGTACAAGTGGCACTTCAGGTTCTAGTGGAAGTAGTGGTAGCTCTGGTTCAACTGGTACTAGTGGTTCAAGCGGAACGTCTGGATCAACAGGCACTTCTGGTAGCTCAGGTACTTCAGGTTCAAGTGGAACCTCTGGTTCATCTGGTAGTTCAGGTTCAACAGGCTCATCGGGTTCAACAGGAACCTCTGGTTCGTCTGGCACTTCTGGTATGGAAGGATCTTCTGGTAGCGCAGGTACTTCGGGTTCAAGCGGAAGCTCAGGTACTTCGGGCTCAACCGGTACTTCCGGTACTTCAGGTTCCTCTGGAAGCTCAGGCACTTCTGGCTCATCTGGTTCAGATGGAACTTCAGGTTCTAGCGGTTCTACAGGCACTTCTGGCTCATCTGGTAGCACAGGAACTTCAGGCAGTAGCGGTTCAACCGGAACTTCTGGTTCGTCTGGCACTAGTGGTAGCTCTGGTTCAACTGGTACGTCTGGCTCATCTGGTACTTCAGGTAGTACGGGTACTTCAGGATCTTCTGGTTCTACAGGAACTTCTGGTTCATCAGGCAGCTCAGGTGAGTCTGGTTCAGCAGGATCAAGCGGCTCTACGGGAAGTAGTGGATCTTCTGGTGTATCTGGCTCTAATGGATCAAATGGAACTTCTGGAACTTCCGGTTCAAGTGGATCTTCAGGATCATCAGGTACTTCTGGAACTGGATTTAATACCATAGATAGCCCCGCTCAAGGCAGAGTGTTATTATCGGATGGCTCTACAAATGCTGCTACAGCATCTGCCAATTTAATATATTCTAATGGATCTTTTAACATATCAGGAAATACTGCTATAACGGGGTCTCTGACTGTCACAGAAACAATAACTGCTCAAACATTAGTAGTACAGACTATAAGTTCATCTATAATTTATAGTAGTGGAAGTAACATATTTGGAGATGCACTAAGCGATACACACCAATTTACAGGATCTGTCGATATAACAGGGTCATTAATTATAAATGGAACCTCATTTACTGCGGCTACTAGTGGTACAAGTGGTACAAGTGGATCCTCAGGGTCTAGTGGCACTGATGGAACTTCAGGTACCTCAGGTTCATCTGGTTCTACAGGAACATCAGGAAGCAGTGGATCTACAGGTACGTCAGGTACTAGTGGATCGTCTGGTATAGACGGTAGCTCAGGATCATCTGGAACATCAGGTGAGTCGGGTACATCAGGTTCATCAGGCTCTTCAGGTACAAGTGGAGAATCAGGTTCCTCTGGCTCTAGCGGCACTAGCGGGTCTTCTGGCACATCAGGCTCTTCTGGAACATCAGGAGAATCTGGCACTAGTGGATCTAGCGGCACGTCGGGAGAGTCTGGTACTAGTGGCTCAAGTGGAACTTCAGGTTCTACAGGAACTTCAGGTTCATCAGGCACAACAGGATCTTCAGGTACAAGTGGAGAATCAGGAACTTCCGGATCAAGTGGTACAAGTGGATCATCAGGGTCTAGCGGTACAAGCGGTGAGGCTGGTACTAGTGGCTCAAGCGGAACCTCAGGTGAAGCCGGAACTTCTGGATCTTCTGGTTCATCAGGCACAAGCGGTGAGGCTGGTACTAGTGGCTCAAGCGGAACCTCAGGTACATCAGGCAGTTCGGGTACAAGTGGAGAATCGGGAACTTCAGGTTCTTCGGGCACCTCAGGTGAGTCAGGTAGCTCAGGTACGAGTGGATCAAGTGGTACAGCAGGTGAATCTGGCAGCTCTGGAACTAGCGGTTCATCTGGTGAATCAGGTACATCTGGCACTAGTGGATCATCTGGTTCATCTGGATCTACAGGATCTAGCGGCAGTTCTGGTAGCACAGGAACTTCAGGCAGTAGCGGTTCAACCGGAACTAGTGGCAATTCAGGAACTAGCGGTTCATCAGGATCGTCCGGCAGCTCCGGAACATCCGGAACAGGCTTTAATACAATACATGATCCGGTAATTGGAAGGGTCTTACTATCAGATGGCACCACAAACGCAGCCACAGCGTCTGCATTATTAATAGCAGGAAATGGAACAATTAATATATCTGGCAGCACTAATATAACAGGATCTCTTATAGTAACTGATACTATTAGCGCACAGACTCTTATAGTACAGACTATAACTTCTAGTGTAGAATTTGTAACAGGATCTACTCACTTTGGGAGCATAATTACTAACACTCATGAATTTACAGGATCTGTCAGTATATCAGGATCTTTATCTATAAATGGTACTTCATTTGCAGCCGCCACATCAGGAACCTCAGGAACTTCGGGGGAAAACGGATCATCAGGCACTAGCGGGTCTTCTGGAACTTCTGGTTCATCAGGATCTACTGGTACATCAGGTAGCTCAGGTTATACAGGAACTTCAGGAAGCTCTGGATCATCCGGAACTTCAGGTTCTTCTGGTTCAACTGGAACCTCTGGTTCATCAGGAACTGGCGGATCATCTGGTTCTAGCGGCACTACAGGAAGCAGTGGATCATCAGGAACTAGTGGATCATCTGGTTCTAGCGGTTCTACTGGTACATCGGGTAGTGCGGGTTCTTCTGGTTCTAGTGGAAGCAGCGGTAGTACGGGGACATCAGGAAGTAGCGGTTCTACTGGCACTAGTGGATCTTCTGGTTCTACCGGAACATCAGGAAGCTCTGGTTCAACTGGAACTTCAGGATCATCTGGAACCTCAGGATCTAGCGGAAGTTCTGGCTCATCCGGTTTAACAGGAAGTAGTGGTAGCTCGGGCTTAGGTGGGTCTAGTGGTAGCACAGGCACTTCTGGAACTTCTGGTTCATCAGGATCTAGCGGTAGTTCGGGATCTAGTGGCTCAAGTGGATCTTCAGGATCATCAGGTACTTCTGGAACTGGATTTAATACCATAAGCAACGCAGGATTAGGTAGGGTAGTATTATCAGATGGCACAGCAAATGCTGCTACGGCTTCTTCTAATTTAGTATATAGTGGAAGTACTTTTAGTGTTACTGGTAGCACTATCATGTCTGGAAGTCTGACTTCTATAGGAAGTAATGTGTTTATAGGCACTCAAACTGTTACAGGAAGCCTGTTAACTAGCGGATCTACTATTCAAATAGGTAATAATACCTTAATAGGAAATACTGTATTATCAGGTAGTGTAGTTATATCTGGATCGGCTAACGCTAGTGCAAACTTCACTTTACAAGGGCACCTAAGATTAGACCCAGGTCAAGACCCAGGACCTAATAATTTTACAGCATCTTATTTATTTACTTCAGCATCAAATACAGCTACAGGATATGATTTATATTACCGTCAAGATGGTAACTTAATTAAATTTAAGTGGCTTGAAGGTGGTGTATCTAGCGGTATTTTATATGGAGGTGGAATTTCATATAGCGGAAGTATAATTTATGTAAAGAAAGGTAGCGGTATTATTAATAATATGAACGCTTCTAGTGGATCTGAAATCAATCCTATACTAACATACGTTAATTGGAATGATTATACAGCATCTGCCCAGTATATAACGTCTTCCCAAAATACCTACCTATATGTTGATAATACAGGAACTATATATCAACAAACTGGTTGGTTTAATCAAACACAGTATGAACAAGCAATACCATTAGGTAGAGTTACCCACCCTAACTATGTATCTATTACGGGTTATGGTAGTAACGTTCAAACTACTTATGATTGTGATACACAACAAAACGACTTTATAAGGGCATTTGGTCCTATTAAAGTAAGCGGATTTTCAATTACTCCACAAACAGGGTCTTTAAGCTTTGGATTTGGGAGTGGTATAGCCTATACTTTAGGAGGTTTCTACAATCAAGACCCGAATAGTGTTTCTCATTATGAAGCAGCCGGATTTGTAACAGCATCTATTGCTAGAGCTTGGAGATCAGGATCTGGCATTTATTTAGACAATAATGGAGGTGCTTTTTATACAACAGTAGATCCTGATTACTGGGATGACGGTACTGGGGTACTAAGCACAATGGCTTCTAGTGAATGGCAAATCCAAAGAGTATTTGCAAACCCAGTAACAGGTAGAGTTGTTGTTTATTATGGACAAAATACGTACACTACTTTATTAAACGCCTTACAATACTTATCAACAGATTCATTTGTTGAAGGTGAATTTACAGCTCACTCATTGCTATTTATTGGATATTTAGTTTTAAAAGGACAAACAAATAGTTTAACAGATACAGCTAATAACCGAATAATTGATGGCGGTATATTTAGAAATATAGCAGGAGGATCATCTGGTGGAGGAGCTGTAGCTCAAACATTAGAGGATTTATCTGATGTAACTATTACAACACCAACTAATGGGCAAGCATTAATTTATGATGGAGGAGTTTGGATAAACGGAACTCCTTTAAATGCTACTTCTGCTTCTCATGCAGTAACAGCATCCTCTGCTGATAATTTCACAGTTAGGGGATCTTTAAACGCACAAACAGTATCTGCTAGTATATTTGCAAATCCAACTGGAAATATAAGTTTAATTCCTAGCGGAGGTGCAGGAATAGGAACTGCATCAGTTATTCTTTATGGAGGCATTGATTGGGTCAGAGAACCATCAGCTGTTAGAACAGAAATTGGCGATCTAGTATCCTTTGCTAGTACAATGGGTATTATTGATGGCGGTGCGCTAACAACAGCTAGTGTATTAACTGTTCAAGTAGCAGAATCTGTAGGATATGTAATGAGTACGGGCGGATATTCTAACCACAACCTGTATAAAATTAACACTAGAGGAACAACTGCAGCATCTAGACAAATAACATTACCAACATCCTCCGATAGATATGTTTATTATAATGGCTCTGGTATATTAACATCTTCTGCAACTGAACCTAACTCTAGATTTAATGTTCCTTTAGGAAGAGTTATTACAGACTCAACTTCTATAGTTTATATAGACAGAACACCTTTAGATGCACACCACTATGCTAACTATGTAGATAGATTATTTAGAGACGCTTTAGGACCTATATTCCAATCCGGCGGCATAACTACAGAAGGAGGCACTCCTAGAAGCCTAGATGTTACTTCTGCAATTTATTTCTTCTCTGAACATAGAATAACTACTACAGGAGCAGCTCCTATAACTTTTGATGCACTTTATAGAAGTGGATCAGTAGGTACTGGAGTAGGTGGATCTGGATTTACTAGAGTAGCAAATCAAACTACTGCAAGTAATGCTTTGTATGATAGTGCTAGTTTTGGTACATTGCAAGCAATACCATCTGGAAAATACGCTAAGCACTCATTATACATGATTGGTCTTCCTACAACAAGATATTTCCTTGTTTATGGTCAAGACCTTTATGACAATCTCGAAGCAGCAGAGGCAGGATCACTTCCTACACCTCCAAGTTTTGTAACAGAACAGTTTGCTTTATTTGCTTCTATTGTTGTAACTCCTGCCAGTGCTAGCATTCAATCTATAATCGATGAAAGACCTAGACTTGGTTTTGCATCTCCATCTAGAACAGGAATAGTTACTTTACATGGAAACTTATTAGGACTATTATCAGATGACCATCCCCAGTACCTTTTAGTTGACGGTACTAGGGCTATGTCTGGGGATTTGTCCATGAACGGTAATGACATAAATGGAGCTGGAACTGTAAATGCAACAGCTGTATCTGCCTCATTACATGGCACTGCTAGTTGGGCTATAAACTCTCTAACATCATCTTACGCAACTAACTTTACTGTAGCAGGAACAATAACTGCACAAACTTTAATTGTTCAAACTGTCACGTCTTCCGTACTTTACACCAGCGGTAGTAACATATTTGGTGATAGCGTAGTGGATACTCACGATTTCACTGGTAGCGTAAGAATCACAGGATCTTTCAGACTCCCAACGGCAGCTTCTAACCCAACAGGAACGGCTGCTGGACAGTTATACTACAATACAGCAGATAATAACATTTATAGATATAACGGATCTACTTGGGTAGCTGCAGCAGGATCTAGTGGCACCTCTGGTACATCTGGATCTTCTGGGTCTAGTGGATCGACTGGAACATCAGGTTCTTCTGGAAGTGGTGGTTCTTCTGGTTCATCAGGATCAACTGGTACAAGCGGATCATCAGGATCTACTGGAACTAGCGGGTCTAGTGGTAGTACAGGTACATCAGGTAGCTCTGGCTCTACAGGATCTAGCGGATCATCAGGATCTACTGGAACTAGTGGCTCTTCTGGCACTTCTGGTGCAAATGGAGCAAACGGAACTTCTGGTAACAGTGGAACAAGCGGTTCTTCAGGTTCTAGCGGATCAACTGGTACTTCCGGTTCATCTGGTAGTACAGGATCATCTGGTTCCACTGGTACATCTGGCAGTTCTGGTTCTACAGGTACAAGCGGATCTAGTGGAAGTACAGGAACCTCTGGTAGCAGCGGATCAACAGGATCTTCCGGTACATCAGGTTCTACCGGTACTAGTGGGTCTTCGGGCTCTTCTGGTACATCAGGAAGTGCAGGATCTTCTGGTGCTGCAGGTACTAGTGGATCGGCAGGTACATCAGGTACTTCTGGAACAGGCTTCAATACTATAACTAATGCTGTTGACAACAGAGTACTTACTTCATTGGGTACAACTAATACAGCGAATGCTGAGGCTAACTTAACATTTGATGGTAGTACTCTTACTGTAACAGGTAACATATCTTCCACAGGAAACATTACAGCCAATACTTTAGTAGTCCAAACAGTATCATCTTCTGTAATATACAGTAGCGGAAGTAATGTGTTTGGAGACAGCGTTGTAGATAATCATGAGTTTACAGGTAGTGTAAAAATAACTGGAAGCTTTACAGTAACAGGTCCAGCAACTATAAACAGTCTGACAGGTTCATTATTTGGAACTGCTAGTTGGGCTCAAAATGCTGTTAGTTCATCTTTTCCAATTACAGTAACAGGAACTACATTACGTTCTGTTAGTCCTGCTGCTGGAACTAATAATAGTGTTACTAATAGTATATTTTTAGGAACTAGTGCTGGTGCTAGTTCAACAAACGCAAGTAGCTCAAACTTTTTTGGAAATTCTGCTGGTGGTAATTCAACAAACGCTGATAATTCAAATTTCTTTGGATATAGTGCTGGTAGTAATGCAGCAAACGCTAATAATTCAAATTTCTTTGGATATATTGCTGGTGGTGGTGCAACAAACGCAAGTAACTCAAACATTTTTGGATATAGAGCTGGCTTCTTTGCAAGGAGTGCATCTTTTTCTACATTAATCGGATATCGAGTAGGAGATAACGTAGCTACTGATGCTGCTTCAAGTATTAAATCCAATAATATCATTATTGGTACTAATATTACATTAAATAGTGGAAGACAAGATAGTATCAATTTAGGTGGATTAATATTTGGAACAGGTTCCTACTCAACAACAACAGGAAATCCATTCTCAGGTTCTGCAAATGGCCGTATAGGTATTAACCAACCCAATCCACAATTTAGTCTGGATGTGTCTGGTTCCGGTAATTTCACTAACGGATTATCAGTATCAGGCTCGTTTGATTTAGGACTTGCGGAGTTCAACACAACATCTTCAGCACCAGCTGTAGGAGGTTACCAAGTAATAGCCAGTCAACTTACAGGTTCATATAGAGCAGCATTCTTTGACTACGTAGCGTATAGCGGATCTATAGCTAGAGCTGGTACATTGTACTCTACTTGGGGAGGAGGATCTATAGAATGGTTTGAAAACTACACAGCAGATGTAAACGGAAGTACTTCAGGTATAATACTACAGGCAGCGTTGACTTCTAACAGTGTACAGTTACAAGCATCTGCATCAAACACACTATGGACTATTAAATCACTTGTAAGATTGTTATAATATGGGATTTTACAGAGGAGCAAATATTGTAACTGATGGTTTAGTACTAGCACTGGATGCGGCGAATACTAAGTCGTATCCTGGTAGCGGAACTACTTGGTCTGATCTATCAGGAAATAATAATAGTGGTTCTTTAACTAACGGACCTGCTTTTAATTCTATTAATGGAGGAAATTTTGTACTTGATGGAATAGATGATTATATATTACATTCTACTCCAACTTTAACTACTTTTACAATAGATATTACATATTCTCCTTTAACTTTTGATACAAATACAGCTACAGAAAGATACAATTATATTTTAGCATCATTTAATCAAAATATGTTGTGTAGATATAATAATACAAATAGTGGCAATAATATATTGATAGCAAATCATAGAGGTACAGATATAGTCCTTAGTAATTTAGGACATACTGTAAATAGTACATATAATATAGTTATAACGTTTGATGATTCTACAAAAAATACAATAGTTTATATAAATTCTTCTTTAATATCCAATACAACATATAGTGCTACTTTAAGATATCAAAATAATAGGCAACTAGGAGCAACTTTTAATTGTAGAATCTACTCCTATAAAGTATACAATCGCGTCCTTAATTTCTCAGAAGTAGCACAAAACTACAACGGAACTAAATCACGTTTTAATTTATAAATGATAGAGTATGGGATTTGCAAATGGACCTATAGTATCAACAAACGGATTAATATTATCACTAGACGCAGCGGATACAAATTCATATCCTGGCAGCGGTACTAAATGGTACGATTTAAGTGGCAATAATAATCATTTTGATATCAACTCAACTGCTTTTAATTCATCAGGACCAAAGTATATGGATTTTAATGGGTCTTATGGTTGTGCAAAAAAAGTAGATTCTGATGTTATAGTTTCTGGAAACGTTACTGTTATATGTTGGACTAGAGTTCTAAACAGCGCTTCAAATTGGAGAACACTTTTGAGAGGGTTAAGTTCGGGCGGGGACCATCAAATAATAATACAATCTGGAGGATGGTTAATAGGGATGTATGACAATACTAATGGAACTGGGTTTAATAGCTCTGGGTACAGTCAACAATCTTTACCTGGATATGGTACTACTAGGTGGAACATGCTAATTTGGAGATATTATGCTTCTTCCGAACCCTATTATAGTTTTAGTATAAATGATGCTCCAGGAACTATATTAGGATCTAATAATAGTTCTAATGCAAGATTTAAACATGGGTTTTGTTCAATAGGAGCTTACAATAATGGAGCACAAACAAACCCATCAAACGCTTCTCAATATTGGGGAGACGTCAATAATATTGTAGTATATAATAGATATTTAACAGACGCAGAGTGTCTACAAAACTATAACGCACAAAAATCACGCTTCGGCTTATAACTATGGGAATATCAGGAGGACCAAATATAATAGGAGATGAAAACTTAGTGTTTATATATGACACAGGAGATAGCAATTCATACAAAGGAGAGCCTACTACCAATGCACTTCCTACAGCAACAATAAATGCTTTACCTACCTATGGAAATGCTTGGAGTACATATAATACAAATCAATATAATGGAGGTGCTTATTTTAGTATAGGAACAATATCTAGCGTTACTAATAATATTGTAACAACAACAACATCACATCCTTTAAGAACTTATGATGCAGTGATGCCTGAAACAACAGGTGGTGGTTTATCAGCTGGTACAACTTATTTTGTCAAAAAAATAAGCAATACAGAGTTTTCATTGCATCAGTATAATAGTTCACAAGATGGATCTCAAGGATACGTAAACCCTTCTACAGGATATCCAGTAGTATGGAATAGTATAGCTTTAGATCAAAGGATTTCAATTAACGCATCTAGTTTTCCAACGATGTGGTGGGGATATCCACATCTACCAAATTCTGGACTTATTAAAGAAATTGTTCCAAATGGATATGATACTGCAAATCCTCGAATAAAAACGGATTGTATTAGGTTAAATTGGATTAGGCCTGATGGAGTAACTGATGGAATGGCTTATGGAGTAGATCCTTTTGTTACTATTGGGTCTCCTGTAACAGTTTCTTTCTATGCTAGAGCAGTAACACCTAGTGCAGTGGGTAATTATATCGGGTTTAATAACTATAACTACGGAGGTCCAGCAGGATATAGTTATTTTGGAATGAATGCAACTTGGGGAGCTGTAGGACAGTGGGTAAGGAATAGCTACACATTTACTCCTACTCATAACTATCTAATTTCATATTGGTTTCCATCTGCTGGGAATATGATTGTAGATATAGCTAATATTCAAGTTGAACAAAAATCCCATGCTACACAGTTTACAACTGGTACTAGATTAGCTACAAATTCTCTACTCGATATATCTAGAAATGCCAATAGTATTAGTATGGCTAACGTATCATTTGATTCAAATGCACAGGCGACTTTTGATGGAACAGACGACTACATAAATGCTAATATAACATTAGGACCTAGTTGTACTTTAGAATTAGTTATGCAGTCATCAAATTATAATGTAAAAATACCTATTTCATTAGATAGTGATAATTATGGTTCTGGACCTAATATATTTTTTTATAATAATGTTATAAATTGGAATACAGGAGATAGTGGTGCTAATTTTTTTACAAATTCATCATATCCTAATTCAAATTATCATCATATAGTAGTATCTAATACTAATGGAGTAAGCGCTATTCTTTATATAGATGGAGTACAGATCGGAACAGCTAATCCATTAAATACTACTACTACAGGAGCAAATAAATTATGGATAGGCAGATTTCATGGGGATAATAACTATACTGTTGCTGGAAATATACCAATAGTCAGGATATATAATAGGGCCCTCTCAGCATCAGAAGTTCGTCAAAACTACAATCAATTAAAATCACGATTCAATATATAAAGTTATGGCAACACAATTCGCATTTGGTAAAATAGTAACAAACGGGCTAGTGTTATCACTAGATGCTGCTGATAGAAATTCATATCCAGGTAGTGGAAATATGTGGTATGATTTAAGTGGAAATGGAAATCATGGAATTTTAACTAACAGTCCTACTTTTGATTCTTCAGATGGCGGTGCTATTGTATTTGACGGAGTAAACGATTATGTTGCGCTAACTTCAACACCGCCAATTGCACAAAGTATATATTCAAGCACTGTTGAAATTGTAGCAAAAGCTGCTAATAATCTTAGTTTTCAACTTATGTTTGGTGGTGGTGTTCAAAATACTAATCAAGGATTTTATTTTGGATTTAGAGCAGGTAATAATACTAATTTTATGTATGCTTACTACAGTAATGACCAAGATGGAAGTATCCCTAGAAATAAAACAGAATGGAATATGTACACCGGAACTTATAATAATTCAGTAGGTTCTAGATATCGATATTTTAATAGTCAACTTTTATCCCCTTCTGAAAATTCTGGAGTTACTAATACTTCTGCTGCAGAATTTGTTTTAGGAGCATACAAAGATCCTGGATTTGTGACATATTTTTTTAATGGTAGAATATCAAGTCTTAAAATATATAATCGTTCCCTTTCAGCATCGGAAGTACTTCAAAACTATAACGCACAAAAAGCAAGATTCGGTTTATAATGGCAACTATAGGAGGATCAAATATAGTAACTAGTGGATTAATATTAAATCTAGATGCGGCTAATCCTAGATCTTATCCTGGTAGTGGTACTATTTGGAGTGATATAGGTTCTAATGTATATAATCAAACATTGTATAATGGAGTTGGATATAGTTCAGCAAACTCTGGTATTTTAACTTATGACGGAGTAGATGACATAAGCTACTCCAGTACAGTAATCAGCTCTAGTAATGCTGGTTTTACTGTAGGAGTTTGGGTAAATGCTCAAACGTGGACCAACAACTCATGCCCTTGCACAGGAGCTACAAGTGTTATAGACTGGTCTACTGGATATTGGAATGTGTTTGGTTTACAATCAAATGGGGCTCCTAGTTGGTATATTTACAATCAAGATCCTACTATTGCACCAAACCCTCCAGCAGGGGCTTCTTTAGGTTTTGGCACATCCGCTTTAAATACATGGTTAAATTTGGTGTGTACTTTTGCCAACAACAATCCAGGCACTATGACTTCTTATACAAACGGTATATATAATTCTGCCACTACTCTACAAAGTACGTTTACCATAGCATCAACTTTCACAATAAACGGATACCATAGACATTGTGGATATTGCTATTGTCAATTTAAGTTGGGAAATGTTGTTGTGTATAACAGACCTTTAACATCTATAGAGGTTTTACAAAACTATAACTCACAAAAATCAAGATTCGGATTATAATGTTTACAGGACCTAACATATCGACAAGTGGATTAGTAGTACTATGGGATGTAGCTAATAAAAATTCATATCCTGGATCTGGGACAACTATATACGATATTTCAGGAAATGGATATCATGGAACATTGTATAATGGAGTTAGTTATAACACCTCATCACCAACACCCGTATTATCATTTGATGGAGTGGATGATTATATTACTTCTAACACAAATATAGATTTAGGAATTGCCACCAATTTTACATGGACTGGTGCTGCTAGATATAGTGGTGCTGTTAGAAATAGAATAATAAATTGCAATTATAATAATTCTATTTTAGGACACTGGGGTAACAGCGTTGCAAATTATTATATATCAGGATGGGTAACATCCGGTAGTCCAACTGGAGGTTCAGATACTAATTGGAGAATGTATATAGGGAATGGAAATCCTTCTTTAGATACATATTCACTCTATGTAAACAATACATTATCAGCAGGACCTAATAATGGAGGTTTAAACACACCCGCAGGACTTTCTATAGGTGCGGCGTATCTCAATTGGGTTCCTAGTGTTGGAGAATTCAGTACGGCGGAATTTTCATTTGTTGCCATGTATAATAGGATATTATCAACAGAAGAAATGACTCAAAATTATAACGCTTTAAAATCACGCTTTAATTTATAAACTATGGCATACGAAAACAGAGAATTCATGATCTTTAATGTATCTGAATTAGATACAATTAACTTCAACGAAGTATTAGAAACATCAGCTGACACAGTAAGAAAGTCAGTAGATCTGACAAAAACATTTGTTAAGTGGGATGGAGTAACAATTCCACCATCAGTAGAGGCTTTAACCACTAAAGAAGGTCCCTATACCTACGAAGAAATATTAGCAATATTAGCTACTCCTGAGTGGACTGATCCTAACCCATTACCATAATCTGTTATATTTATTACTGATCCTTTTGGATAATGAAAGAAGGAGATATCTATGGCAAATGAATTCAAAGTCCGCAAAGGACTCGTAGTAAACGGGTCTGGATCCACTATTTTAGATGTACAAGGTTCCCAAGGCCAACTTTTTTCTGTTACAGATAATCTGTCAGGGTCTTTATTTGCTGTAAAGGATATCTCCGGCATTCCAATATTAGAAGCATTCTCAAACAATATAATAAGGTTGGGAACTTTTAACAGAGAACCTATTGTAGTTTCTGGGAGTTTTGCTTTTTTAACAGGATCATTATTTGGAACAGCATCATTTGCTACATCCGCTTCTTTTGCAACTACAGCTTCTTGGGCTTTAACTCCGGCAGGTACTTCTGGAACATCAGGTACTTCTGGTGCTAACGGATCTAGCGGTACTTCTGGAACATCAGGCTCAACTGGAACATCTGGCTCTTCAGGTAGTACAGGTACATCTGGAACTAGTGGTAGTACAGGTACATCTGGATCGTCTGGAACTAGCGGGGCTAATGGAGCAAATGGTACTTCAGGCAGTTCTGGAACTAGTGGTTCTACAGGCACAAGTGGTTCCTCAGGTACTTCAGGTGCTAATGGTGCAAATGGAACCTCTGGAAGTTCTGGAACTACAGGTACAAGCGGTAGCACAGGTACATCAGGTTCATCAGGCACATCTGGCAATAGTGGAACATCTGGTAGTTCTGGTACATCAGGTACTTCAGGCTCCTCTGGAACCTCGGGTACTAGTGGTTCAACAGGAACCTCTGGTTCATCAGGAACTAGCGGAGCAAATGGTGCTAACGGCACCTCTGGATCAAGTGGAAGCACAGGTACTTCAGGTTCTTCCGGTACTTCTGGTGCTAACGGTGCCAACGGTACTTCTGGTTCATCTGGGACTAGTGGTGCAAACGGGGCTAATGGGACTAGTGGAACTAGTGGCAGTACAGGAACATCTGGTACTTCCGGCACATCCGGAACCTCAGGAGCTAACGGAGCTAATGGAACATCAGGTAGTTCTGGTACATCAGGTACAGGGTTTAATACTATAACAAACGCTGTAGATAACAGAATATTAACTTCATTAGGTACAACTAACACAGCAAATGCCGAAGCTAATTTAACATTTGATGGTTCTACCTTATCCGTAGCAGGAAATATAACCTCTACAGGAAATATTACGGCAAATACTTTAGTGGTACAAACCGTATCTTCTTCAGTAATTTATAGTAGTGGAAGTAATATTTTTGGAGATAGTGCAGCAGATACCCACAGGTTCACAGGATCCGTAGCAATAAACGGTACCGGATCTAGTGTATTTACAGTAGATGGAGTATCTGGAAGATTATTCCAAATAGAAGATTCCCTTTCAGGATCTTTATTCTCAGTAAACACAGCTGCTGGTCTCCCAGTAATAGAAGCATTCTCTGATAATACAGTTAGAATAGGACAATTCGGACAGAGAGTATTCTATGTATCACAATCAAGAATAGGGATAGGTAAGGAAACTGGAATCAATACTTTATTAGATATTAGTGGTAGTGTTTCCATAACGGGGTCTTTAAGTGTAAACTTATCTGCTAACTCTTTACTTAACTACGTTGTAGTAGATACAAACAGCGGACAACTATACTATAGAGCAACCACTACAAATACATCAGGAACTAGTGGAACATCTGGTACTTCTGGAACATCTGGTGCAAATGGTGCCAATGGCACATCAGGCACATCAGGTAGTACAGGTACCTCTGGTTCAACAGGAACTAGTGGCACTTCTGGAACTAGCGGGGCTAATGGCGCCAATGGTACATCAGGATCATCGGGTTCAACCGGAACTTCTGGTACTTCAGGAGCTAACGGAGCTAATGGCACATCAGGCACCTCTGGTGCTAATGGTGCAAATGGAACCTCAGGAACCTCAGGAACTTCCGGAGCTAACGGAGCTAATGGTACTTCTGGTACCTCCGGTACTTCAGGAGCTAACGGTGCAAATGGAACCTCAGGAACTTCAGGAGCTAATGGTGCTAACGGTACCAGCGGTTCTTCAGGTACCTCAGGAGCTAATGGAGCTAACGGAGCTAACGGTACCTCCGGTACCTCCGGTACATCAGGCACCTCAGGAGCTAATGGAGCTAATGGAGCTAATGGTACTTCTGGTACATCAGGCACCTCCGGTGCAAATGGAGCAAACGGAGCTAACGGCACGAGTGGATCTAGTGGTACTTCAGGAGCTAACGGTGCTAACGGTACCAGCGGAACAAGCGGAACAAGTGGAGCCAATGGTGCCAATGGTGCTAATGGTACTTCCGGATCTAGTGGTACTAGTGGTGCAAACGGAGCTAACGGAGCTAATGGTACCTCTGGTTCATCTGGTACTAGTGGAGCTAATGGGGCCAATGGTGCTAATGGAGCTAACGGAACTTCAGGTTCATCAGGAACCTCAGGAGCTAATGGAGCAAACGGTGCTCCTGGTACATCTGGCAGTTCAGGCACAAGTGGAGCCAATGGTGCCAATGGAGCTCCAGGAACTAGTGGCTCTTCTGGCACTTCTGGTGCAAATGGAGCTAGTGGAGATCCAGGAACTAGTGGCTCTTCTGGCACTTCTGGTGCAAATGGAGCTAGTGGAGCTCCAGGAACTAGTGGCTCTTCTGGTTCAGCAGGTACTTCAGGAGCTAATGGTGCATCTGTAGCAGGTCAAATTATATTAACAGCTGGTGGCGGTTGGCCTTCAATTACAGCTGGTGCACAATCTCCAACACTAACAGCAACAGCAACAAATGCAGTAAACTTTTACTCTATAAACTTTGCAGACGGTTCACAAACCTTTGCAAACTGGGCAATGCCTATGCCATCAGATTATAATGGTGGTACAATAACTGCAGTATTCTATTGGATGTCAAATAACGCATCAACAAACTCTGTTGTTTGGGGATTCCAAGGAAGAGCATACGCTGATTCTGATTTGATAGACCAAGCTTTTGGTACTGCTCAAACAGTTACCGATGCTAACCAGGCTACGAGAGACGTGAATATATCTGCAGCAACAGCGGCAATAACACTAGGGGGTACCCCAGCAGCTAGTAATTTTGTGCAATTTAGATGCTATAGAGATGGTGCGGCAGGTGGTGATACATTAGCGGCGGTGGCTGAATTATTAGCAATTAGAATAACTTATACAAGAGCATAATTATGGCATTTGGTTACGCACAAGGTGCAATTCAATGGTTAACAAGTGATGCTTTAAATGCAACTAAAGTTGTTACTAATTTAGGATTTAGTCCTAAAGCGATTAGATTTTATTGGATGGGGCACCAATCTGCTACAGATTCTTTTACTCAAACAGTATCTGAAAGAAGAGGTATTGGTTTTTGTAGTAGTCCAACTATAAGAAGATCTGTTGGTACATTTAGTGCTGATAACTCAGCCGCAGCAGACTGCGCTAGTGTAGCTGCTGATAACTGTGTTTGTATTACTGTAGACGGGGCTGGTACAGTTGACGGTAGATTAGATATTAGTAGTATTGATGCAAATGGATTTACTCTAATAGTAGATGACGCAACACCAGCAAACTTAACAATATTTTATGAAGCATGGGGTTTAGATGATATTCAACAAGTAACAATAGGTGATATAGCAGAACCAGCAGCAACAGGAACACAAAACTATACTGCAAATGGTTTTAATTCTAGAGGAGATAATCAATGTGTAATGTTTGCTGGTGTACAATCAACAGCGGCGTTAAATACAGGACAAGTTAATGACTCAGGTTTATGTGTAGGTGCAGCAACAGGAACTGCTACAGCACAAAACATAGTTGTAGTAGGCAACTCTGATGATGGTGCTGATCCTATGGATACAGATTCTTATGCTCGTGCTACTGAATGTTTAGCCATGATAGTTGTAGCTGGTGGTAACCCAAATGCTAGAGCTGTATTGTCTGCTTTTGGTACAGATACTTTTACACTTAACTGGACAGCTAGAGGTACAACAAATAGAAGATTTATCTATATGGCTATTAAAGGTGGAGGTTGGCAAGCAGGGTCATATACGATACGTCAAGATTCTGGTAGAACGGCAGCAGTGACTGGACTTCCTTTCAATCTTAAAGGTATATCATTTATGGGTTCTATGAAAACCCAATCAGCAGCAGGTACTGCTACAGTTCAAGATAGAATCGGATTAGGAAGTGCCGCTGGTTTAACTACTAGACAAGCCATGGGTGTCTTAGATGAGGATAACTTAGCAACTTCAGAAATAGATTTAGCTATATCATACGATAGTATATCCTCATACCCAAGTGCAACTGGTACAGAACAAGCAAGGCAAGATATGGATATTTTTGGATATAATAACTTTCAAGTAATCGTTGAAATTGATTCTGGTGGTCCTGAAAACGAATGGATGGGTTATTTAGCGTTCGGAGCTACAAAACTTCCTATGCAAGGTACAATCGGGCATCCATTTATAATTTAAAAATATAACAATATGAGTTACACTACAACTGATTTTATTTACATTAGAACAGAATATCAACCTGAAGATTTTACAAAAGATGTGCTTTTTGAGTATATGAATTTTGTTTATGATGTTAGATGTTTTGAAAATATTATCCAATTTATAAGAGGGCAAAGACATTCTGAACCATTAACAAATGGAGAAATGCCTACTTATGAACAGTGTTTAGAACACGATTTAAGAAGAGAATTGTATAATGGAGACCACGTACCACTTCAAGAGTGGTTAGATACTAATGAATATTAATTTTAAATTTAAAGAAAATTCTTATAAAAAATATATAAATTATACAGAAAAAATATATATTTGTATATATTTATTAGTAGAAAAAAAATAAATTTATGAATCCAGTATTAATTCTTATTCCTGCTATAATCGCAGTAGTATTGTTTTTTGTATTTAAATCCTCAAAGAAAAAAGAAGATCCTAAGGTAGCACCAAATCCTGTAGAACCTCCATTAGAGGCTACCAGTTCTTTTGTAGACAGTTCTTTTGTGTACGAAACTGACAAGTCTTTTGGCGGGTTTCAACCAGAATCCGTGTTGGAAGTATCACCAGCTCTTGAGGTTTTATTTGAAAAACTTCCTGAAGCAGCACCTATGGAAGTACAAGCAGAGGCGCCAAAGCCAAAAGCAAAACCAAAAGCTAAGAAAACTGTTGCAAAAAAGAAGGCAGTAACTAAAAAATAATACAGAGTGAACAAGCTACTTGAGATCGCTTCAGCCTGGATATCTGCAGCTAATCCTTCTCAAGAAGAAAAGGAAAAGGCAGAAAAGAGGATATCTACTTGTAATGATTGTGAGGAAAATAAGATAAGTGAGATACTGAAATATAATTATTGTGGGAAGTGTGGATGTCCTTTGGAGAAGAAAATATTCTCTCCTTTGCCAGGCAAACAAGCTTGTCCACTAGAAAAATGGGAAATATAAAATAAATAATATGGCAGAAGTTAGAGATTTGACTCAAGAAGAGATTGATAGTCTAAGAAGTTTAAATGAGATGTTTGGTAAAACTCTAAACTCTATCGGAGATATTGAGATTAAACTAAACCTTCTCAGTAAGAAAGAAGATGAGTTGAAGAAAGAAAAGGATTTGTTATTTGCTGATTATTCTAAATTAAGAGAAAAAGAAAGCGAACTTTCACAGGAACTTCTTAAAAAGTACGGTGAAGGCACTATAGATCTTGCTGCTGGCAAGATAGAAGCGGTTTAATAAATATTGTTCTGTCATTTTTTTGCTGAAAATTATTGATATTTATTAACGTATCAATACACAATATTTTTCAAATCTTATAGAAAATGACAGAACAAATTCTTTCCGCTGGCGTCTATGCCTACGAAAACGATCAGAGCTTCTACTCTCAAGGTACTGAACAAACAGGCCTTGCTGTAGTAGGACCTACTGAAAAAGGCCCTGCTTTCGTTCCAGTAGACGTTACTAGCTACAGCCAATTTACTGCGTTGTTTGGTGCCGATGGTGCAAACAGCTATGTTCCGCAAACTGTTTATAGTTACTTACAAGCTGGAAATACAGCAAAAGTAACTAGAATACTTGGTAATGGTGGATACATATACACTAATACTAGACCTTTAGCAGCTATAATTAGCGGTAGCACTATCCTTAGTGTAATTTACCCAACTAAGAACGATACTGCAGCAGTAGGTATAGGTACCGCTTCTTTCGTAGGAGGCACTTATAATGCTTTCAATGGATTTTTTATAGGCTACAGTGGAAGTGGAGCTTTCAGTTCTTCTTTCAGCGCTTCATTAAATCCAACCTCTGCTACTTATATATCTAAAGTATTGGGTACAGATGAGAACTATCAAACTGGTTCCGTATTCCCTTATTTATTATTTAGTAACCACATCACAGGAAGTGCGCTTGCTGTTAACGGTTCTTATACTGGAAGCATAAACGACTCATTAGTATTCACAGCTACTAACTGTGAGTTCACTAGCTCTAATCCTGGAGGATATGATCACGCATCTACTCCATGGGTTGTTTCTGATAGTGGAGTTAAGTTGTTTAAGTTCCACCACAGGTCTGATGGTTTGAAAACCAACAAAGATATTAAAGTTGGTATAGACAACATTAGTCAAGGAGCTACAGCTGCAGATTATTCTACATTTGATGTCATAGTACGTCAGTGGAATGATATTGACAGGGCTCCATCTATAATCGAACAATTTGTAGGAGTTTCTTTAGATCCAAATGCACCTAATTATATAGCAAAAGCAATCGGAGACAAGTATTCTGAATACAACGTAACTCTTGCTAAAGTTATTCAATACGGTGATTTTGATAGCAGATCTAACTATATTCGTGTAGAACTTGCTGAAGGAGTTGCTGATGGCGCTATCTTCCCTCAACTTTATCCAAATGGACATGAGGCTTTGTATGAGCCAATTGCTGGATTTAGTGGTAAGTTCTTACCAGCTGCAGTAATGCTTAGTAGCACTGCTGCTAGTGTTTCATTCTCTGGATTTGATTACTCTAATGGCGATAACTGGAACTATTTGAACCCACTTCCTCTAGGAGCTGGCACTGGTTCTAACGTAGCTTTCACCAAGCCTGGTGCAGATAACAAATTTATGCTTCCTTTCCAAGGTGGTACTGATGGTATGAACATCACTACTATAAAGAAGAAAGGAAAAGATATATCAGCATCTAACTTGTTTGGATTTAATTTATCTAGCGGAACTGCTGCCGGAGCTGCATCTTATCAAAAAGCTATAGACATTCTATCTAATGTAGAAGAGTATAACTTTGATTTGTTGGCTTTGCCTGGTGTAATTGAAGAGTATCACTCGCCTGTAACACTCCTTGCAGAGAATATGTGCGAAGAGCGTACTGATGCGGTATATCTCCGTGATCTTACAGGTCTAAACTCTACAGTTGTTACTGCGGTAGCTACTGCTGCTGGTCTTGATTCTAGCTACAGCGCTGCTTACTATCCTTGGGTTAAAGTTAAGGATTTGAATAGCACTAAAGATATATTCGTTCCTCCAACTGTAATAGTTCCACAAGCTTACGCATATAATGACAGAGTAGCTGCCGAGTGGTTTGCTCCTGCTGGTCTTAACCGTGGAGGTCTTGGTGGAGCAATAGACACTCGTATACGTCTGACTAAGGCGGATAGAGATGCTCTTTACAATGGTAGAGTTAACCCAATTGCTAAATTCCAAACTAGCGGAGTAGTAATCTGGGGTCAGAAGACTCTACAAGTTAGAGATACAGCTTTGAATCGTATCAACGTTCGTAGATTGTTAATCAACTTACGTGAATACATTAGCGGAGTTGCTCTTAACTATGTGTTTGAGAATAATACTATTGCCACTAGGAATAATCTTATCTCAGCAATAACTCCTTACATGGAGAGTGTACAATCTCGTCAAGGTTTGTATGCCTTCCGTATTCAGATTGATGATACTTTGAATACTAATGATGTAATCGATCGTAACCAACTCGTAGGTAAGATCTACGTATCTCCTGTGAAGTCTATCGAATTCATCTTGTTGGAATTCAATATCACAGCTACTGGGGTTAATTTCGGATAATATAATATTTATTAATAGAATAAACTAGAATAAAATGGCAATACTTAGTACTCCCGATGAAATGTTGGGCACATTGTTTGAACCAATCCTCCAACATAGATTCATAATGTATATACAAGGAGTCCCTTCCTACCTGATCAAAAAGGTAGGAGGTATAGGATACGATGATGGAGAAGTTATCATCGACAACATCAACTCATACGTGAAGTTTCGTGCTAAGCGTAGATGGAATGATGTAACCCTTAGTCTCTATAACCCAGTGTCTCCTTCAGGTGCGCAGGCAGTTATGGAATGGGCTAGACTTGGTTACGAAACTGTAACAGGTCGTGCTGGCTACGGTGACTTCTACTGGAAAGACATTACCTTCAACGCTATCGATCCTGTAGGAAACATAGTGAATGAGTGGGTAATCAAGAAGGCTTACATTAAGAATGTATCTTCTTTTGGTGATTGGGACTGGTCTTTGGACGCCTACACCACAATAGAAATGACATTAGGAAACTCAGGAATGGTCTTGAACTTCTAATTAACATATCTTTAAAAAGGAAAGACCCGTCATATTTATTTATGGCGGGTTTTTTAATGTATATACTATGGATAAACTTAAGTACTTTATCGCTTTTGTTAAGGCAGAATGCCGAAAAGAAGGCGTTAAATGCGATTTAAGGAAGACAAAGTATGTAAAAGTCACCAATTCTATAAAAGCCTCAGGATATTTTGACGAAACTGTACCTACCTTAGTTTGTTCTATGGGTAGGAAGGATTCTGTAGAAATATTAGTCCATGAGTATTGTCACCTGACTCAATGGAAAGAACAGATTCCTTTATGGAAAGCCTGTATGAAGAGTATGGCTTTACTAGATTACTGGTTAGAAGGAAATAGCGTAGTAAATATAAAAAAACACATAGCAAACTGTAGAGATCTGGAGTTAGACAATGAAAAAAGGTCTGTTCAGCTAATAAAAGATTTTGAATTGCCTATTGATATTGAAAATTATACCAAGAAAGCTAATTCATATGTGCATTTTTACAACTATATGTTGATTTCTAGGAGGTGGTGTACTACCAAAAACAGTCCTTACAGTAATAAAAAGCTTATAGAAGCTATGTCTCCTAGATTTAATATGAATTATAAAAAACTTCCTAAGAGAATTGAGAAGATTTTTACTGAGGAAGGTTTCTAATCTGATATTTATACACTAAATTTGATATTTATATACACAAATCGCATTATAAAATGAAGCAAATTCAAAAACTTGATAGTCTTATTAAGAAAATAATTAAAGAAGAATTAGAAGAAAAAAAAGTTTTTGTAACTAAGGATGGGAAAACTTTAACTCCTGCACAACAACAAGAGTTACAAAAAACCCCTTCAGGAGAGACTATAGAGATTAAAACGCAAGGGCAAAAAGAAGCAACAGAAGAAGAAGTAGCAAATACAGAAGTACTAGAAAACGAAGTAAAAGCATCTGACATAGCAGGTCAAGTATCAGAAATAGTAGACAAGCTAAAGACAATGGCAGAAGCTAAAGAAGATCCAAAGAAGCAAAGACTTGCTGAAAAAGCAATGAAGCAAATGGAATCTGCTAAGGCTGCATTAGAAGCCCTTACAGCCCATGAAATGATGCTTGAAGAGAAAGCACAGGCTGAAGAAGAAAAAGAGGCTGAAAAGCATGTAGGCAAGTTTAAAAAGGCTTTGACTAAGTTGGTTAAAGAACCAGCAGCTGTAGAAAAGATATCTGCTAAGATGACCCCACAAAAGATGGCAGATCTTAAAAGGAAAATGAAGAGTGGTGAATTAGACGAAGAGAAGCTAGCTAGAGTAATGTTGCAACACTCTTTAAAAGAAGGTTGGATTAAATAAAAATACCCCAAACACCCATACAAAAGACCCACCGATATTAGGTGGGTTTCTTTTTTATAAAAAAATAAATTCGTATATTTATATATACAAAATATAGTTTATGGCAGATTTAATGAATGTTCCGACACAACCTTTAGACCTTCCCTCAAAAGGGTTCCTCTACCCAGAAAGCAGCCCCCTAAGTTCAGGACAAGTTGAGTTATACCTACCTACTGCAATGCATGAAGACATCTTAACAAATAGAAACTTTATTCAACAAGGAGTAGTTATTGACAAGTTTTTACAGGCTATTATAGCAAGTAAAATTGACTACAATGATCTTCTTATAGGAGATAAAAACGCTATCATGATAGGAGCTAGGATATTAGCATATGGTAGCAAGTACCCTTTTAAATATACTCCGGCAGGATCAACAGTACCTGAAGAGGTTACGGTAGATTTATCTACATTAAAGGAAAAAGAGATAGATTGGGATAAAGTTAAAAAAGGAGTTAATGAATTTAATTACCAGCTCCCTATGTCAGGTAAGTTAATAACTTATAAAATAGCTACCCATAAGGATGAAATGGCTATTGATGCAGAGATAAGAGGGTTACAAAAGGTAAATAAGAACCTTTCTTCAGACGTTACAGTAAGACTTGCACATTCAATAGTAGCGGTGGATGGGGATAGAGATAAAAAAGTAGTTAGAGATTTTATCAAAACAATGCCTATAAGGGATTCTCAAAGCCTTAGAAAAAACATAGCAGACAATACCCCAGACATAGTAATGAAGTTTGATTTTACAACTGTTAATGGAGAGGTTGTGGAGGGCCTTAGTCTACCCATGACTGTTGACTTTTTTTGGCCTGAGTTCGGAGTATAGAAATTATATGTTTGATGAATTGCTTTGGTTATCAATGAATAGCCAAGGTGCAATATCTTATCAACAAGCCTACCATATGCCTGCATCATATAGGCTTATGAATATAAAAAAACTATCTGATATCATTAAAAAACATAATGATGAAATAGAAAAAGCACAAAATAAAGGTACTACCTTAAACATGGAAGACCTAGCCAAGAGAAAAGAACATATGGCAGATTACGTATCCCCTAGAGCCGCTAGTAAAAAATAGCGGCTTTAATATTTATATATAAAGCTTAAAGATGACCAATTCAGGAACAGGGTCTTTTGATGATACACTTAAGGGAGCTAGAGATGTCGCTACTGAAATAACTAAGATTAGGGCTAACGTATTGACTTCTGTAGACGCTGTTAAAGATTTATCAAAAGAATTTAAAAAAAGTTCTACTTTATTAAAAACATCTTTTGAACTCTCTACTGATTTAAAACACGCATTAGACGATACTAGAAATTTAGCGTCCAAGATAGGCAGAGAATATATAGATCAGGAAATTATACAATCCAGAATAAATGCAAATTCAATTGAGACACAAGTTATACAGACTAATATAGACAAAATACAAAATGATATAAATAAATCTCTGCAAAAAAGTAATAAGCCTGCACAAGATCTAAAGACTATGTATGCAGACATTGAGAAAAGAGTTGAATCAACAGATAAGAAAGTAAGAAAAAAAGTAACTGCCGATGAACAAGCTCTTTATGTTTTAATGAAAGAGAAAAATGCAAGAGAATTAAATGCTGAAGAATTAAAAAAATTAAATGATTTATTAGATAAAGGGAACGCTAAAGTAAAAGAAGCTCAATTAAAAGCTAGTGCATTGGCTAAGATATTTGGTTCTATGACTGGAATACCTTTCTTAAAAGACTTTATGGACTTTAAGAAAATATCTGATGCGTTTAAAGTAAGCAGTAGAGAGGGTTTTAGTGCTTTAGGAAGTGAAATAATGCGAGTGGTAAAAAGCCCTTTGTTTCTAATCTTAGTTGCTATAGCCGCAGTAGCAGCTGCTATAAAAGCATTAGTAAAATTAGCTTTTGATTTTGATAAGCAACTAGTACAAATTAGTAATAATTTAGGTATTACTAGAAACTCAGCTATAGGAATATTAGATAACTTCAGACAGATATCTAATGAAAACAGAAACATAGTAAAGGGACTAGATTCTGCTTTTTTATCAGTAAAAAACCAAGTCGCTGCTACAGCAGAGCTACAGGAAGTTTTAGAGACAAACTCTTTATTTACTTCTAAAATGGTACAAAGTCAAATTTTGTTAACAAAACAAATGGGACTTTCTAAAGAAGAATCAGCAGGAATACAAAAAATATCTTTGTTATCTGGAAAATCAGCTGATGATATTTTACAAAATGCAATAAAGCAAAACACGACAGCAATATCATATAGAAAAATAATATCAGATATTTCTAAAATCAATTCCGAAATATCTGTAATGTATAAAAACAATCCGGATTTAATTGCTAAAGCAGTAATAGAAGCAAATAAATTAGGATTATCTTTAGAACAAACACAAAAAATTTCTAAAAGTCTTTTAGATTTTGAAACATCTATAGCAGGAGAATTAGAAGCTGAGTTGTTAATAGGTAAAAGGTTCAACTTTGAAAAAGCTAGAGCGTTAGCTTTGGATGGTAAATCTGTAGAAGCTGCTAAAGAGTTAATGGACCAAATGGGGGGTCTGAATGGTTTAACAAATCTTAATGTTATTCAAAGAGACAGATTAGCAGCTTCAATAGGTATGTCAGCAGAAGAGTTAACAAAAGCTGCTAGAGAGCAAGAGGTTTTAAATAAATTAGGATTTCAAAATAAACAAGCTTTAGAAGAGCAGTATGCCTTGCTTAGATCTAGAAATGATACAGCAGGAATGGCTGCTCTAATGGAAGAAGCAAGAAAAAAAGAAGGCGGAGAGGTTTTATTGCAGGATATAGCTAGAGCAGATTTACAAAAAAGATTTGAAGAATCTGTTGAAAGAATTAAGCAGCTTTTTACAGAAATGGCTGCTGGTCCTATGATCAAAATTATAGAAGGGATTGTAAAGTTCTTATCTAATACCACTGCTTTAAAAGCAGTTTTAGGGGTGATAGTAGGTTTGGCAGTATCCTTAGCAACAGCTATGGCTATGGCTACTGGAGGCCTATCTTTAGTTTTAGGAGGATTAGCAGGAGTAGCCGCTGTTGCAGGGATATCAGCTGCCGCCTCCGAGTCAGGAAAAGATACTCAATATACTCCACAAGTAGGAGCTAATTCTGTTGTTCCTAATTTAAATACTTCCGCTGCTATTATGCCTTCCGCTCCAAACACTGCATACCCTACTCCACAGATGAACAATACTGATAGAAGGGTAGAAGGCTCAAGTGCGTTCAATCAAATGAATAATACTGATAGGAGAGATGATAAAACTTTAGGAGCTAATCAAAAAGATACAGTTATACAAAATAACATAGTGCTACAAGTAGACGGAATAGGAATAGGGATAGCCCAGAAAAGAACAGATACAAAATACGCATAAAACAATTAGAAGTGCCATCATTACAAGATTTAGCAAATAATTTAGAAAACCACAGGTATTATAGCGGGTATGGTACATTCACGGCTAATAATCTACCTTATGGCAAAGATAGGCCTGGTGGTGGGAGTAGTAACCAACCTTTTGTTGTAAGAGGGGTTGATACTAGATGGTCTCCTTCTAATTTTGATGATGGACTTACTCAATTTGGAGTTGTAACTTTAGCATCCAGAACTGCTTCCGATCTGTCCAGGGTTACTCAGTTTTTATATACAACTACTAAAGGTCCTTTGTTTTTGTTAAAACAAACAGGTCTTCAGAGAAGCAATCCTAACATAAAACAAATAGATGTAAATACCTTTGATAAAACTATTATACCAACCCAATTATACAATCCTTTAGGATTAAACACATTAGCTCAGGTTGCATTAGGAGCTTTAGGAGCCAGATTTACAAAACATGGATTAATTCCACAGAATGAAAGTCAGAGAAATTATGAAAATTATATACTAACTGAGGATAAAGACGGTAATAATAGACTTCAAAATCTAGTAGCAAAGTTAGGTAATGAAAATGAAAATGTTTTAATGAAATATGGAGGAGGAGCAGGATCCTTTCTTGGCATAGGCAGTACTACCATAAGGAGATTCTACTATTCTATAAACAATCCAGTAGTAGATTCAAAAAGTGGATTTATATCAGTACCTGTAAAAACTTTGCAAAGATTTGGAGAACTTGCTGATTCTTTTAGAACTGCTTATATAGATGTAAATAAGAATGAAAAAGACGATCAAACCATCTTTAATGCTTTTGTATTAGGGGAAACAGACCCTAGAGATCTACCTACTTCTGTATTTCAAGGAAACGAATTTGAAGGTAATAGAAAAAATCTAGGAAGTAATTTTGATTTTAGAGATTACAAAAATGCTATAAATTTTAATTTAGGAGGAAATGCTGGAAATGTTCTTCCTATTGCTAACTATCAACAATATAATATAGAAACTAGGATAGGGGTAGCAAAACCTAGAAGAGCTGTTGATAGAGTGACGTACACTGCTACAGGAAGTGTGGAAAATTCTGATAGGATAAATCTAATAGGACTTTATTACAGTAAGTCACCTATTGACTCAGACGGAGGAGATCTTTTAGATGTCAATGATAGAATAGTAAATGGAAAAACTATTAGAGACATAGTTAAATTTAGAATAAAAGTATTAGATAATGATAGACCTTCAGACCCAACAGGAAAAGCTAACTATGGAGTCTATATAGTTTTTAGAGCTTACATATCTAATATACGAAGGAATGTGGTGTCTAAATGGGATGCTTATAAGTACGTAGGAAGAGGAGAATCTTTCTACGCTTATGATGGATTTACAGAAACTGTAACACTTTCTTTTATTGTAGCCGCTTCTTCTAGAGCTGAAATGAAACCTTTGTACCAGAAATTAAACTATTTGGTATCTAGTATGGCAGCAGATTATTCTAGTGCCGGGCTTATGAGAGGTAACATAGCAGAGTTAACCATAGGAGACTTTTTCTTGTATCAACCAGGAATAATAACTAGCTTTGATATGATTGTGGATGAAGATTCAAACTGGGAGATAGCTTTATCAGAGCCTGAAAATACAAGTGGAGGGGACGCAGATATGCACGAACTGCCACAACTTATAAAGTGTACTATGACATTTATTCCAATATATAACTTCCTTCCAAGAAAATCTGCTAGCGCTCCTTTCTTTGGAATAAACGGATTTGATAAGAGTAAAGAAGGGTTAAAATGGTTAAATGGAATATCAGAAAAGTTATCTGACACTAGACTAGCACCAAAAGAAACTAATTAAAAATGAGTAGTAGATATTCAAATATAAAAGTACTTAAGGAAAGTCAAAATTCTGTAAGATACTATAGAGCTTCCAAGTATCCAGACATACCATTTTCTGATCAAGACATTTACATAGAAACTGTATATGGAGACAGACTTGATATGATATCTTATGAATACTATAAAGCAACAGAATATTATTGGGTGTTAATGGTTGCTAATAATTTGCCAGGAGATAGTATATTTGTAACACCAGGAACTCAATTAAGAATTCCTTTTAATCTTGAAAGAGTATTATCTGAATATGAAATATTAAATGGCGTGTAAACTATATGTCAATATTTAAAAGTACTTTTAAACCATTTGTAGTAAGGCAGATAAAAGCTAGACAAAATCTTCTAAGTAAAGTAGAAAGGACTGTAGAGCTTGCAAAATACGTATCTTCCAAAACTCCATGGATAAGAATGACTTCTTTTGTAAATTATCAAGAAAGTTCTAATTTAGCAAAGAAGTATATATTGCAAGGAGGAACTCTTTACGATTTTAATACCGAATCAAATACAGCAAAGTTAAGGTCCGGTATAGGAGGAAGAGGGGCTTCGTATGGAGGAGATATAAGCAGTACTCAATATGGTATAAGGCCTATGCCTGGTATAACTAGCATGACTACTAGAAGTTTAGGAGCTTATGGATCCTTGACAGAGGCTACTGTAAAATTTTATGCATGGGATGTAACGCAGCTTGAAGAACTCAGTATTCTTTTTTTAAGGCCGGGATACAAAGTTCTTTTGGAGTGGGGATGGTCAATGTACTTAGACACTAGTGATAATGGAGACTCTCATGATAGTAAAACAAATTCTAAAATACTGACTACAGATTATAGTGCCTCTTCTATTAAAAATACACCTTTTAATACCATAGATTGTTTTAACGAGAGTATAACACAAGAAGGTATATATGATAGTTTACAAAAACTTAGACATAAGTATTCTGGAAATTATGACGGGGTTTTAGGATCTATAAGAAATTTTGAGTACGAATTAATGCCTAACGGGTCTTACGAATGTACCACTGTTTTGATGAGTATAGGAGATGTTATTGATACCATAAGAATGAACGACACTATATCTGGGACAGTAAGTGGAGAAGATCAAAATACAAATGAAAATTCTGAAATAAAAAGCCAGTTTGAATTATTATTTGATGGATATTGCAAGCTTAGCAATACTAATAATAGAAACTTAAAAAAGAACAGTTTTATATCTTTTATAGATGCTGATATTAAGCCAGAAGACGAGCCTTATGTAGATAGAAATATATACACAACAAAAAAACTCAGCGCTGTACTAAACCCTATACCGGTATCAGATGAGCCTCCTTTAGATGACAGATACAACTATTATATTCAATTTGCATATTTAGTGCAAATATTAAACAGTTTTAAAAATCTTTTTTCGGAAAAGAGTCAAAAACTAATAAACATAGAAATACCATCAGGTCCTTTAAGAGCTGGGAGCTTTTCTAATGGACTATGTCAAGCATCTTTTAATTCTATATCTATAAACCCAAATACAGTACTTATACGAAACAGTAAAGCTACTATATTCAAAGACAAAAATGATAATGTTGGTTTTATCCCATCCGTTTATAATATAGAAGATCCGATTAGCGAAATAGGCGCCCAGTTTAAAGAGTATCTATACTCTGATACTAATTTGGGAATAATAGGAAATTTATATATTAACATAGGTAAAATAATTTCCTTATACAAAGAATTAGCAATATCTGGTCAAGGATATGTCTATGTTGGCACTTACATATCCAAATTGTTATCGGAAATATCTTTTTCTTTAGGCTCTATAAATGATTTTGATAAGTTTGTTACAGATAATAAGATTTGCATAATTGATAAACATTATACAGAGCTGCCTTCGGAATCTAGTGTGTCTTCTAAATTTAAAGTAAATATTTTAGGAAATAGCAGTATAGTAAGGTCTCACAAAATAAATTCTAAAATATTCCCTTCACAAGCTACTATGATAGCAGTAGCTGCTCAAAGTAGGCAGAATGTGGCATCTTTACAGACTTCCACTTACAATTATTTGAATGAAGGCCTAGTGGATAGACTTTTTAAAGAGACAACAAATTTAGCCACTGATCTTTTAGTATCTGAAGAAGAATCAAAAAGAAGTTTACTAAACCAAATACTAGTATTAATTAGATTTGTTAGAGATTACGTACTTGATAATAGTAACATATCTGTTTTTAATAATGGTAATTTAGCTACAATGAACGCATATCTAAATTCTTTGTTAGTTGAATTAGATTGCGCAACTGATTACAAAGCCGTGATACCCATATCAGTAGAGCTAACTTTAGATGGCATTTCTGGTTTAACTATAGGTGAGATCTTTACCGTAGATAAAAATGTACTTCCTAAAGATTATAAACAAAAATCTATAGGATTTATTGTTACTAAAATAAATAATGAAATATTAACTAACGGTTGGAAAACAACTTTAGGATCTCAGATTTGTATATTAGATCAACAAGAGAAACAATTGAGATCTTTAGAAAGGTCTTCCCAATTTTTAAGAGACTTACTAGAACAATCAAGAAAAAATATAGGAGACACCTTAAGATCTATCAGATACTATAAAATACTGGCAGCTCTATATATGGATGTTCTAAGAGAAAATATTTTTATAAAAGATGTGGAGGGGGAGCTAGATTTTAAAAAAGATAAATCTGGGAGACCTAGAGCATTATATTCTAGAGCGGCGGTTCAAGAGAGTGGAGGGTCTGAGATAACATATGGAGATCTGTTGACTGAGTTTCGAAGCACGTATAAAAGGCTGTATCCAAAAATTACAGAAACTAGAATAAATAGAGTTACAGGGACTACTAGAGAGGGGCAAGCAGCTGTTAATCAAACAACTACCACCACACAATCTAGAGTTACTGATATTTCTAAAAATGGTATATTAGAGAATATAATAGTAAACATGTCATATTATATAGACATGAAAGATTCAGACATAAAGAATATATTTCAATCTGAAATGACTAAAGTAAGATCTGGTTATGAGCAACATGCTACTCCTCCTGATTATACTAGAGTTTTTGATACAGGATATAAAGTTTTAGATTATCTGGCTTTAATTGCAAAAAACCCTTTATCAGCCGGTACTGTTACTGGTCAAGCTATGTTAAATGCTACGTTTACTGGGGTATACCTTGGAGCTATAGCATCTACTACTTTTAATTTAATAAATATTGAGAACGCAATAGACAATATCACTGGTAGATACATACTATCTACACCTTTAGCAACAGGCTATCCATATTTTACAGATAAGCAATAAACTACATGTACTATCCAAAGTCAGAAATATTAAAAGTAGATTACACATCTGGAGGGGAGTTCTTAATAAGAAGAACTTTAAAATTTTATAAAGGATTTTATTATTCTACTAATGACGGTAAATTTTTTTCTGGTAAAGAGTATCAATCTGATACACAAGAATTAATATACTCATTACAAACAAACAATACTTCTAGCAAAAAAGACTCCTATAATTTTTACTATTCTGAACCTACAGATACTGACTATGAAAAAGGGTTTTTTACTAGATACGTTATAAAAAGAGTGAACGGAGGTTTGGATAATATATTAGAAGTATCTGAATCCGAATTTAACAGAGCTTCTAAAGATCCTCTTTATAATACAAAATCATTTGTCTGGAAATTAACAGGCCCTTTATATACAACTCCTGAAGGAATTCCTGGGATTGCCAATGAGAATCAAAAGACTTTAGATGAAGTTGAAAAAACAATAAAAGAAGTAAAAAAATATTTTACAAATTTGGCACAGTACGCAAAGTAGTCTATATTTGTAAAAAGGTTATGTCGTGTATTACATTATAGAAACGGAAGAACAGTTTCAAAAGTTTTCACAGTACGATTTTACAAATTGTTTTGTAGACGTAATATCTACAAACGATAACTACCACCCCAAAATATCAGAGCCGTCCCTAGTATACATTAAACCATTCAGATCTAGAATGGGATTTATACTTTCTATAGACCACACAGAAGCTTTTAGCCTAGATAAAAACCAAGTATTTGATTTTATACAAGGCAAAGTAGGAAATATATACGCAATAGATGGAAAAAGACTTAGGCATTATTTAAAGAGAGAGTGCGATTTATATTGTGTAAAAACAGCCAAGTATTTACAAACAGGAGATTACATAGAAGAGACAGACTATAACACAGTAGCCCATAGATTTTTCTATCAGAAGTACGAAGGCAGACCTGATATTAATAAAATTATACCTATCTGCAAACATTTTGAAAAATATGAAAGATTAGTAGCCAGTATAAAGTTTGAAGCATCTTGGTTTAAAGCTAAGTACTATAAACTGTATGGATGCTTAGCTCCTACGATTTTTAGTAATATAGAAGCAGAGGGTATAAACATAAATAATGACCGATTTATCAGTCATTATACCCCAAAAAACCCTTTAATGTCGATTAAATCAGACAAAATATACACTCAATACAACTTATTTACCAGTACTGGCAGGCCTTCAAATGCGTTTAACGGCATCAATTTTAGTGCTATGAACAAGGAAGATGGCAGTAGATCTTCTTTTGTTCCATCTAAAGACGTTCTTGTAGAGTTTGATTACTCTTCGTATCACATTCGTATATTAGCGTATCATATCGGATATAAGTTTGAGGAGGAAGATATACATACCCACTTAGCAAAGTTTTACTACGGTACTGAGACGGTAACTGCTGAACAATATGCGGAAAGCAAGGGCCTAACTTTTAAACTTCTATATACAGACTCCATATCAGAGGAGCTAGAAGATATCCCTTTTTTCGCAAAGGTTAAAGAATTTAAGAAGTTTTTGTGGCAAACTTATAAAAAACAAGGATTTATAGAAAGTTTTTTATCGAAATCTCCAATAAAAGGTATAACTTCGAAGACACAGATATTACCCTATGTTTTGCAGAACTACGAAACAGAAAGGAATATTTTAATTATAAACGATTTACTAAAATATTTAGAAAATAAAGTAACTAAATTGGTGTTATATAACTATGACTCTTTCCTTTTTGATTATAGTAAAAAAGACGGCAAGAAGACCATAGGAGAGATCAGGGACATTCTAGAACAAGACGGGTACAAAACCTCCTGTAAGTTCGGATATAACTACCAAGAAATGAAAAATATCTAATTTTTGAACTTATTTTTACTATTTATATATGAAAAATAATACGTTTTTTGATTTAACATACGACTACTTGAATAAGCTATTCTGTACTTTTACAAAGAAGGAGGACCTTCAAATGACTATAACCGACATAAAAAGTAGGTATGAAGTCATTTACTCTAAAATATTTGTATTAGAGACAGATAATGAGAACGAGTATGTTTGTACTTATAACATTGACAGCGACAATATAAATAAGAACAATATCCTTCCTAATACGATATTGATGCACCGCCGTAAGGAGTGTAACGTATTATACACTATAAACTCCCTCAATAAGCTTGTAGAGTCTTTAAACAACGGCGTAAGGGATAACAACTTCAAAGTTAACTGGAAAGACTATGAAAATAGTATCCTGTTAACCCAGAACAATAGCTTCGTACAGCTTAAGACTAAAATCCACGATATCATAAATGTGGAAAAGAAGTCCTAGAAAATAAATTTGGAATTATCCGAATATTCACTATTTTTGTTTTTCACTTAAAAAATCAAGTTATGTCCAAGATTGATCTCATCAAAGAGAGGCTTAGTAAGCTTCAGTCAAAAAATTCAGGTGGTGGTTTTGAAAAAATTGATTACACCACAATTTTCTGGAAACCAAAGTTAGGAAAGCAAGTTGTCAGGATTCTCCCTAGAAAGACAAATAAAGACTTTCCATTTTCAGAAGTAACTTTTCATCAGTACAACATTTTTAAAAAGAATGTATTCTCTTTAGAGAACTTCGGAGAGAAAGACCCCGTAGTTCAACTAGTTAGAGAACTTTACGATGAGAACACAGAAAGCAGCAAAGAACTTGCTAGAAAACTAAAACCAAGAACTAAATACTTTGCACAAGTGCTAGTAAGAGGAGAAGAAGGTTTGGGAGCAAGATTGTGGGAGTTCAACAAGACCACATACGAAAAGCTTCTCAGCATTATGGCTGATGATGACTTTGGAGATATTGCTGATGTTACTAGCGGTACCGATCTTACTGTTGAAGGTTACAATGATGTAATTAAAATTGGTAAGAGAGATGTAAACTATATTGCTGTAAACGTAACCCCAAAAAGAAATATCTCTCCTATTTCTGAAGATGCAGACCTAGTTAAGAAAGTACTAGAATCACAGAAAGAAATTACTGAGATTTATAAAAAGTATAGTTATGATGAAATCAAAAAGATGCTTCATGATTATATCAACCCTCAAGAAGAACCCACTGAAGTATCAACCCCTGCCGTAGAAGAGTCTGTTACCGAGGAACCTCCTTTTGATGGACCATACAAACCTGCTTCTGATTATACAGAAAATAAGAGCAGCGTTGCTTCTAAGTTTGATGATTTGTTCGGAGAAGAAAATTAAATTGTAACATATGGCAGAAAATAAGAACATTAAGGGTGCTGTAGCAAGTGCCCTTCAGAAAAACTCGTCCTTTAGTTTAGAGAACTTTAAGAAATCAAAGAACCTAACTGAAAACGTAGGGTTTAAAAAACAAGAGTGGATCCCACTTTCAGAAGCATTTCAAGAAGCAATTAGTTTACCAGGAATTCCACATGGTCACGTAATTACATTTAGAGGCCATAGCGATACAGGAAAGACTACGGCAATGATTGAAGCAGCTATGAATGTCCAGAGAATGGGCAAGCTTCCAGTGTTTATTATAACTGAGATGAAATGGGATTGGCATCATGCTAAGATCATGGGATTCGAAGTAAATGAAACAGTAAATAAAGAAACTGGTGAAATTTCTTACGGAGGTAACTTTATTTATGTCGATAGAGATCATCTATCAACTATTGAAGATGTTGCCGGATTCATCATGGATCTTTTAGATGAACAAGAGAAAGGAAACCTTCCAATGGATATTGTATTCCTTTGGGACTCTGTAGGATCTATTCCATGTAAAATGTCTGTTGAATCTAATAAGAACAACAACGAATGGAACGCAGGAGCAATGTCTGTTCAGTTTGGCAACTTTGTAAACCAAAGGATTGTAAGATCTAGGAAAGAAAGCTCACAGTATACCAACACCCTTATCATTGTAAATAAGGTGTGGGTAGAAAAGCCTTCTGTTTATGGAGAACTCCCTAAGTTGAAAAACAAAGGAGGAAACACAATGTTCCTAGACTCTACGCTTGTAGTAACATTCGGTAATGCTACCGGAGCAGGTACAAACAAGATTAAAGCTACTAAGAACGGTAAAGATGTTGAGTTTGCTAAAAGGACTAAGATATCTGTAGACAAAAACCACATTACAGGGGTTACTACTACTGGAAAGATTATCGCTACTCCACACGGCTTCATCATTGATGACAAGAAGTATATTGACGCATACAAGAAAGCACATTCAGCAGAGTGGTTGAAGATTCTTGGAAGTGACGACTACGATGTAATCGAAGAAGAAGACAATGGAAGTGTAGTCGATAATAATTCCGGAGATGAATAAGGAAAGACTTTTAGACATATTTTCTAGAATTAATAAAGATGAGAAACCAAAAAACCTCCACCACAACAGCAGAGTTCTTATAGTAGATGGAATGAACACATTTCTTAGGAGCTTTGCTGTTGTTGATAGAGTGAACATGTTGGGAAATGATATTGGAGGATTAGTTGGTTTTTTAAAGTCTCTTGGACATGCCACTAAACTGTTAAATCCGACTCGCATAGTAATCGTCTTTGACGGTGAAGGCGGGTCGGTAAACAGGAAATATCTATATAACGAATATAAATCGAATAGAGATACAGGTAGGATAATGAACTACAAGTCGTTTAATAACAAGTCAGATGAAGACGATTCAAAATACAATCAAATATCTAGGCTAATTCCTTATTTGGAATGTCTGCCTATAACTTTAATGTCTTTTGATAAGTTAGAAGCTGATGATGTGATTGGAAACTTATCTGTAAAAATACACGATGAGTATGATGATTCTAAAGTTTTTATAATGTCATCTGACAATGACTTTATGCAACTTGTAAATGATCGTGTTAGTGTGTATAGTCCTACTAAAAAAAAGATATATGATGTAAATAGTGTTGTAGAACATTTTGGAGTTCATCCTAATAATTTTACAATCTACAAAACATTAGTAGGAGATACTTCTGACAACATACCTGGAGTGCATGGGGCTGGTGAGAAAAATGTTATAAAGCTTTTTGAGTTCATGTCTAAAGAAGACCCTAAAACTTTAGAAGATGTTTATCAAATTTGTGAAAGTCCTCCTAAGAATTCAGTTGTATATCAGAGAGTTCTGAATGTTAAAAAACAACTTGAAGTGTTTTATAAAATAATGGATATAAAGAATCCGAATATATCCGATATTTTAAAGGAGGAGATTACAAATCAATACCATAATAAAACACCTCTTCTTAAAAAATTTGATTTTATAAAGTTGTATCATCACGATAGAATGGGAGGAGCGATTCCAAATGTGGAATCTTGGGTTAGTATATTTTCATCGTTAAACAACTATTAATAAGTTATGACAGCAAACAAACTAAATCAGTACGGACATCAATTTCAAATAAAAGTTTTGTACTCCTTATTAAATGATAAGGCGTTCCTTCAAAACATAGCAGATGTAATTACAGCTGATTATTTTGAGTCTCCTGCACATAAGTGGATCATAGGAATAATACTAGATTATTATTCTAAGTATCATACCTACCCTACTATGGAGGTTCTTAAAATAGAACTAAAGAAAGAAGAGAATGAAGTACTGCAAGTATCAATTAAAGAAGAACTTAAACAAGCTTACACTGCTACTCAAGATGATGTAGATTATGTAAAGGAAGAGTTTTTCAACTTCTGTAAAAATCAAAAGCTTAGAGACGCTTTACTATCCTCAGTAGATCTTCTTAAAACAGGAGAGTTTGAAGGAATTAGAAAGATGATCGATGAAGCATTGAAAGCAGGTAATGAAAAAAACATAGGACACGAATACGACAAGGATGTGGAGAGTCGGTTTAGGGAAGAGGAGGATAAAAAGATACCATTCCCTTGGAAAGTGTTTAATGACATTACGGATGGAGGAGTAGGCGGTAGTAACCTAATGCTTCTCTTTGCGCCTCCCGGAATAGGAAAATCTACTGTGGTTTGTAACATTGCTACCCACTGCTTGAAAACAGGGTACAATGTGGTGTACTATACTTTGGAGCTAGATGAGAGATATGTGGGAAAGAAGATAGACTCTATTTTAACTGGGATAGAAGTTAAGATGCTGAAGCACCACAGGAAAGAAGTAGAAGCGGCAGTTAAAAGTCTTAAGGGAAAGATAGTGATCAAGGAGTATTCCCCAGGAAGGGCTTCTCTAGGCACTATAGAATCCCACCTAAAGCAATTAGAGGCCAATAACGACTTCATTCCAGATCTGATAATAATAGACTACCCAGATCTTTTAAAGCCTAGAAGAACCCGTAAAGAAGCCAAAGAGGAGTTAGATGACATCTATACAGACCTAAAAGGTATGGCTAAGGATTTAAAGATACCTTTTGTATGCCCTTCCCAGATCAATAGGATGGGAGCTAAGGATGAGATTATAGAAGGAGACAAGGTGGCAGGCAGCTTTCAAAAAATGATGATAGCAGACTTTAGCGTATCCCTTTCCAGAAAAAGGAAAGATAAGATAAATGGGACTGGAAGATTCCATATAATGAAGTCTAGATTAGGACCAGACGGTATGACCTACTCTGCCAAAATAGACCTAAACAAAGGATTTATAGATATATCAGAAGACCTTTATGACGAAGACTCTGAGAATCAAGAAGATGGAGGAAAGGGGGATTTTAGTTCAGATGATATATCAATGCTTAAGAAAAAGTTTACTAGAAATTAAACCCGTAAGCATAGGTTAGGGGGATAAAAAAAGCTGAGCAATTTCAATTTTTTTTGTCTGTATATACCGTATTTATTTTTACCTCTCTTAAAAATTTAATTAAAAACAACTATGGAATTAGGATCAGAAATCTTAAGTCAAGTCACTATTTTCTCTAAGTATTCAAAGTATATGCCAGAGCTACAGAGGAGAGAAACGTGGGATGAAATCGTTACCAGATATGAAGTAATGATGATGCAAAAATTTCCTAAATTGAAAAAGGAAATAGCTGAAAATGCGGAGTTTATAAGACAGAAAAAAGTTCTACCTTCAATGAGAGCTTTACAATTTTCAGGTAACGCAGCAGAAGTAAATAATGCTAGAATTTATAATTGTTGCTATCTACCTATGGATAGTGTACATTGTTTTTCTGAAGCTATGTTTCTTTTGTTGGGAGGTACAGGTGTAGGATATTCGGTTCAGTTTCAACACGTTGAGAAACTTCCTGAAATAATTAAGCCTACAAAACAAAAAAGATTTTTGATTCAAGATAGCATCATAGGATGGGCTGACGCAGTTAAAGTTCTTATGAAGTCTTATTTCGGAAAAGGTCCTAAACCTCTTTTCGACTTTAGAGACATTCGTCCTAAAGGAGCTAGACTTATCACAGCTGGAGGTAAGGCACCTGGTCCTGAACCACTTAAGACTTGTTTGTTCCACATAGAAGCAATGCTTGAACGCAAACAGAATGGGGAAAAGCTTACTACTTTAGAAGTTCATGATATCATGTGCCACATTGCTAATAGCGTACTGTCTGGTGGTATTAGAAGAGCTGCTATGATTGCTTTGTTTAGCCATGATGATGAAGATATGCTTACATGTAAATTCGGTAATTGGTGGGAACTAAATGAACAACGTGGTAGAGCTAATAACTCAGCAGTATTAGAAAGAGGCCAGATCTCTGAAGAAGAGTTTAGAGCTTTGTGGAAAAAGATAGAACTTAGTAATTCAGGAGAGCCTGGATTCTATTGGACAAAGAATATTGAGTGGGGAACTAATCCATGTTGTGAGATTGCACTGCGTCCTTATCAGTTCTGTAATCTTTGCGAGGTTAATGTATCAGATGTAGTAGACGAAGAAGATCTTATGCAACGTGTTAAAGTGGCAGCTTTCTTTGGAACGTTACAGGCATCTTATACAGATTTCCACTATCTACGTTCTATTTGGCAGAAGACTACAGAAAAGGATGCGCTTTTAGGTATTGGCATGACAGGTATTGGTAGCGGTGAGATCTTAAAGTACGATCTGAAAAAAGCAGCAGATGTGGCAAAAGAAGCAAATGCTTTCTATGCTGAGGAGATTGGGATCAACAAGGCAGCCCGTGTTACTTGTATTAAACCTTCAGGAACTACATCTTGTGTATTAGGAACCGCTTCTGGTATCCATGCTTGGCATAATGATTACTATCTAAGAACTGTTCGTTTTAATAAGTCAGAAGATATTGCAAAGTATCTAATGGCTAACCATCCTGAGATTTGTGAAGACGATGCTTTGAGATCTCACGATACTTTGTGTGTAAGGATTCCAATTAAAGCACCGGCAGGATCTTTATTGAGGACTGAAACTCCTATAGAACTTCTTGAAAGAGTTAAACACTTCTCTACAAACTGGATTAAGAGTGGTCATAGAAACGGGTATAACAGCCATAACGTTTCTGCTACAGTATCTATTAAACAAGATGAGTGGGAAACAGTAGGAGATTGGATGTGGGAAAACAGGGCTCATTATAACGGACTTTCTGTGCTTCCTTATTGGGGAGGAACATATGTTCAAGCTCCTTTTGAAGATATAACAAAAGAGCAGTATGAAGAGAAGATCAAACACCTTACTTCTATAGACCTTACCAATGTTTTAGAAGAAGATGATACTGTTAACTTTGGTGCTATAGCAGCATGCGCTGGTGGTGCCTGTGCTGTAGAATAATGTCGAAACTTCAAGAAAATATAGACTTTTACATAGATGAGCGGACTGGGTACATAGTACTCACCGCTCACTATTTAAAACAAAGAGGACATTGTTGTGGTAATAAATGTAAAGAGTGTCCTTACGATCCTAAATGGGAAAAAGGAAATAAAATTTTGTTGGAAGGTAAATAATATTTATATTTGTTAAAAGTAATACCATGATTTTTTATATTATTTGTCTTGCCATCAATCTCTTAGGAATGGGATATCTTTTTTATATTAATGAAAAACAACAGCATATTAATAGAGAATTTCTAACAAATGCACTATTAGTTAACGCTTCTTTGGAGTATATAAAAAATGAATTAGAAAAACTTAAAGATAGGATATTAGAACTAGAACAGAAACTAGAACAAACTAAAAAATAAAAGGTTATGGAAATCGGATCAATCGTAGAATGTATCAAAGGATACCCTGAAGTTATTGAGGAAGGACAGTACTACACAGTAAAATATATTGGGAAAGGAATTGTCTTACATGAAGTATCTCCTCCCGAACCTTATACTTCCTTTTTGAAAGAGAGATTTAAAGAAGTGCAAAGCCCAGGAGATTTCGAGGATATAATGATGGACCTTATTTGTAATTCTGAAATAGGAAGTTAAGTTATGGATATTAAGATACCTACTATAAGAGTAATTAAACTAAACGAAAATGCAATAATACCCTCGTATGAAACATCAGAAGCCGCAGGGTTTGATTTAAGATCCAGCCACGCAGGATCTGTACCTCCAAATGAAGTTTTACTAGTCAACACAGGACTGGCTATGGAGATCCCTCAAGGGTATGAATTGCAGATTAGACCTAGAAGCGGTTTAGCTTTAAAAAATAAAATAACAGTATTAAACTCCCCAGGAACTGTAGATTCCGATTATAGAGGAGAAATAAAAGTTATACTTATAAATCATGGGAATTATCCTTTTATCTTTACAACAGGTCAAAGAATAGCCCAAGGAGTGCTAATGAAACTACCCGAACGTCCTATATTCTACGAGACGCAGGAGCTGTCCGAAACGATAAGAGGCGAGGGTGGTTTCGGTAGCACAGGAGTTTAATTAAAAAAATAAAGGTTATGAAATGCAAGAAAAGAAATACGTAACAGTAGATACCCCAGACACTTTAAGAGAAATGGTGAGTCATATAAAAGCAAATGACATAATTGCTTTTGACACAGAAACCACATCTCTCAATCCCAGAAAAGGAAGTATAATAGGCATATCAGTATCAGCAGAGGTTGGTATAGGATATTACATGCCTACTATGGAACATAAAAATGGAGAGCTTAGTGACAGTAAAATATATGGAGAGAGTTGTCACGATCTAGCAAAGAAAGTTATAAATCTATTGTGTACCAAGAAAATAATAGGACACAACTTATCTTTTGATTCTAGGTTCGTAAAATGTTTCTATGATATAGATATAACTCCTTCTATACATGCTGATACTATACTACTTGTACATACAGTATCTGAGGAAGGTGCTGGGGAAGGGTTTGGAGGATCCTTTGGTTTGAAAGATATAGCCATAGCGATTCAATCTGAGTTAGGGCTTGATATGGAAAAGGAAGCGAACGAAGAGCAAGTTTTACTAAAAGAATCTATAAAATCTAATGGAGGCACAACAACTAAAGAGAATTATGAAATATGGAAAGCAGATCTTCCAATTCTCTCTAAGTATGCATGTGCTGATACCGATCTTACTTTAAGAGTATATAACTACTATTATCAGAAACTTGTAAAAGAAGGTCTAGAGAAATTTTTCTTTGAGGATGAAGTAATGCCATTGTATAAAGAAGTTACTATCCCTATGGAGAGCAACGGAGTAATGGTAGACGTGGATTTGATGAACAAGTCTAGAGAGGAAATTATAAAAGATTTAGAAACTTACAAAAAACTTGTTATAGCGGATCTTCTGAAAAATCCTGCCGTTAAGGAGTGGGTTGTAGATAAAGCCTTAGAAAAATACCCTCCTAGTAATAAAGGAACTTACGCTCAAAAGCTAACAGAATACTACAACCTCCCGCTACCTATTTCAGAAAAGTCTGGCAAGTACTCTTTAACTTCTAAACTTATAAATGAACTACCAGATTCTGATGTAAAGAATTACTTGTTAACTGGAAATCTAGATCTATTAGATGAAAAGATTGTTGTAAAAATTAGTGTGGGATTGTGGAAAGAAAGTCAAGAAGGGGATTTTTTTAATATACAATCAAAAGATCACTTGGGTAGCATTGCTTTTGGAGTATTAGGATTTAAACCCTTATCTGCTACTGATAAAGGTAAAGATAAGTTTGATGATGATTTTATACAATCTATATCTGAAAAGCATGAGTGGGCTAAAAATTTAAGAATATACAATAGACTTCTTAAAATAAAGTCTACTTATATGGATAGATTTTTAGATAAAGTGGAAGACGGGCTATATTATTTTTACTACAAACAGCACGCTACAGTATCAGGTAGATATGGATCCGATGCACAACAGCTCCCTAGACCCAAAGAAGAAGGGGAAGATGATCCAATAGTGCTTAAGTATAATAATATGATACGTGCGTTCTTTGTTTGCAAACCGGGAACAGTATTCATAGACTGCGACTACGAATCCCTTGAACCTAAAGTATTCTCTCACGTAGCTGATGATGAGGGATTAAAGGACATATTTCGTAATGGTTGGGATTTCTACTCTACCATTGCCATAAAAACTGAAAAGCTAGAACAATACTCTCCAGATAAGAAAGCTCCTAATTACTTGAAGAAGATGGCGAATAATGTAAGGCAGAAAGCTAAAGCATACTCTTTAGGTATTCCTTATGGAATGGGCGCTTATGCTCTAGGTAAAAGCATAGAAGTGTCTACCGAAGAAGCGGAAAAACTTATAGACGGATATCTTAATGGATTTCCTAATCTAAAAAAATGGATGGAGACTTCTAAAGAGTTTGTAAAAAAATATGGTTATATAAAAACACAAGTAGGAAGAGTTCGTCATTTACCAAAAGTTTCTTATCTTTACAAGAAGTTTGGAGACAAACTATTAGAGTTTAAATTTCAAAGAAAGCTAGAAGAGCAATTAGATAAAGACACTGTTTTGAATATGGTTAGAGATTATAAGAATGGTCTTAATAACGGAATGAACTATCAAATTCAAAGTCTAGCGGCCTCTATTGTAAATCGTGCAGCTATTGAAATAAACAGAGAATTTAAAAGAAAAGGAATAAAAGGACAAGTAGTAGCACAGATCCATGACCAATTAGTTATGGAGGTAGAAGAAAACGCAGCAGAGGAAGCTTCTAAAATTGTTCAAGATAGAATGGAAAACACTACTAGACTTTCTTTAGAGTTAGTAGCACCGCCAGCTTTGGCACACAATTTGAGAGATGGTCACTAAAAAATAAAATATGAGTAAATTAGTTGCATTACACGACAAAGTCGTCTTAAAAAAAATAGACGCAGAAGACAAGATGGTAGGGGGTATTATAGTACCAGACACCGGTAAAGAAAAATCAAACTACTTTGAAGTAGTTGATCGTGGAGAAGGTATGTATAATCCGCATATGGGAAACTACTACCCAATGAAAGTTGAGGTAGGAGATATAGTAATAGTGCCTAAATCAGTAGTAGTACAAATTATAGTAGATCAAGAAGAGTACTATGTTTGTAGAGAGGTAGAAATTCTTTCAATTATAAAAGATTAATATATGATAAAGACAGAGTTTGGAACAGAATTAAAGAAGAAAATTCTAAGTGGAATTAATAAAATTAATGACAGCGTATCTTCTACATTAGGACCTGCTGGTAGGAATGTAATAATTAGAGATGCTGATGGATCAATCAAGGTTACCAAAGATGGAGTAACCGTAGCCAAAGCTTTCTCTAAGTTAGAAGATCCAGTAGAGGATATCGGGGCTCAAATGGTAAAACAAGTTTCTATTAAGTCCGCAGACAAAGCAGGAGATGGTACTACAACATCTACTTTATTAGCAACTGTAATGATCAATGACGGAATGAAAGCCATCACTCAGGGATCAAATGCGGTAGAGGTTAAGAAAGGTATTGATAAAGGAGTAGCTAAAGTTGTTGAAGGTCTAAAATCTATTTCAAAAGATATCTCATCTGAAGATCAGATAAAGCAAGTAGCAACAATATCAGCTAACAATGATCCTGAGATCGGCACCTTAATTGCCACAGCTTTGGATAAAGTTGGAACAGATGGTGTAGTGGCTATAGAAGAGTCTAAGACTGGAGAAACTACTTTAGAAGTTGTTGAGGGTATGATGTTTGAGCGTGGGTACAAATCTCCTTATTTTGTTACAGACAACACTTCTATGCAAGCTGTATTTGAAAAGCCTCTTATTTTCTTATACGATGGTAGATTAAATACAACAGCACACGTACTTCCTGTATTGCAAGCAGCACACTCGGAAAACTTACCTCTTTTGATTATTGCAGAAGATGTAGAAAACGAAGCCTTAGCATTGCTTGTAGTAAATAAAGCTAACAATACTATTAAAGTATGTGCAGTAAAAGCCCCAGACTTTGGAGATAGAAGGACTGCTATTTTAGAAGATATAGCTATTCTTACTGGAGGAACTGTAGTATCTCCAACCAAAGGTCACAAGATAGATAAAATGAAACCAGACGAGTTTAAAGCGATGTTTGGAAAGTCTCGTGTTGTAAACATAACAAGCAAAGACACAACTATCATTGATGGAAAGGGGGATATAGAAAAGATAGAACAGAGACTGTCTGACTTAAAAGCACAAATAGAAATAGCTAAATCTAATTTTGAAGTAGAGAAGCTTCAAGAAAGATTGTCAAAGCTTACTGGAGGTGTTGCTATTATTAACGTTGGTGGTCTAAGTGAAGTGGAAATGAGAGAGAAAAAAGATCGTGTTGATGATGCTTTACACGCAACTAAAGCGGCTTTAGATCAAGGTATTGTGCCTGGAGGTGGTATGGCTTTGATTAACTGTAAAGAGTTCATTAAAGACGCTTATAACAACTGTGATAATGACGATCAAGAACTTGGAGTTGGAATAGTAGAAAAGGCTTTGTCTGCTCCATTTAAAAAGATACTTTACAATGCCGGAATAGAAAACGTATACGAACTTCTTAGTTTAATTGATAAGAGAGCAACTGATGAAGAAGATAACAAAGAATGGATAGGATACAATGCTAAGACTGGTGAAGTGGAAGATTTTCTTTCTAGCGGTATTCTTGATCCAACTAAGATCACAAGAACTGCTATAGAAAATGCAGCAAGTGTAGCAGGAACAATTCTTACTACAGAATCAACTGTGTACTTTGTAGGAGATGATAAAAAAGAAGATGTAGATTATAGTCAATTCATGTAAAACATAAAATATGCAACAACATAATCCGTTAGCGAATATTAGATTTGATCAGACAACAGGAGTAGTTTGTGAAAAATGTGGAGGAACAATTTTCTCAGAAGCGATGTATTTAAGAAAAGTATCTAAGTTTTTAGTAGCAACTGCCAGCGACAAAGATCAACTGATCCCGGTACCTACTTTTTACTGTGTAAACTGTAAACATGTTAACAAAGAGTTCTCTCCTTTAGGAATAGAAGAAGAATCTAAAAAAGATACAGAATGACATTAGAAGAAATAAACGAAGGTATAGAAGCTTGTAACAGAAAGTTGGATGATTATAGAATACAGATAGAAGCTCTATCTAATAGCGATGATCCATCTAGCGATGATATACAAGCACAGTTTAACTATCTTATGACAGAGATTGGAAAAGTAACAGTAGAGCTAGACAATCTCATATCTAAAATACCATGAAAGAAGTCCTTGGATTATCAGAGGAGCTTGTACCTAGAATAAAAGAAGATAAAAGGGATGATCAAAAAAAGATATCATTCTCACAGTATTCTGTATATGAATCCTGTCCGTACAGATGGTATCTCAGTTATGCAAAAGGGATATATCCATTCTCTGCCAGCATCAATACAGTTTTTGGTACTGCTATACACGAAACCTTGCAGACGTATCTAACTATTTTATTTAACAAATCAGTAAAAGAATCTGAGGAGTTTAATATGGTAGAGATGTTTGAGAGGGTATTTAGAGAAGAGTATCTTAAAGAAGTAGCAAATAATGGAGGCAATCACTTCTCTACTAAAGAAGAGATGGCAGAGTTTTATGAAGACGGTATTGATATTCTATATCAATTTAGGAAGAAAAGAACTTCTTATTTTTCTACAAGAGATTATGAATTGTTGGGTATGGAGATACCTCTGCTGGTAGAAGTTAAAGACGATACCGATACTTTTTTATTTCAAGGTTTTGTGGACTTTATTTATAGAGATAAGACAGATGGAACTGTTTACATAGAAGATTTTAAAACATCTACTAAAGGCTGGAGAGATTATGAGAAGAAAGATGAGATAAAACAAGCGCAGATACTTCTATATAAAAACTACTTTTCAAAGCAATTTGGAGTACCAGTAGATAAAATAGTTCCTAGATTTAGAATTTTAAAAAGAAAGTTGTATGAAAATGCAGACTTCCCCCAATCGAGGATACAGATTCATGAGCCTGCTAATGGAAAGAGTAAAGTCCATCAAGCTGTTCAGAGGTTTACTAATTTCATTAACGATTGTTATAACCAGGATGGGACTCCTAAAGAACAACAATACGTAAAGAAAGCAAGTGGTAATAACTGTAGATTCTGCCCCTTCAAAGACTCTGCAGATTTATGTGATAAAAAAAATTAACTAAGTAGATTCTTTTTATCAATCTGTATATATTTATATATGAAATATATAAATTAGTTACTATGGCTTATCAAGACAGATTAAAATTAACAAGTGTAAAAATACACAAAGACTTGTCGGAAAATTTTAAAATAGAAAGTGCAAGGACAGGGTTATCTCTTCAGAAGTTTGTAAATAGATCAATACATTTATATCTGACGGATCCTGATTTTAAAGTTAAAATGTTGACTTACAATCAATTAGCAACAAGCGGAAGTCTTTAACCCTTAAAAAAATTTAATGAAACCAGGTTATATAAAAAGAGAAGATAGAAAAAAAATTCTATTAATAGGAGATGATATTAGGTTTTTTTCAGGAATAGCCACAATATCTAGAGAATTAGTTTTGGGAACTGCGCATACCTTCAATTACGTTTGTATAGGAGGAGCTATAGATCATCCAGAAAAAAACAAAAGACTAGACCTATCCCAATCTACAAATGAAGTAGCAGGAATTCCAGACGCTTCTATCATACTGTACCCCACTAATGGATACGGAACTCCTGATCTTATAAGGCATCTTATACAGGTAGAAAAGCCAGATGCTTTAGTGTTTATTACAGATCCTAGATATTATGAGTGGTTGTTTAAAATAGAACATGAGATCAGGCAACAAATCCCTATGGTGTATATTAATATTTGGGATTGCGAACCAGCACCTTTGTATAATAGAAACTATTATAGATCTTGTGACACTTTACTAGCAATTTCAAAGCAGACAGAGATACTAAATAAAGTAGTATTAGGAGAGTATGCCAAGGATAAAATTGTTAAATACTTTCCACATGGTATAAATGAAAATAACTTTTACCCTATAAAAGAAGGAACTGAGGAATATCAAAACCTTATGGATTTCAAACAAGGTTTGTTCGGAGGTGTAGAGTATGACTTTGTTCTTTTGTTTAATAGTAGAAACATAAGAAGAAAATCAATACCTGATACTATACTTGCTTTTAGATACTTCCTAGACCAATTACCGGCAGATAAAGCAGACAAGTGTTGTTTGGTATTACATACACACAAAGTAGATGATAACGGTACCAATTTGCCTGTAGTGGTTGATTTGTTTATGGGAGATAGGAACAAGCAAGTAGTGTTCTCTAATCCAGGAAATGATGTTGCATATATGAACAGGCTATACAATTCTTGTGATGCGTCTGTACTACTATCTTCTAATGAAGGATGGGGACTATCTTTAACAGAGAGCATGATGTGCGGTAAAATGATTATAGCGAATGTTACAGGCGGTATGCAAGATCAAATGAGATTTGAAGATGAGAAAGGTAATTGGATTGAGTTTACTGAAGATTTTTGTACAAACCATTTAGGTAGATATAAAAAATGCGGAAGATGGGCTATACCTGTTTTCCCTGCCGGTATAAGTATTCAAGGATCTCCTCCCACTCCTTATATTTCTGATGATAGAGCTGACTTTAGAGACGCTGCTAAAGCTTTCAGAGAAGTCTACGATATGTCCAAAGAAGAGAGATCAAGCAGAGGAGCTTCAGCAAGAGAGTGGGTAACCTCAGATGAATCTATGATGTCGGCTAGAAAGATGTCTGATACCTTTATAGAAACTGTTAATCTTACTTTTGAAAAGTGGAAACCTAGAAAGAGATTCCACATACTAAAAGTAGAAGATAAAAAAATAAATACACTTAAAAACTATATATCAATTTAGTAGTTATGAATAAACCTTATTGCGTAGTGTCCTGTCCTGTGGATACGTTTAGTGGTTATGGAGCAAGATCTAGAGATTTCGTAAAAGCTTTAGTTAAATTAAAAGGAGAAGAGTGGGATATACAAATAATATCTCAAAGATGGGGAGAGTGTCCTTACGGTGCTTTGGATGTAAACGATCCTGAGGAAGCTGATCTGTTAGGAAGAATTATGAATACCCCTCAGATGAGTAAGCAACCAGATGTTTGGTTTCAAATAACTGTAGCTAATGAGTTCCAACCTATTGGTAAATTTAACATTGGGGTTTCTGCTTTAGTAGAAACAACAGTATTACCAGGAGATTTGATCGAAGGAATAAACAGAATGGACCTCAGTATAGTATCTTCTAAATTTGTTAAGCAAGTAGCTGATCAGACTTCATTTGAGAAGTTGGATCAAAATACAAAACAAAAAACAGGTATTGTAAAAGTTTCTAAACCTATAGAAGTTTTGTTTGAGGGAGTTGATAATAGGAAGTATAAAAGAATTGAAAAATCTAATTTTGATTTATCTAATATAAAAGAAGAGTTTTGTTTTCTTACTGTGGGACATTGGTTGACTGGAGATCTAGGAGAAGATAGAAAACAAATAACCACTCTTGTAAAATCATTTCTAGAAGCTTTTAAAGACAAGAAAAAGAGGCCTGCTTTAATTCTTAAGACTGGCATGGCTGGATTTAGTATAATGGAAGAAGAGGTTATCCTAGATCAAATAGACGTTATTCGTGGATTGGTAGGCGGCGATATGCCAAATATATACTTCCTTCACGGAGAGTTGACTGATGAAGAGATGAACCACCTTTATAATCACGAAAAGGTTAAAGCATTTGCTTTAGTAGGGAATGAAGGATTTGGTAGACCTTATTTGGAATTTTCTGCTGCCTCTAGTAAACCTATAATTTGTTCACCTTTTAGTGGACACATTGATTTTTTAAACGAAGAATTTAATATATTTGTAACTGGAAAGGTAGATCAGATACATCCATCAGCTTCTAATCCTTTCTTAATAAAAGAGTCTAGTTGGTTTAAGGCAGATCCTAAATCAGTAGAGGCATCTTTAAAAGAAGTATATGAAAACTATAACAAGTACGTTGATATGGGTAAAAGACAGGGTCACATATCAAGAACAAAATTTAGCTTTGATTCTATGGTGGATAGACTAAAAGAAATACTTGATAGTAAACTGCCTAAGATAAGTGTAGCTCAACCTATTAATTTGCCAAAATTAAAATCATTATGACATCTCAAGAATTTGTAATGTGGTTAAAAGGATTTACGGAGGCTTGTAACGATCTTACTGCCACTCCTAAACAATGGGACAGAGTAAAAGAAGTACTAGAAAAAGTATCTGATAAAAAAGAAACTGCTCCTATTGGACCAAGCGGTATAATAACAACAAGTGGAACAACTAGTGTATCAAGTTACCCTCTGGGAACAAACATAAATTATACACAATTATTAGATTAATATGCAAGACCAATTAACAAGTTGTAGAAAATGTGGAAGCCCTTTATGCTATGAAAGACACGCAGAAGGTGTAGTAAGCTGGGACTGTTTACAGTGTGGATTTACTACAAACACTTTACTGTTAGAGAATACTGAAGGAGTTGTTACATACGAATCTCTTTTACCTAATTTGTTTAGGGACATAAAGTTTGTAGATAAAGACGGATTTGTTTGGTTCCCCACTACAGTAACTAAAGAAGGAGTCGGGATAGTATTTCCTGACGGATCGTCTAAACATGATTGGAAATGGGCGTTTGCTCCACATGTAGAAGTTACCGAGGAGGAAAAAGAAAGATTTAAAAAACCTGACGGATCATATCACAAGTATAAGACAGATATGAAAAAGGTTTTACATTTTGATAAAGAGTATTTTTCACAAGCTTTAGAAGCCGCTGGATTTTTATAATGACTTTAGTACAAACCGAAAATAAAGGATTTGGATCTTATGTTGTTATACTAGAAGATTTGATAGGTAGGAGTATAAAAGATAAAGGATTTTGGGAAATAACTTTTTATCACATATATTCTAAGTTTATAAAACATACTGATGTTATATTAGATGCTGGGGCTAATATAGGCTTTCACACAGTAAACATGGCTAGGTATGGTAATAAAGTATACGCTTTTGAACCTCAATTTTTATTGTGTGAGATTCTTAAATTAAACACATCTCTTCACAAAGTAGAACATAAAGTTGAATGTTTAAATTTAGGGCTGGGAGATAAATATTGTGAAATGAAAATGGAGAGTCTCGATAAGTTTAAAGAACCAGACGGTGTAGATAATTTTGGAGCCAGAGGCTTAGTAGAAGGGACGGATGGAGAAGTAGTTACTGTAGTGCCTTTTGATTCTTTGGACTTAGATGTAGATGTTATAAAAATGGATATTCAAGGTTTTGAGATACACGCTATAAACGGTATGGTAAAAACAATAAAAAGAAACAAACCTTGGATGATGCTAGAGAATTACGTGGGGATGGTAAATGATGAGCTAGTTGTTTCTTTGTTAAAGAATATGGGATATGAAATATACAGACCTAGATTAGATCAAAATCTTCCTTGTGAAGATTGTATTGTTATTCATAGTGATAATAAAAATCACGAAAAAATAAAAGAATGTTTAACAGGAGAGTTGAATTTTTTATATAATTTAATTTAGTATTATGGTATCAATATCATATTGTATAACCACTCACAACGAAGGTCAAGCGTATATAAGACCTCTTCTAGATAGATTATTAAAGAATCTACAGCCGGAAGACGAGATTGTAATAGTGGATGACTTTTCTACAGAAGAATCTACAGTGACCATATTGGAGGAGTATAGAGATAGAGTTAGTTTATATTTCAATTTACTAGATAATGATTTTGCATCACATAAAAATTTTGCTAAATCTAAATGCACTAAAGATTATATTTTTTTTATAGACGCAGACGAGAATGTACATGAGAATCTTTTAATAACTTTAAAAGAGATTCTATACAATAATCCTAGCATTGAAATGTTTATGGTTCCTAGAATTAATATAGTTCAGGGATTAACAGAACAGCATGTTCAAAGATGGAACTGGAACGTAAACGAAAAAGGATTTGTTAATTACCCAGATCCACAAACTAGAATAGTTGTAAATAAAGAAGAGATTAAATGGGAGAATAAAGTACACGAAAGATTAGTAGGTCACTCTACTCACACTCTACTTCCTTTTGAAACAGAAGACTATTGCCTTCTTCACATTAAAGATATAAAAAGACAGGAGTCACAAAACGACTTCTATGAAAAGTTATGATAGTAGGATTCCATTCAAATCAATTAGGATTAAGAGGTACAGAAGTTGCGTTATACGACTACGCTCACTATAACGAAACTGTATTAGGGAACGTTTCTTATGTATTCGCTCCTGCTAATTCTGACATGTCATCTTTCGATAAATTTAAAGAAAGATTTAAAGACAGACTAGTACTATACAATTCTTTTTCTGATATAGCAGATACAGAGTTAGATGCTGCTTATTTCATAAAAGCAGGTCAGTATGATGGTTTGCTTTTTAATAAGGCTAGGAATATAGTACACGCTGTATTTAACGCTTCTGATAAACATGGAGATGTGTATGTGGCTGTTAGTGAATGGTTAGGTAATAAATTTAATGTAGACTATCTACCTCATATAGTAAGTCTACCTACAGTAACAGAAAACTTTAGAGGGCAATTAAATATACCAGAAGGAGATATTGTTTTTGGAAGATACGGAGGGGCGGATCAATTTGACATACCTTACTTGTCTGATGTACTATTTGCTATGGCCGAAGCAGGTAGGTGGTTTTTACTTATGAATACAAAACCTCTTACTAGGCAGCATCCCAGAATACTATATCTTAATCCAGTAGCAGATCTTCCAACTAAAACTGCTTTTGTAAATACTTGCGATGCCATGATTCATGGGAGATCTGAAGGTGAATCTTTTGGGCTTGCTATAGCAGAGTTCTTGCATCAGAATAAACCTGTTGTGACTAACATAAATTGTAGGGATAGGAACCATATCCATGTCTTAAAAGATAAAGGATTTTACTATGCATCTCCTAATGAACTGTATAGTATACTAGGATCTATAGAAAAAAAGGATTATAAAGTAAAAGATCTAGTAAGTAATTTTAGTCCTGAAGTAGTAATGAAAAAATTTAAAAGTTTCTTGGATGTCTGATTATAATGGTTGGGAGGGAGTTTTATATCAGGATGTTTCTAATTTGGTAGATCAACATTTTAATGATATAAAACCTGGGGAGGTTATTTATGACGTAGGAGCTAATGTAGGAGTTTTTACAGATATCATATTAAAAAAATATAATAATGTAACAGTAGTATTGTTTGAACCTATATTAGATTATTATAATTACTTAGTTAATAAATACAAAGATTATCAAAGCATAGCAATATATAACTGTGCTCTAATAGACTCTAATAGACATCTTAAAATATCAAAAGATGGGCATAATTTAGGGTATAATACTTTGTCAGAGATAAGAGAATATGGTAACTTTGAAGATATAAAAGGTGTTCCATTGTCTCAGTTTATACAATCTGCTGACTTGCCTCTACCTGATTGTATAAAAGTAGATGTTGAAAACTCTGAGTACCTTTTCGTAGAAGGGTGTAAGGATTTATTTAAAACTCATCTGCCAAGAAAGATAGTAGTTGAAATAGGGGTAGTGGAAGGAAATCCATTGTGGGAAAAAGAAAAAGAAATGATGGAATATCTTTTTAGTTTAGGGTATAAAAGATTTGATTACGAACAATATCGATCAACTTATGAAGCCGTTTTCACAATGTAACGTAGCATTTATATTTGCGCACAGAGAAACTGATGTATGGTCCACTCCTTTATCCGTTGTTAATGAATTTAAAAGACTGGGTTGTAACACATCTATATATTCTTTATTTGATATATATGACAATTATGTAGACTCAGGAATATCTCTGTTAATAGAACATAATAACTCTGGTCAGTTTCGTCCTGACATAGTTATGTATATGGATTGGGGAAGATTTGATTCTCCTTTGTTAGATAAAAAGCATATTCCAAATGCGTACTGGGTCATGGAATCTGGAGATGATCCTCAAAATTTTGAAAGAAACTCAATCAAAGCTCATAAGTTTGATTTAGTTCTTACCCCTGCTCATGATTCTTATTTAAAATATAAAGATAAAGGATACCATACTTTATGGTGGCCACACTTTGCTGATACTAATATTCATAATCCGTACAGTGGGTACACTCCTTTTGATGACCTCCCTCCTGTAAGATCTACCAGAGGACCTGGAGGATCCCATCTAATGGACCATCTATCTCAGGTAATGCCGGATAAGTTTATTAATAGAAACGGTTTATCAGGACAGGAGTATGGAGATTTCTTAAACAGTGGAGTGGTAGTTTTTCAACATAGTAGATGGCAAGAAATTACTAGAAGAGTATTTGAAGGTATGGCTTGCGGTAAATTAGTTATAACTGATAGACTGCCTGAACACACTAATATAAATTCTTTGTTTGTTGAAAACGAAGATATAGTATATTATAGTGATGTGGCAGAATGTATTTCTAAATTGAATTACTATATTAGTGAAGAGGGTAAAAAAGAAGCCCAAGTGATTGCAAACAATGGGTACAACAAAGTTATAAATGGACACACCCAGATCAAAAGAGTTGATGTTATATATAAAAATTATTTGAAGTGGAAAGAAAGTTCTCTATAATAATCCCAACAATGTTTAGAAGAGTTGACATACTCAGTCAACTTTTAGAAACTTTATATTCGGATCCTGCAGTACACGAAGTTATATTGATAAATAACTGTGAGCTATCATATAAACTTCCAATAATTCCTCTTAATAACAAACTTATAATTGTAGCAAAGGGAAGAAACTTATATGTTAATCCTTCTTGGAATTTAGGAGTTAGTCTATCTTCTCAAGATTACATAGCCATTTTAAATGATGATATAGTAATATCAGATAAACTTTTTACAGGGGTATGTCAAGTAGATTTTGAAAAAATAGGAATTTTAGGAGCCTGTCACCCTATGATAGAAGAAGTAAATAATCCTACAAGGTTTGCTACACCTTCTTTTGAAATACTTGGAGCTAGGATTCGTCCTTGGGGATTTGGAATATTCATGGCTATGAAGAAAGCAGACTATGTGAAAATACCAGAAGACCTGTTGATTTGGTGTGGAGATGACTATTTATTTCATAATATAGCTAAATCTGGAAAGATGAACGCTCTCATGGGGTCTCCTATAAAAACTAAGATGAGTGCTACTTCTGATGATAAAGCATTTGATACTATAAAAAATAGAGACGTAGAATTGTACAACTCAAAATATAAAATACAATGAGAAGATACGAAATAATAAATAAGATAATAAAAGATAGAGGAGCTAAAAAGTATTTAGAGATAGGAGTCTATACAGGCCAATGTATAAGAGAGATAAAGGTAGAACACAAAGATGGAGTAGACCCAGGATCAGAAGGACATGTAGCCCCAGAGGTTACTCATAGGATGACATCAAATGAATTCTTTGAGTCTTTAGATAAAGACTTTAAGTATGATGTAATATTCATAGATGGACTTCACCATAGTGAACAAGTTGATATAGACATAGAGAACTCCCTAAATCATCTAGTTGATAATGGAGTTATAGTTCTTCATGATTGCAGTCCTGAAGAAGAGTTATATACTTTAATCCCTAGAGTATCTGGCATATGGAATGGTGATGTTTACAAATCAGTTTTAAGATTTAGAAAAAAAGGTTTGCATACTTGCTTTACTATTGATACAGATTGTGGTTGTGGAGTCATTGTAAAAGATAATAAAGTGAAGGAAGTAAGCAATCCAGAATTGTATGAAGAAGCTGAGCTTAGCTGGGAAGTTTTTAATAAAAACAGAAAAGAGCTTCTAGATTTAACTAGAGTATTCGATTTTGAAAGATTAAAGTTTTAGTATGAGGTGGGACATAATAAACTATTTAGTTGATAGAAATAAGTACAAAAGTTATTTAGAGATAGGAGTTCAAGACTATAACTCAAACTGTGCTAGGATTAATGTAGAACATAAATTTGCTGTAGATCCTTTTCCTAGAGGTAAGTGTGATTTTGTAGGAACTTCCGATAAGTATTTCAATTCTATATCTGAGGATGTTAAATTTGATATAGTATTCATAGACGGTCTTCATCATAGTGATCAGGTAGTTAAAGATATAGAAAACTCTTTAAAACATTTGAATGAAGGAGGGACTATAGTAGTACATGATTGTCTACCTGAAACCTTTAATAATCAAGTTAAAGAAGATCATGGAGGGGAGTGGACTGGAGATGTTTGGAAAGCTATAGTGTACCTTAAAGGAAGAAGAGATGATCTGGATATAAAAGTTGTGGATCATGATTGGGGTTGTGGAATAATTCAAAGAGGTACTCAAAAGTTAATAGATAAGTTAGAACTAGAAGAAATAACTTGGAGTCTATACGAAGAGAAAAGGAATGAAATACTATCTGTAATAACGGAACAGCAGTTCTTAAAACTATATGACAATGTCGCTATTTAATTTATCTGTAGGAATATTAACTTGGAGATCTTATGGTACTTTAGTAAATACTTTAGAGTCCTACAAAAGGTCTGGACTAATAGAGATAGTAAACGATGTGTGTTTGTTTGCACAGGAAGCAAGTGACATAGATTACAAAATAGCATCGGAGTATGGTATAAATATTATAATGACTCCTACTAATGTTGGAATAGGCAAAGGACTTTCAACTCTAGCGGAAAATGCAGAAACTGATAATATTCTTTTATTAGAAAATGATTGGATTATTCTACCAGAGTTCTTTCCTATAATCAAGGAGCAGATATATAAGGGGATGTCAGTAATAGATAGAGGTGTAGCAGACGTAGTTAAGTTTAGAAGTAGGTCTAAATTTGGAGATCCTTTATACACTTTGCAATTCGCAAATCGCGAAATGGATAGTCCCAAACATCTTTTTGAGTGCGTTCATTGGAGAGAGAATCCAGATTTAGACTTTCCTGAATATATATATAAAGACATTGATACAGGATTGTACTATGCGGATTCCAAATATGCAAACCAAACAAACAATCCTTGTCTATATAAAAAAGAATTTTATTTAAAGAACATAGCACCTTTCGCTGGGCAAGGAGTTGATTTGGAGGGAAAGATAGACGGATGGTGGCAAGAACAAAATTTCACGGTTGCGCATGGAGAAGGATTATTTACACACTATAGAATAGACCGATGAAACAATTATTAACATTTGTATTAGTATTTTTAGCACTATCTTCACAATCTCAAAACACTGTTTTAATAATTAATAAAGAATACCAAACTGAATTCGATACCGTTTTAAAGTATCCAAAAGTTGTAACTTGGTGGTTGACTCAACAAAAACTAGCATGCACTAAAAAGTATCCAAGAACTAACAGGTTTATACCAGACCCTAAACTCTATAAGCATACTAACATAGACAAGCTTTACGTAGGATCTGGATACGATAGAGGACATAACTATGCGGCAGCAGACGCTGCCTGTGACTCTACAGCTATGAGAGAATCCTTTTTCTTTTCTAACATGACCCCACAACATCCAAATGTTAACAGAGGAGATTGGAAAGACTTAGAAGAGGAAACAAGAAAGATGTCTATGGAGAAAGATTCGATCAAAGTATGGGCAGGATCTTGGGGAGAATTAAAAAGGCTAGGAGACATGTCAGTGCCTACGGATTGTTGGAAAGTGATCTATATTGTAAAGACAAAAGAATATAAAGCCTACCATTTTAAAAATGAAAAAACTTCTTCTTTGGGAATTAAATCTAGAGAAGTATCTTTGGAGTTCATAGAAAAGAATACTGGACTTAAATTCAAGTTATGATAAAAGTATATGACTGTTTTACTTTCTTTAATGAATTAGATTTATT